AAATCAAGAGACTGTATTGTCGAGGCTGTAATGGGAAGTTCGTCAAGATGGGTTACTGCAACAATTTCTCGCTCTTCTCTCTTATCTTCCATGAGTTACCGCTCCTTTGATTAAAAATCCATTATGTCTTCGGAGCCGACAGAACGAGCGGGCGCCGGGGTTTCAACGACTTCCTGTTCTTCCTTCGCGCGTTCCCTTTCAAGCGCACGCTGGCCGTTTTTCTGCATTTTTTCTTCGCGCTTAAGCAGTCCTTCGCGCACGGCTTCAGCAGTTATGCACCCCTCTTCGCCCTGTTTGATAGGCTTAGCGCTACCGCCAAGGATACGACGCTCTCTAATGAATTTCGTTTCATACTGCGGATCGGGGGAACGTCCAAAGAAATCTTCGGTATTCTGCTCTTTCAAAATGCGCTCCTGAATGCTTACCACATCGCCCTTTATGGTGACGGTGTCGCCGACGTGATAATTTTTCTTAATATATGAAGCAACGTTGTCTTCTTCTACTGCTACAAATTCGATAGAATCTACGGATCCATCATATTTGGGAACGAGCCCCTCAAGAATTACACGCCCTGTGGACGTTTCGTTTTCATCAATCTCGTCTTCCAGCTTATTGACGTAAACCTCAATATCGAATTCCGCACAGGGGGTAAAGGCCTTTTCGCCACCAGTTTTAGAGAACCCGGCCTTAAAACCTTTAAGAGTGGTTATAGACGAAACCCTTTCGCCCTTACGAGAGGCGTATTCTTCAAGAGTTGCCATGACCCAAACCTTACTAGCCACTTCAGACGCGGTCGCAAAATTTGCTTCGGTATTATTTTTTAAATAAGACGCAACACTAATTGTGTTTTCAGGAAGAAGTCCTTCAAGCGCCTTGTAATCATCGGACTCGTTTCCATTGTAAAGGAATTCCGGAGTCCAAAACTGAACTTTGTAACTGCTTATCTTATCTGTTGCGATAACAAGTGAACCGCGAATGACATCCATGTCTTTCACGGAACGGATTTTTTCCAGATTGTTTTCTTTTAAAAAGCCGACAATTTTTACACGATTAACTCTTCTTTTTTCTTTTTCTTTAGCCATTTTAAATTCTCCTTAATCCTTATAAATAATACAATAATACTATGCGCGAGTACGTCTCGCTCTTTATTAATTTATGGGGTTTTTTCTTAAAATCAATTTTTTTCTAACATTTTATCTGCAATATTTTGCGCATAGGCTAAATACCACTGTGCCTTTTGGAGGTCTTCTTTTAGTTTTCCTTTATGCTTTGCGCGGCTGATATACTTAATTACATTCCCTATACAAAAATCATAGGTCCCCTCTTCACCAAGAGTGCTACGAATGTAATCAATTACTTCAATACTGCCGAAATTATAGTGAGAAGGATGATTAACTTGTTCTTTTTCCATATTGCTCTCCTTAATTTTTTCCACGGGAAAATTTCTCGACTTCTGTATCGGGTGTAATAAAAACCTCGGTGTTATCGTATATGATACGCGCGTTTGCTTCGGAAGTCGGGTCAGGTATTTTCATATAAATTATCTTTTCCGGGTCTCCAATTATACGGAAAAGCGTCCCTCGATCCAATTCTTTAATCTTCATGTGTCTTTCCCTCTTCCAGCGCACGCACATGCTTTGCTAATGCCAACACCTGGGTGCCCCAGAAACTGATTCGCTCGTGCAAATGTGCCATTTCACGTTTATCTCTATTATAGGCCCAGGCAGCAAAAAATTCACTTAAAACAACCGGAGATAATAGTACGACATAAGGCCAAATTTCCGTACGCCCCTGAAGAAGCAGGACAATCGCGCCACCGAGACAAAACAACGATAAATAAATACAAGTCAACATATTTATTTGTCTCCCTGCTCCGCGTTTACACCTTCTACTGTTTCCTTGTTTTTGGTATTGAACCCCTTTTGATAAAGAAGACCTATGGATTCGCGAGCGGCATCCACAGTGTCACAAAGCTCTTTAAATCCCTTGTACACCATCCAGGCACCGTTTAACAGGACCAAAACATCTAACGAGATGCATGAAATATAAAATGCGAGAGACCAGCTGATTTCGTGGCTCATAGTGGCTACAACCACCCCAAGGGCCGCGGCGGCAAAAACCATGGAAACAATTCCCCAAAAAACTCTGTTTGCAATTTCTTTCATTTTCATTATTATTTTCCTTTCAGACGTTGTTATTTACTTTGTGTCTAGGTTATATATCTTTTTTTCTACAATATAGACCGCCCGAATTCGTGGGGCGCAAGTCAATGCCTCAAAGAGGGCGCAAATACCATCGACATCGTTAGAGTCATATCCTTTTAGCGCTTTTAGAAGCATCTCGCTACTATATCCAGTATATTTACTCATTTCCCACAGCGCATCTTTAAACGAAATACCACAGGTCATTTCATAAACAGAATCATCATCAAACTGGAACAAATAAAACTGTTCTTTCATTTCTGATTCTGGGCCGGCGGTGGGTTTAAAACCGAGTTCCATTGGATTAAGATATTCTCCTGCCATTTTAGTTCTCCTCTCAAAAACCCAATTCTTCGTATTGACTGGGTATATGTATGTGTATGGGACAAGTGAACGGTTTCCTACCAAGATGACATTCGACTTTTCTTTCGTATACCTGATAACTAACCTCGGTCTCATGTACATTTTTGAAAGGACAATGTTCACAATCACCGGGTTGAAAATTATCAGGAACAAAAATTTCTAAATGTACTGATGCTTTTCTCATTTGTTATTCTCTCCTATCTGTATAGAGCCAACCATGATCCCCTTCAAGTTCCTCTTTCCATCCATTTTTGCACCGCAATGTGCGCAGTAATGGGTTTTCTTTTGTGAAGTATGGTTGCACTGATTACAAATATAATATTTGCTGATCGGAACAGTTATGCCATTGCCGAAATGATCCTCGCGCCACTTTCCGTGCCGGACTTCCTGTACATTGGCGATGGGTAAATTTTCTAACCATTCTTTATATGTTTCGCATCCAAGAATAAAATCTTCATTTGCATTTTCATGGTCATATTGCTCGTTTGCAAAAGGAAAAGATAGCACTGTCTTTCTATCAATATAATCAGCCATTCTCGCTCTCCTTTTCATCCATCTCCTCGTACTCACTATATTCAAACGCTCCGGCCAAATACATCTTTTCAATGTGGTGTGCGTAACGTATTTCTTTGTCTGTCAGCGAGTCAATTCTCTTAAATTCTTCCAGCTCATCAACCCAGATATAAATATCTGTGTGATTTTCTTTATGGTTCCAGCCATATCTGTGGTCTAACGCAATTAAAGAATTAGTAAACACCACCGCTTTATCGACAAAATCGGTAGGATTGTCACTTATGTCATCTAAAAGCACCCTATTCATTGACGGGCCATCTCCGGCATCAAGCGTTATAAAAGGGGGTTCTAATTCTTTTATATCTCTGTGCTTGCAAATAAAATCAGTTAAAATTCCGTCATAAAATAATATTTTCATATTTTCTCCTTATAATATGCTTCATATAACTTTCCACATCTATCGCGAGGTTTATAATCCTTCCGCAATAATAATATAGGAGGTTTTACAACAAAGTCAAGGTATAGGGAGATAAAAAAAGGTAGGAAAAGATTTCCTACCTAATACACAAAAATATTTTTGTGCATTTTATACAATATTAAAATATTATATAATAATTTTTTTGTGCAATTTAACAACAAAAAATCAAATAAAATTACGGTTTTATTAACTCGCCTTGTTTGAGAAGGTTAAGAAGCGTTGCATTCTGCTTCGAAGTTCCCAGATAAGCAGTAATCCCATTGGCTTTTGCAATCTTACTTCTGTAACTGAAAGAGTCGTTCACCTGAATAGACTGTAAAGCCGCCTTGATCGAGGTACCAGTATAGGATACCGCCGGGAAGGTTTCAGGCTTCGGGGCTTCTTCGGCCGTAACTTTTACAAGATACTTACTATCCACGGCAGAATTAAGAGAATGCTTCCCATCTTCCGACTTACCCAGGACAGTACGACCCGTCAGGTGATTAATCGAAGTGACCTTCCAATTATATTGTAATATAGATTTGGGGATGGATTTACCATTCCAATATACTGCTCCAGCAATAATCGAAACGATATCACCCGCTTCTATTACATAAGAAGGAATGGGCGGCTCTTTCTTTTTAATCCCGTAATATTTTTCAATAAGCGCCACTTCTGCTTCTGCGATTTTCTGCAAGTTGCCGTCGTCCAGCAAAAACGCACAGTCGTGCTTGTTAGTGTGGAAGCCGTGCTCGATAATATAGGAATGCTTACAACCCACTTCTATAGAATTGCGAATCACGGAATAATAGTCGTCACCATTTTTTTTGGTCTTTTGTTTGGCGCCACGACTATAAATACCCATAATTTCCGCAGTCTTTTTTGCGAGATCCACAGCAAAAGCTTTATCATCGGGTCTTTTTATGCTATAGAACGAAATCGTCCCTGTGCATTTTTCATAGGCCGGGGTACCTTTGTCATCGGACCCCGGGGTGTTAGAGTGAAGCGAGAGGAAGAAATCGGCTCCCACCGCCATTTTACCACGCTCTTCGGGCGTAGGATTGTCGTCTATGGATGGACGGGTGCATATAACTGAACATTCATAGTCGGCAAGAATAGCAAGAATTTTTTGGGCCAACTTCCACATTTGCGTTCCTTCTTTATATTCAGGATACACGCCCTTGTTGTCGTTTTTCCCATGACCGGGATCAATTACAATTTTAAACATTATATTCCCTTCCTTGTAAACTCATTTAATTTTCTACGTCGCCGCCGCCATTTTGCGTAAAATTCCAAGTTGTTTGTGAGGCACCGCCACTCGAGGAAAAGTAACCATCGGTATCCAACGCGTGTGCCTTATATATATCATTATCGCCACCGATAACATCTAGGTTCGCTGCTGTTAAATTCAGATAATAATTACCAACGCTCCCATATATAGCCAATCTTATACATCTTCCCGCACTAAAAGCATCATAAATTTCTTTCAATGTTTTATCTGCAGTAAAGCCATCTATAAGGGAAGTCTTCTTGGGATTGTCTCGGGTTAAGCTAACAATCAAAGCGCAACCTGACGCTCCCCCGTCATCATTATCGCCGCCATCTTCGTTACCATCGTCGCTCTTTTCTTGAATAGCACTAACGATATTGTTAATAGCTTGAACAATATCTGCAGAAGAAACGCTCTCTGTCTAATTCTGGGCATACTTCTTTAACCATGCTATCAAAGCAGGATTACCGGCATCGGGACCGCCATCAATGCTGATGTTTTGATATTCCTCATCAGACCATTCGCCATAAGGATATTCAACGACTTTTATATCATCAAAATACAAAACACCGCTATTCTCCCAGTCTTCGAATGTCATCGAGGAAAATTCCTCTTCCCCCACAAAGAAATGAATATTAAATTTATTTATTCCTGTACCAATAACACCGGGTATATCAATGATTTTCCACACGGTGTTGCTTAAATTTTTAATATTGTTATACATTACAACATACCTCCAATCGTGGTAAAATCATTGCTTAATTGTGAAGAGTCGGCTTTGCGTCGTCCGAATCGGCAAGGAACCCCGAGAACTCGCCAGACATACATTCAAAGGCGTACATTACTACATCGGGCGCAGAGCCCCGATAGGCCTCAACAATAGGAATCAACAGGGCTCGCTCTTCAACCCACTAAACACCATCGTTCTCATATTGTTGTTCGTCGATAGTGGAAAGATATACAGGAGTATCCAGTTTTTTAATTATGTCATACAATTCTTTGGCCTCCATATCAATATAAGCATAAGGAGACTCTTCAATTAGTACAACGGGTACAATCCGCACACCGTTACTACCATTGGCGCTACTGTCGCCACGAACAGCGCTGGCAACGTTATTTAAAGCGCCAACGATACCCGCGTAAGAAGCACTACCGTTTTGATTCTTGGCATATTTTTGAAGCCAGGCGATTAGAGCAGGATTTTCTGCGTCGAGACCCCCGTCGATAGATATATTTTGATATTTTTCATCTGTCCATTCACCGACGGGATACTCGACTATTTTTGTGCTATCAAAATACAACGCCCCATTATCTCCCTGATCTTCAAATTTCATAGACGAAAATTCTTCTTCGCCCACAAAGAAATGAATATCAAATATATTGGTGCCCGTACCGATTACCCCAGGGACATCTACAATCCTCCATGCGGTGTTGCTAAGATTTTTTAAACCTTGACCACGCATAACATTAACATCTCCTTATTATTTTATTAAATCACGACGTTGATACCAATTGTGAATAGGTTGCACTTAGCGGAATATTATCTACCTCCGCGGTAACTGAAATAACACTTCCATTGTAGAAAGTGTACAAACGTTGAGGAACCACTCTGTTAACAGTTTCTTCTGCAAGAGGATAAACAACTATCACAGGTGTGCCAGCAGCATACTGAGCAGTAAGAAATGCTTGGACATCACTAGTGCTCGCAAATGAACTATCTTTAATACCGATATTTTGAGAAGAAAATGCGACAATACTCTTGTCTGGAGCATTTGCCATTGTCGCAGATGAATAAGGATAGTGCGAACAAAGCACATCAAGTTTGCTTTTCAATTTATCAGATATTGCGATTGCCCAACCTTCACCGCTAGCAGAAACCGATTCCGTTCCATCAAATACTTTAATTCCGACTTTACGAGTGATATCACCAGTAATAATATCTTGTGTGTCTTTATAATTACCCACAGCAAATAAATCTGCTACGCTCGCAGTTTGTGGAGTGGCATATGACACATGGCTAGTTGCTGTTGCACCATACTCAACTTGCATCCACGAGTTATTTGATAATTCGACCCCGCCAGTTTTATATAGAGTAAAGTTAATTAAACTAACCCCTGCACCAACCGTGTAAGTTAAAGTACCGCCCGTCGCTGCGATTGCTTGACGAGTATTCCAACTACCGTCTTCTAACCAGGTGTTGATAAACACGCCAGAGATACCACCCTCGATATTACCACAACTAACGGTGAATTTTTCCCCTTCTTTGGTGGGGATTTGACAAAGAGTGCCCGCAAAAGTTGAAGATGTAGAAGTACCGCCAGTTGAAGTATAGCCGATATGGTCGAGGTCCCCAGCATTGAGGTTCTTACTGCCAACACTTAATACTTCAGGCGTACCAGCTGCGCCTGCTGTAAGATGTGTGTCATCATAAGCACCTTTCACAGGAGCAGAACCCTGTGGCTCAAGAAATACCCCCTCGATGGCTTCATAATAACCAATTGCACCGTCTGATACTCTCTCGCAGGGGATATATTTGAGCCTAGTTCCAATTGTAATGTTGCCAATGATTTTGCCCTCATACTTTGGAGAACTTGAATTTGGTAATGAACCAATCCACGCAACGCTCGTTGTCTCAAAATCAACTGTATTATGTGTCACATTTGTTTTAAAACCAGTTGTTCCACCTGCTCCAAACGTAATCGTTCTTTGAGAAGTACTGCCTACAACTGGACGATAGATGGTTTGACCATATCTCCAATATGCCTGACCAGTAGAAGTGCCGTAAATATACAGTGAAAAGTTATATACATCATCACCTGTGCCAGAATAGCACCCAAACAAGTTTTGTCCACCTGATGTAAAATCAGAAATGGTCATTGTAACAACATCTGAACCATATAACTTCTTGTTGGTGTTATAATATGTGCTAGCAGAGAAAATTATGCTCGCAAGTCGTTTATAACCATACGGTAATTCTGCATCCTTTAACACTATCGAGCCATTATTACATTTAATGGCCACTGGAGCGCTAGGAGCTGGGGTCCCATTCTATACGCACACTCCTGTTTGCTCTAACTCCGTAATATAGGCTCTTGCTGAGTCTGTAAAAGACAGGGGGGGCGTACCAGTAACCGTAGATGCTGTAACTTGTCGACACGTGTATGTCATGCCGCTACCCACAGTTACTGGTCCTGTTGGATTGCTTATTGTTATAACCCCTGAGGGAACAAAATAGGAGCCAGTAACTCCGCTAAAACCGACAACCGCCTCGGGACATGCGTATCCCGCGTTGGGCACAAATCTCATTTTTGCAACACCATTATCAACAACCCTTGAGCTTCCTTCGAGAGAGCCATTTTCAACTGTTCCGTTGAAACTAATGTTGTAAGAAGCCGGCAATGAATCGAGCTGACTTTGAAAATCGTTGGGGAAAGCAAGCAAATTCGATATTTTTGTTTGAACACGCACAGAATCAGCGACATCCGTTAAATCCGATTCAAGTTGTGCAACATCTAACATCTGGGCGTCCCGGTCTTCTTGTTGCACCGCATTGGTTTCTAACCATGATATTAACGAAGCGTTAGTCGCATCTGTGCCGCCCTTTATTCTTATTGTGCGATATTCCTGATCAATCCAGGTATCGTTATTTTCTAAATTGTTCGGCATATTTTGTCACTTCCAATAAATTAATTAATTTGGTTCACCAATGTTTATATTTTTTTCCGAAAACCAGTTTATTATAAATTTGATCATTTCTTTAGTAGAAACTCCCCAATCGCTCAAAGCCTTCGGCACTTTAATCATCGGTTTTAAACAAACTTTTTGTATAAGGTCAAAATTTTGCGTAGTTGATACTAAAATTACAATATTGCACCAGCGCCAATCGGGAGGAAGGTTCTACGCCGCACCGCTTGCCACCTTAAAACCGTCAATTAACAAATCGTTTCCTTCTACCCACGCGTTAAGATTTTTGTTCTTAAAATAGATACACAAATCATCTATAAATTCTGTAGATAAAAATTCAGGAAAACGATCATGGGAATAAATATAATTCAATGCTAAACTACCAGCCGCATGGACTATTGTTCCCCCCGGTCCCTTCCTATTATAGCAAGGAATATTATTATCTATACAATATTGTATATTGCACTCCTCTTCAGAGCCATAAGTAACTTCGTCTTGGTGTAAAATCGCGAACCTTAGATGTTCGTGTTGGTCAGCCCTGAATTCGTCGATATGGTCCAAAAAATCCTAATTTGCATTCATGATTCCCAATCACTCCCATCAATATGATATACATTAACAGTGGTATACTATCCCGCTTTTGCTAGAGCCGCGTTTTTAATTGCTGTGTTGTCGGTATAAATCTTATATGCCGCTGAATTCTTAGCCCCACCTTGGGAGGGGGTAAAGGTTGTTGCTACATTTGCCACGTCAAACTGTGGCGTATCTTCGTCCGTAAAAAGATAACAAACGGAAATTTGACTGTTTCCCTCAGCCTTAAATGCATTAGTTCCCAAAGAAGTAAGATTGGGACCCAAAACCAACCGGGGCGAGAAACAGTCACTAAAAGCCCTAAATCCCCCTTCTCCGATCGAAGTAACATGCGTTAAATCCCAATCAACCTCAGGAAGCGTGCTGTGCTAAAAAGCCTGGTCAAAAGCATGGGCGGCGATATTCGCTGGAATGTAAACTTGAGGGGCTTCTTCATACTAATTATATACAAAAGAAGCAAAATATCCGTATTCTGGTACTTCTGTAAAAGGACACCTAGGTGTATAAATAAAATACCCCCCAGAGCCCTACACCATCAGTGTGTTGCCTCCCATAAATAATGAAGCACACCCCCTCGTAGTTAAAGAGGGATGTCCGCCCGCAGAGACGGTCTAATAATCAAATAAATTTTCGGCATTCCCTTCGCAGCGAACGGGGAAAGTGGTACTATCTCCAATGGACAGCTGTGTATAAAACATTGCCGCGAGCGCCGCCGCCGAAGTGCGAAAATGTGTATTTCCAGTTCCACGAAGATAAAGACAGTATTCACCGTCAACAGGAGCCGCCGTCACTTGCGTAGAATCATCACCAAGAAATGTTGACCAGTGCTCGGTGTCAGTAGAATATTCTACAGTACCATCCCACTCCGCAGCCCCCTACTTCCTAAGAATAAAAGAATAGGGGCTACTAAGAGTTAGATATGGCTTTTCTTCCTCGTACCCATAAACTATTTTATGATCATATTTTATATATGTATCTCCACATTTAAATCTTGGAAATGTTTTTTCATTAGATTTAAAATCAATTGCAAAGGCACGTAAATTATCTAAAGAGGGATCAGAATAAAACGTCCATTTTGTATTGGATAAATCTTGTACACTCATAACGTTCTCCCTCCGTTTTAATAGGGTCCAATCCACTGTCCTGCGTCGTTGACACTTATGCGCTAAGTGTCTAAGTTTCTAAAGCCAGTTGCCGTGGAGCCAGCTGTACTGTAATAATAAACCGTGTTACCATATATAACCACTGGTAAAAAACCAGCCGACAGGGCAGCGTTTATTTCTGCGCGTGTGGTGGTTCCATATTGCGCCTTAAACAATGTACCGGCGGGGCCTTGGGGGCCACGAATGTTGGTCGTATATGTTAACGTAGCGCCACCTGGTCCGCTCTCTACAATTGTGTAAACGTCTCCGTTATAAAACGTTCTACCCGTGTCGGGGGTGTCTACACCAGACCAAAGATATAAGTCTCCCGCATCGGGTTGCGCCCCCGCAGGAAAATCGCGTTCGTCCCAGAATATATCGCCATCGTCCATATATAAATCATTACCGCTGTACCAGAAATTCGCCTGTCCGCGAGGACCTGGAGCCCCGGTGGTACCCTGTAATCCACGAGGACCAGTAATATTAGTCTAATAAGATACGCTACTGGTGGTTGCACCCGGGGTGGTAACAATATACACATCTCCGGTTTTAGAAATAACAACGTCATTTGCTTTTGGGTAGCCATTCTATACACTGCCGTTTGTGATTTGTAGAGTGGAACTTCCAGCGGTGTTTACATTATAATAAAGCACCTGGTTCCCCGCTATGTTTGTTAAAAACGTTACAGACCACTTGGCGGAAGATGAATTATAGGTGGTCGTAGTATAAACATCAGCATTTCGAGAAATTAAAATGTCCCCCGCGACCACATCCCTTGAGGAATGTAATATATTACTATTAAGGATAAGGGTGGTTTGCGCTCCATCTGTGTTTGTCTCAACATACCAAATGCTGTTTTCGGTGGAACCGCCTATACGCTACAGTTCGCTCCCCGTCCTTCTCCACATACTTCCCATGGGATAAGTTGCGCTACCCTGGCTACAAACAAGTATCTTATTGGGGGGCATTGTAGCCCAGTAAGTTTGATCGCCCAGCTAAGAAGCAGTCATTAAAACAGTTTGCGCTCCAACACTCTCGTCTACTTGTGCGCCGGTATAGCTAGAATTATAATTTTCAGCCATGTATCTCCCTCCTCTTTAAAATTTTAATATGTAAATGGTAAATTATTTAAGTTTGTAAAACTAATATTCATACGCCCCGTAAAATCTAGAGAACAGGAGACCGATTGAATAAGAAATTTTTCACAAGTAAGCTCAAAAAATTTATCAGAAATTGCTATAATGTTGTTGACTTCTAACAACGGATTGAAAAACACCTCTGTGCTGGTCGAGCTCTTTAAAATTAATTGCTTTCTTAGCTCATAATCAGCACGTTCTTGTGCCAGGCTCGTTGTATAAATATTACTATCGTTAATAATATTACCAGTTCGATATCCTATTCTTTTCCAACAAAGGGGCGACGCGGGATCATCGTTAGAAGCGACCGCCGAAAGTGCGCCTCCGCCAACACCAGTTCCCACCACAACAATCCTGTTGATGATTTGGTTGTAATCAAATGTAAAACTCATGGAAGACACATCACCATCTAAATCGGTCGGACCGACCTCTCTTACTTGCGTGTCAAAAGAATAGAGCAACGGTTTGTCTTTGTCCAAAGTGACTTCGTTAATTGGCGCTATGACAAGTTTTCCGCAGCTGTTATAAAATATCTCAGCCGATAATTGAGTGGCTAAGTCTGTAAGAATGGATCCAAGTGTGTCCCCGGCATTTTTACTAATGCGAACTTGTGTTTTTTTACCTGTAAAAATATTTGGATATATAAAATCTTGGGGATCTAAAACGCATCCATTGCCCATATCTGTGCGTAAAATGTCGCGAATAATAGTATAAATATCTATCCCATAATCAATAATATATGTAGACCACAGACGTCCGGTAGCACCATCAAACAATTCGAACTTATCTCCCGCTTGTACAGAAACCTCGCGCATCAATGCAGTTTCTGAAGGAGTAACAGAATTAATCACGAAAGTGCCCTTCCGAAACCAATAAGTTTTCCCGGTGCTTATTTTTACACCCAAATCGAAACGCAGGCGGGTGCCCGCCCAAAAAGTATTTATATCGGGGGTATAGCGTCCGTCATAATTATATAGAGTGAAAGAAAGAGTCCTTCTTTGCCCGTTTTGATAGTTTTCATTATAACTACCACCCAGCTTTATATCATGAGACGGAATTTCATATGCAATTGTTTCGTCTGCATATAATACAAAAATTCTAAAGCACGATTGTACATAATTTAAGTTAATTTCTCTGCGCAGCAATTCAAAATCGACGTCTCCGTCTACATAGCCGTAATCTTCAGAAGCGTCGACAGACAAAACCTCCCCACTCGCAAGGTTATAATAAGAGCTCACTTTTCCCCCTCCTTTTTTGTTTATTTTGCACAACCCCGCGATTTCTCGCGGGGTTGTTTTTGTATATTTTGACGATAAATTTTAAGATAAAAGGTCAATTTTATCCAGAAATTGGGCGGTAGCATATACGCGTGCCCGTAAAATTTGCGCTATAAGTACTTGCACTTCCTCCAGAAAGATACCAGAGGCCGGCAGCACCAGAATCGTTACAGCAACCGCCACCCATTAATACCTAACCAGAAGCATCATAAATATAATGAACCCCTAAATATTTATCTGAGGCGGCCCCCCCACCAATTACACGAGGAAAGGCCATCGAAGGGTGGTTCGGGCTATAAGAAAGATACTTTACATAACCGCTTGATGTGGGACGATAGAAATCTTGATCTACTTCCGAGGGGTGGGTCACAGCATCTTTAAAACTAAGAGGATTTTCAAACACGGCGGTTCCGCTGCTGCTAAAAGCCACACCGTCGATCCACTTATCCACGTTGGCAAATGGATTTTCAACTCCTAAAATTTCCATAACCCCAAAAGACTCATCCCATCCAGAAAGAGGCACATCACTTGAAGCGTCAAAACCAAAGGCAGTGTCAATCGACATAGTCAGTCCTGTTGTGCAGGCTCTGGAATACCCCGCGGGTTGGGCTATACGACCAGTGCAAAACGCATAACTAAGGTTAGAACGTTGCAAATAAGCCATACATAAAAAATTATACAGAGTTACGATTGAAAGGTCTAGTTGCTGATAACCACTGCCCCATCCTGCGATATTATTTCTAAGATTTGACCGAGTCCCATATGTAGGAGTTTTACCAGCCTAACTAAGAGCCCTTGACCCGCTCCCACCGGCCTCATATTTTCCAATATACACCGAGTCTAAATAAGTGCTCATATCATTGGGATTGCCAAAACAAGAGGGTATAAACCAGCTCCCCCCACTTTGGGTTTTAGAAAATTTAATACCATCAATAACGGAAATTCCGTCTATCGTCGTAGTAATCCACTGAATAGACATTTTAGGTATGCGTATAAAAACATTCCCCTAACTGTCTGTCCATTCGCGTATTTCGTTAAAAGGGAAAATGCTATCGAGCGGATTGTTAACACACACTACCGGACCTTTTCTTTGAAGAGTATATCCACCCATATCCGCCGCATCATCTGTAAGAGTTAGCACACCGTCAGAACGAGTGACTCCCGTTATCCCAACAATTGCGTCGGCGGGGGTAATGAAGTGCGCAATTAGCGTCATATCGGTGGTGGGGGAGAGGGGGAAGGTTTGTATATTTCCCCCAACCGTCCAGCCAACGAAAACTTTACCGCTCGGTGGTTCGGGCGGCGTGGGAGGCTATGTAGTCTCCCCCACCACCACATATTGTTTAATATAATCTGTGTCTGCGTCTTCTTTGTAGGTTAAAGTGCACACACCAGCCGGTAATTCAGACCCACCACCGCCAGGTACGTTAACCACAATATCAGCAGTGCAATATTTATTTTGCGTAGCAAGTGTCGCTTGTGTAGAAGTAACATTATACGAACCCGTGTATGTGCCAATTTGTCCAAGCACGGAACCGCTCGGTCCATAAAAATGGTGGCCTGCCAATATATATGCCCCACTGTTGTCCGCATCAGAGGTATTATAAAAATTTGCGCTAGAGCCCCCAGCTAAAGGGACATTAATACAGTCTATGTCTTGATAAGTAACGGGTTTCCCGTATGCATCAAAGACTTTTACATCTTGTTGTGCCATTGTTTCACCTCATTTTTATGTTAATTAATAATTAATTGCGATTCGTTGGCGCTAAGACTATAAGCCTATTGAATATGTAATTCGCTACCAAATACGTTTGGATCGCGCCACATATATACATATTCGCCGGCACCATACTCAATTCCGCCAACAGTAAATGCTGGCAAAATCACGGCATCGCTCATGCGACGGTCGGGCTCAAAGGCACAAACCTTAACACCATATCTTACACCCAACACAAGCTCGCCGACTCCAAGCGTGTTCAAATTATAAGTTCCCGTAGAAGCACTGGTAGAAATGGTAACATTTTTATTTATACCAGATAAATCTTCAAACAAGAAAATGAGTTCCGTACCCGCGGTGTACGTAGGCGAAGAAACAACAACGGTATATGCGTTACTTCTCGAAAGAACAGGCGCCGTCGACTGTGTCTCCACGCCGCTTGTGGGTCTATAACACAATCTGGCATTGACCGATTCTTTAGATTCTCGATACGCCACGTCTGTAAGCCACAATCCCATCTTTTTGTTCTTCTTACCAATTTCGCAAAATACAGGGTGTCCGATCGCGGGATGAATCAATGTTGATTCATTATAATCGTGTGCAAAGTATTCATCACAGTAATAGGTGTTATATTTCGCCGTAATCGATGCCGAACCGTCTACTTTTGCCGGATAGTTGAAGAACGGAAAATCCTCATCGTAACCAAGTGCCGTAATTTCGGCAGTCATGAAACCATCGGGGTTTAACCAGTTGCTATTCCAGGCCGGGCGCTGATATGCATCAATGTCTTTGTACCAGTTGTTATCCGTGTAGTCCGCATAATGGGTCGGGGTAGTTGCTATTCTCCATGTTAAGAGACTGGAATCGCTATCTGCCATACCTCTTACGCCATCAACCCAGACAGGATAATTCAGATCACAGACGCCCAAACATTCTGTAATTTCGCTAGCACCGTTTTGGAAGTTAACACCGCGATTATTCAAAATTAACGCCAAGTCCACAAAAAGTTTTTGGAATTGCCAGTCAAACTGCTGATATCCGGGACCGTTGACCCTGGCCGCAGAACGCATTACGTCGATTCCCGCCAACGCCGGTTCCTCGCCAGTGTCTCTGGGTTTGCTGGTCATAAGACCATCTGCCGCATACAAATCACCCGATGCATATTTACCGATATATACATATGGCAATATATTGTTATCGGCGTCTACAAACACAGAGTACGGCTCATATGTATCATCTACTTTTGTAGTAGAAATCTTAAAGTCTCGAATAGAGCCACCGGATAATTGACTATAATCATATTTTGTAACCTTACGATACAACGTAGGTATCTTGATAAAGATATTGCCATATTCGTCGTTGACTTCTTCAAACACTCTCGGGAAGTCTTCTTTAATCCTGATCGAAACATTTTGCGGCGACCTGGTGCCAAGATTGATGACGTCAGCATAATCTTTAAGAAGCACTCTAGCCATATCCAGCTCGGTGCAGTTGCCCGTGCAACAAACTTCGGGGCTTGTTGCAAAGAACCCCTTTTGTTCGGGGGCGCTATCTTGGGTATTTGCCACCCTCTCCTCTACAGTACCGTAGTCGCCATAAATGATCAGCCCGCGAGTTGAGTCGACTTGTTTCCATTCGAAGGAAATAGTGGACGGAACGGGCTCCACAAAATCACGCGTGGTGACGGAGTTACCCGTAATATGGACGATCCAGGCGTTACCTTTAATATCCCTGAGAAGTTTGGGATTCTTCGAATAAACAAATTGTTGCCACTGCCGCAGCATTTCCGCTTTCTCATTTGTAGAAATCGGGGCATAGCGACTAAATGGCATCCGCTCTATATATTTATATTTGCTTGTCGGTACAAGCTCGCTGCCAAGCAGCGCAGAGATAGAACCGCTGTCGGCATTCATTTCGCCAAAGCCGAATTTGGGGTAACGTCCTAAGGTGTCAAACTCCTAGCGTTGAATATTTTGTGTCTGCGAACCAGTTTCTAAAGAGTATTTAAACAACCAGACATTTTTATTATTAACACGATATTGTTTGCGTAACAAAGGAATATCTACGTTAATGGTTTCCGGTTCCAGCTCGGCAATGCTCCAATAATCCCACTTCGTGCACATGGGTTGCCCGGCAACATTCGAGGTTTCGTAACTACCTTTGACGATTTGCCCTTGTATTGTCGGCTCTCCGTATAAATCACTCGTGTCACCTGTGTTGTTTTTCCAAATTAATCCATCATAATTGGCAAAAGTTTGGAAAGTGTTTGACATATCATTAATGTCAATTTTATATGTGCCGGGATAAACCACATACTGATACGAGCGACCATTGGTAATATTAAAGTCTCTGAAAACTTTTTTATCTATTGAGGTGTGTATTACAACGGGCTCCCAATCACCGATGACGAAGGAAGCCGCATCTGTTTTATCGAAATAATACTCACCAATAGCAGACCTCTTGCACGTATACATGGTGGGCTCGCTTACGCTGCCAACTGTTCCTTTCTCGGGAACGGCCAAGAAATACTGTTTCCTATTATATGTTTGTTCATTGCTTCTGTAAATCGTACCATCCTCCCCACGGAAAGTAGAGCCACCCACATAGGTGCCCTTAATAACGGGGGTTTGGGGATAAACATCGTACTCTCTGCGGTAGATTGAATATGTTGCGTCCCCCTGAAGGTTAAACGATGACTCGTCTATATCGATAAAAATCACATTAGACTCCGTAGTACAGTCATACTACACAACAAACTTATCACCCTCGCTAAGAAGAGTCTTTGAACGTGTTCCGGAAGCAACATATAATATCACTTCTTGAGTGAAAACGTCTCCCAAATCATTCTCCAACATCAAGACAAATTTATAAGGAATGTCTTGTGCGGTGTCATTTGCAAGACCATAGAAGGTGGCGGTGATATTTTTATCATATCGCCACCCCGTGTCCTACAATAACTTCGAATAGTCATCAGGACCGTCGTCTGGTGCCTTCCCATATAATGCCCAGCGATAGTTTTCCCACGACGATTGACCAAATTGCATATATTGTGCCGATAACTTGACAGCGCGCGCCGCGATGGCGTTCATCGGGGAGGAAAAACCAACCGTATAAGGTGAACCGCCGACGACAACAAACGACTCTTGCCCGTATGCGCCGTCACTAACCATATAGTTCTCTCTTGAAAAATTCATTCCCAGGGTAGAGAAAATTTCGTCATTCTTATACAGAATTACATATGGAGACTCATATGAATAGAAAGGATTCTCGTCAGAGGTCTTAAAATAAGTTTTAATTTCATAACGCCAAGGATAAGAAGTATCAGTGGTGCTAAAGGATTTTATAGCAGACGATAAAGCGTCGTGCGTGATATAATATTGTTTGCTATTGAACCCCTTGATATTAATCCATTGTTGACCGCCAACGTTATGATTATCAAGAAGTTTCAACTTCATTGTTTTAGCAATCTCTATCCAAGGTGTAATAAAAGTTTGTGTTGTACTGTTTTTAAGAATTTTTGCCGTACTTAAATCCGCATTATGATCTCGTAATGAAGTTCCACTTCTTTTTATAACAGTTTTCCCGTTGTTTTGTCCTCTGCGAATGTAATAATAGCCCCCACTTTTTGTACTGTTAGAGTTTTTTGTTGTGTACCAGGAGACTCCACTGCTATTGGTGCTAATATTCGCAACAGTGGCATAATTACCTTTTGAATACAAAATAACGTCTCCAACATTAACCCCTACACCATCAACCGTGCCCTTATACGAACTACTGCTTCCCGGAGGATTCTCGTTGTTCGAATCGTACAAATCAAAGCTTCCCTTCGCAGCATTTAAAAACAATATTATCGGCTATTCTACTCGGAAATAAATGGGGCTATCCCCAGAAACCGTGTCAACTTTTTTGGGATTCCACAAAGTATATAATCCTGGGGTCGCTAAAGATTCATAATTAAGCCCATCGTATAAAGAATACATAACTTTCCCAAGATAAGAGGCCCAAGTTTCGTAAGAAGGGGCACGCTAAATACAATATTTACCATATTCTTGATAATATTGATACACCCCGTTTTGTTTGGGCTCGTGTTGCGCATATAAAAGTATGTAATCACCGACATTTGCACCCGCAATACCTTTCCCGTCTTTTCCGGCCCAGATGTGCCTTTCAGCCACATAAGAATTGGCTTCCCATCCCTCTTCTGTGCCGTAGGTCTTCCAACTTCCATCTTGAAGTGCAGCAAATTCAATTGTTACGGGCGTATTAAAAGCTCGGTTTATAATATCGGTATCTAAAATGTCATTGGGATCATTAGAATGTTTAAAAAACTAGCAAACATCATTACGGCTTACATCGTCGCCGGTAAGGCTGCCGCTAACTGGATATACATGGGCGAAAGAAGCATCATAAGCCTTCACTCCCACTCGTGTATTGGAAGCACTCCCCAGTGCCATATACGTGTTTTGTAATATCAGGGGGTCTGCGTCAGTTCCTTCGGGAATGATGTTAAGCCCCAAAGCATCAATATCGCCAAGCTAAATTCTTTCGGGCGTGGACCCCAGAATTGTGCCGTCCATGACCGTCATGTCCAACCATTCTATATCCACATCTTCATAACGAATGTAGGGTGGCATTAAATAACCAAAGACATTCGTGTCCTCAGGATATTCTGAATAATTGCCTTGATATAAAGTAATTTCCCATTTATAGTTATTATTATTGGCATCAAATAATTCAACAACCTGCTCTTTTGCGCGTCCGTCAGAATAATTAGTATCGTATACCAAACTTACCCAATGTGCGCGAGTATCAGCAGCATGTTCAAAACGTTTAGAAGTGTTGTTGTAAACCCAATAGCTATTATGCTGGGTACGCCCCTTAACTACCGTGGCGCTAGTAAGACCCGTCATTTTTTCTAAATAAGTGCTACTGATCAAGTTGCCCAACACATCATATGAACGCAATATTCTCGCACGGTATACACCGTCAATATTGGTGCCCAGCGCGGTTCCCTGGGTGCTCGCAACAACAAGATCGCCTTCTTGTAAAGCTTCGCCGTCTAACAAAATTATGTTACGGCGCGCGGCGTCTCCATCAGTATCGTTGGGCCAATTGTAAGTCAGCCTCTTTGTGCGCGCTGTGTATGTCCAGTTATTTATGTTCGATGGATCGTTTGCGTCCATGTCCGCCGTATAATATAAAACGCGATCTGCCAAAGCATCGGCAGTATAATACATCGCATTATAAGACTCGTTTAATTTTTTACGATTGTTCTGGAAAAAGGGGATACGTAAAAAAGTACCATTCACACCGGAATTTAATTCAGCATTCAAGTCACTTTCTTCGAGTCTTAATTCTAACAATTCGGAAATAGGGCTGATTTCGTCGCCCTCAAAAACCACCTGGTTATTATCGGTTAGAATTCTTATTTTATATCCGGTGATATTCTTGTTTGATGTGTCAACTTTACACGAAAAATACTTGACCGGAGTTTCTTCGGGGGTTTGGCTAATCGCAACCCTCGCATCTACCCCCGTTGCGAAAGGGAAGCAATATGTAGGCTTATAAACCGCCATTAATTTCAATCCTCCTTTCTTATGCCCCAAAGGGCACGCTTGCTTTCCAAAAATAAAAATATTAAAAATGTAGTATCCTTACTTTAAGAAAGCAAGGTGTTTTTTTGTATATTTTACACAACCCCGTGGTTTCCCACGGGGTTGTATTTGTGCAATTTCACAACAGATTTTCGCGATAAAATTTCTTTTTTATACTGTCGTAAAATTACGTAAGATTTTTAGTTAAAGCGACTCTCGCTTTTATGGACTTAACAAATGCATCAGCATCAAACGAACTATCTGCAGACACATTCATAGTAAGATTGTTAATGTTGAAAGATTCATCACAGAGAGGTGCAGATCCAGACACACCATTACGCAGAGATATACCGCCCTCGACAGCCCTAAGGAGATTGGGAGCTATTTCTCCCAACGCCCAGAGATTCGAGGTGATATCCGCAGGGAGGATGCCGGAGTGTGCGGGGAGCGCGGTGAGCGTTCCCGAAGGAGTAATAATTGCTTCTGTACCAAATTCATTAAGAAGCGCAGTAGCGCCTGCAAAATTGGTTGTTCCCAAAGCGTTCCGAACGAGAGGGACTTCGGGCTTACCCCAGAACGGAGAAGGAGAAGAAAAAATGGTATTGATTCCCATTTCGTTACCCCAAACTACACTTGACTAAGAACTTCCCTCTGAGCTTTTGCTGAGTGCATAGAAAGCTCCGTCGTGGTAAAGGGCGCTCCGACCATCCCCATGCTAGAACAAAAGATCTTCGACCCCTCGCTCTTGCAAAAAGGCGGCGAGATCTTCCGCCGACTCATATAAACCTATATCCTCGCCATAGGCTTTGCTTATAAATTGAGCGAAAGAACCGCCCCAAGTGCCTGCTTTTGCATCAGACCAATTGCCCGATTTTTTATTTCTGGGGTCTTGCATAAACCTAATGTTTTTGTCGGGGTCAAGAATTTCGCTTACAATACTCTTTTGCGCAGAACTATAATCTGTAACATAGCTTTGGCTACCCGAGGGGGTATTAACCGAATAAGAATATTTAGGAGTGTACATATCCTAAGTGGCAGCCTTTAACGCCTCAAGAGAATTAACTCCCGTTCCAGCACTTTGGTGGAAATCAGAGCCAATATATCCTTTGCTTTCTGCGATCGAATAAATTCTTTGATACTTTTCGAGCGCAGAGTTTAATTCAGAGGCCGTCTTATTTTTACCCAATAGTTTTGTATAGTCTTTCCAGGCATTAGTTAAATCTGCTAAAGTCTGTTCTCTATCTTCCAGAGAGGCTTCAACCACCTACTCACTGATCTTATCAACACCAACTTCAATACCATCCAGCAAAAAGACAGCCTAGGATAGCAAACTAGCTGCGGTGCCGCCGCCATCTGTAAGTGTGTTATTAAAATCTTCTGAGAAGCCTTCCACGATTGCCTACACGGCGCCGCGGCCATTTGATGAAAACTCACCAAAGAAAACTTCTGTTAGTTCTTGCTTTTGTTCTTCGGTGCGAACATCCCACAAGGTTTTCCATTTATCGGCAATGTATGCAATCGCAGAAATCTATTTGTCAATTTTAGAAATTTGTTTTTCTACAGACAGGTCTTCAATTTCCTTTTGGGCTTCTGCGATCTTATTTTGATCGGCTTCGTATACCCAGCCAACCCCTGCACGGTAAATGCGTCGCTTATCGTTCATTGCCTCTTCTAATCTGACGCGCGCCTTTAAAAGCTTCAGCTCATATTCACGTTGCTTATTAATATTTTCTAACATATTGCGCTGCTCAGTTAAAGCGTCAACCTGTTTCTGGTAAGCGCTGGCAATAAACTCAGTGGCGTTTTTCAACTATTCGCGGTACAAATCTGCGACTAAAGTATCGCCACTAGCATGCTAAAACGCCTCAATAAGAACTTTATTAATTTCTTTAGAAGTGTCTGTCCCCATTAAATATTTCAGCAAGCTCGCCATTGTTGTTGCCCCCGACTGCTGAAGCGCATTATCAATATCTGCGTCTGTGAGTTCGGTTTTTTGCATTTTTCTCAAACTGGCAACATAGGAAAAAATACCCGGTTTAAACACTTTGTCGTAATGGTCACCGCTTGCCGCATATTGATTCCATTGCTCCTTGAGTTCTTGGTTATTAAGCTGCCTAAGTTGCGTCATGATTTCCTACATGACGCGCGGTGTGTCGGACATATAAGCAATAAGATCAGGATATTGTTGAACAATTTTATTCATCCAGCCAGAAATGCTTTCCGTACTCGAGGCCATGGTATTTAATAACGAAGAGAAGGCGCTCGTAGAATCAATTAATTCTTGGGTGCTCTTTAATAAATCTGCCAGGGTTAATTCTCCAAGCTTATCAATAAACTAGGGTAGATTACTTACGGTTGTTCCAATGGCAGAAGCAAAACTCTCCAGAATTTTTTTATCAAACTAATCCTTTGGATTTAGTTTTTCTAACGCCTCTTTAAGTTTATATGCTTCACCGCTAAGCACCGCTGCAATTTCCTCATCGGTCTTAAGTACGCGCTCTGCGTATTTCAAGAACCCTTCACTTAAATCACCATTTTCATATCTCATTGAATATCCCGCAAGACCGCCGGATTTCTCAACTTCTTCGGCGAGCGTACGATAAATTTTACCTACACCCAGACGTTTTAATTCAACGACATTTAAATCTGTTAAATAAGCATTGCGCCCAGCGGACATTGTTTGGGCTGTCAAGAGAGCCTCTTCAACCAACATTTTGTTGTCTTCATCGCGAAGCGTCCACATATATTGCTGGTAATCTTTGAGGGCTCTAGCCATTTCCTCCGTAGCCGCTAACTGCTATTGCGCGTCCTCTCGAGCCTAATCGTTACCTGTTTCAATAATTCTTTTCATGAGCTCGGCTTGTTCAGATAAAATAGTCAATTTATCCGAGACCAGGGATCTCTCCCACTCCTAAGCTCTCTGTTGTTTATAGTTATTTGTTATAGCAGAACCAACAGCCGACCCAGCACCAAAACCAGCAACCAGGCTGCCGCCCAACAAGGCACCCCCGATAAGCTTTCCAAGGAGCCCCGGCCACGCCGCTAATAATATTGCTCCGGTAGTTGCTAACGCCCCCGCGGTCCCTATACCAGCAGCTGTACCGCCGCCCCAGGCCATTGCAGATTCTCGGTTGGTTATACCCAAATCGGTAAACCCATCCAAAGCGGAATTATATTTTAACTAGGCGTTTCCAACTTTTTGCTCTTGATTATAAATATCTTCTGTCCGAGCAATTTTTTCTTGTTGATGCAACGCTTTAACTTGCGCAATCTCTAGTTTACGGGCTGCCTCTCTGCGTCCTTCTCCAACCTCATTTTTAAACGACTAAACAAGTTTATAGAGGTCATCGTCACCGTTGTTAATTTTACCCAATTCTTCTTTGAAAACTTTTCTAGTAGAATCATTTTCAGATTTATAAATATCGGACAAAAATTCATCAGCCAACGCATCTGCTCGACGAATATCATCAATACTTTTAAGAGTGGATAAACTTTTAATTTCCGAGACCTAAGAGCTGATATGCTCTAAAACATTAGTGGTTTCCTGTGCGTCAGCAGAAAGATTATGGATGTCATCTCGTATTTTATCAATGGACCGCGCAACCCAGTTGCCGACAAGGTCGCCCAAGAACCCACCGATAAAAGGTATCGCGGCACTCAGAGCCGCGTCTACACTTCGAGAAACACTTTTGGCCTCTTCGGAAGACGTAACAGTATTTCCCCTTGAGTCGGTATGTGTTTGTCCACCCGTCATATAGGCAGAGGCCCCCGCCATAGTTTGGTTAATGGCCATAGTAGCCAGCAACGCGCCCTTGGATGCCCACAAAGATCCGCCAGAAGCCCCTTCGCCGCCTTGCTGTTTAAGGGCCAGCTGTTTCTCTTCCTCTTGGGTTTCTTGCGCGCCTAGCCGTGCAGTGTTTTCTTTGTGCTGTTCTTCCAGAACGCTGTCAAACGTTATTTGTTCGCCGGTTTCTTCCATGGCGGCCTGAGTTTCTTGAGCGGACTTTGCTGTATTTTCTGCTGCTTTTTCAAACTCTTTGGCAGATTTAAACACGCGCTCCCCTCTGGCAGCCACATAGGCGTCGGTCGCGTCGCGACGCTTATCGCCAATAAAGAAACTTCTCAGACTCCGAAGTCTGCCTTTTTCCTCAAGCCCTTTCAATCCCTTTTGGAGCCAGGATTGCCCAGAGAGTGCCCTATAATTACTCATTCCAGCGATCAGACCGGGCATCCACTTAAGAATCTTAGGAAGAGCATCGACAATTTCCGCAAGAAGATTAATCCCTTCGGTTAACAATCCAGCCACGCCGCTGTTACTAGCAATGTTTTCAACCGCCGCAGTAAGCCGCTTTTGTGCCGCTTGATATGATTCTTGGTATGCGGTATATTTTGTCTCGGCTGTGCCGCGAGAGTTACGAGACACCTCAAGAAGCTCCTCGTACTTTGTCCAGTTAGACAAAAGTGTAACAACGCTTTCCTGCTGCCTAATACCCGCAAGTGCGGTCGCAATAGCTTTCTTGGAAACATTGTCGAGAGCGTCCCATTTTTCAGCCACTTCTGCTAAGACTTCATCGAAATCTTTGAAAGTTAAGCTCGAACTACGAATTGAAATCCCTATTTTATTCAGAACTTTTTCAACATCGTTTACCGCATCGCCCTCTTCAGCAGAAGCGAGATTCATTTTATTATACGCGCCAGCTTTAACATTACCATAACGAGAAATAATCGTCTTCATACTGGTACCAACTTGCGTACCAGAAGCTTGCGTAACGTCAGCAATGGTTGCAACATATGCAGCCGCCTGGTCCATATCAACACCAGCCAAGCTACCGATGTTTGCGAACTAAGCAAGACCCTCGGCAATATCACCGGCAGAAGTTGCTGCTTTAAGGTCAATTGCAGTCAGCTTATCCACGATATCCATAGATTCGGACGCCTGCATTTTGAATCCCTTTAACGCACTCGTTACTTTTGTATTTAATAAGGGTCGCTACTCCTTATTGTGCAAAGCACCTCGCGCTTTCGCGTGAGAATTGACTATATCATCATCCCAAAATTAACACCGGGATGTCACTTGCTTCCATCTCGCTCGAGATGTACTCCATAAAGGATAGTCGATGGGGCTGGGTCTTATAAAGACCCCTGCCTGCTGATTGCCCAATCCCCGTTACTTTACTTCTGACTACACCTCGCGGTGTCAGTTAGCGAACGAGGCTCTAAGGGGTTCCCAGCATATCAAGTGATTTATTTTTCTATATATTACTATATAGCGGACCTAATTTGTTAAGTCCTTGGTTGCCGCAGTGGCGTCTATCATACCTAACTTACTCAGATACAAGGAGGCCGTAACCAGGTCTTGAATCTGGGCAGTTTGGTAGCCCTGCCTTTGCCATTCGAGTGCAGAAGCCGAAACTTCTTGCGTTGTCGCGCCAATCTTTTGACCCAAGTTCGAATACTCGGTCATTAATCTGCGCGTATCTTCTTTAGTACCGTTGGTAACAATACGCAAATTCGTTAAAGTACCATCAAGGGCTTTTGCGTTTTGTACTAATAATTTAATACCTTGACGCAGCTTCGCCATAATATTCATTGCGGCACGGCCAACAACAAATCGAGAGAAATAATTAGAGAACTATCCAGAGATATCGCCCAACAAACCGCCATCAGCCGTCTGCGCCTTTTCGGCGCGCTCGCGAACCCGCGTATCAAGACGCGCGCGTCTTTGCCCCGTGGCTAAATATCCACCCGCGCCCGTCCAATTGGGATCGTTTTTATGCGCTTCTGCTAAAAGATCAACCGTTTCTTGCGCAATGTTACGCAACTCTTCAAGATCTGCTTTTTCTTGCTCAAGGATATCTCGTTTATCTTGGTTTGTTTCTTTTACAAGCGCCGCATCGACCGAATTAATACGAGACTCATATCCATATAAATCTTTATATGCAGAGTACGCGCTCTGTCTATCACTACGTATACGCTTATATTCGTCGATTTTTGCTCGTCTTCCAGCAAGCGCACCCTCAACCACTAAACGATCACTAACGGTGCTGCCTTCTTTTTCGAGCTTCGAAATCAACGTGTCCATATCCGCGCTAGTAGCGGTTGCATCGGTCTCTCTAATCAGTTGTAATAATTTCGAAAGCCGCTTTTCAATATGCTCTGCTAAATAACTATCGACTTCTTTAAGGTCCTCTGTTATTTTGGCTTGCTCTTCTGGAGAAAGAGCCTTAGAGCCCTGTTTAGCCGCCAAATCCACGCGTTTTAAAGAATACTTTTCTTTGTCACCCAGAAGCTCTCGGTATTCCTCTATATATTGCTTTGCAAGACCCTCTTTATTAAGCGGGGTATCTCTTCCCTCGTCTTCTAAACTCTTACTTTCAGCTATGAGAGCTAAAAGCTCTTCTTCTTTAAACTTAGGAATCTCAGTACCACCAAAGCTATCAAGAAGACGGGAGGTCTATTCTGCATAGAGATCCGGGGTATAGGTCTTAGACCTTCCCACGTTATCTGTAACTGTAATAGCACCAGAGAAATAATTATTACCGCCAATAAGAGCATTCATCAGGGCAGCGGCTCGCTGTTTTTTGGCAGACTGCTCTTGTTTGGTTCCTGAATTTATGTGTTTATTATAAAGCTGTGCAACTTTTTGCGCGTTGGCTTTTTGCCCGGTGTATCCGTGGCCAAGTGCAAAATTTGTTAAGAAATCTTCTGCAGAAGTTGCTCCCGATGCTTCCAATGCTTGTTCAAGCAGCTGAAGATTCGAAATTTCGTTTAAAACCTGTGCAATATCGTCTGCGTGTAAATCTGTCGAGCCCCTGGTTTTATAGTCGCTAACCGTAAAGTGCTTTTTACCCTCTTCGTCAACCACGAAAGACACCAGGTCGGCTATGGAGGCCTCTTCTTTCCCGAACGCAACTCCGGGGATGGAGATTTCAGCCAGCTTAGTCGCGTTTGGACCAAGGTGTTCGTCCATGCGCTGTGCCATGGCCGTTCCAATCCCCATCCTAGAAGCCATCTCTGCGCGGGCAGCTTGCGCATAATCAAACGAACCATCAGGGTTGATGGTTATTCCGCGAATTTCCGCAAGAGTGGGATCTAAGGTTAAGGCTCCAAGCGCGTAAAGCTTTTCATAGTTATGAAGAATGTTCTCTTCAGCTTCACGCTGGGCTTTATTGAGTTTTCCTTTAGAATTAGCAAGCTCTGCAAAATGATGTGCAGCCGTGCCTCCAAGCATTGATATAGAAGTAGCAAATTCATCTTTATGCGTATCAATAAATTTTTCGCGCGCCACAGGGTCATTAATATCAAGTTTTTCCAGTTGATCAAAAAAGCTCGATTTTGTGCGTGCGTAAATAAAATTTTTCGTGCCTAAAAATGGCCGTCGCTTTGCTTCTGTGGTTGACGTAAAACCATGTGAGGAACTTAAAATTTTCCCCGCAGTGGCTAAAGCAGACTTTTCACCGGCATTGCCCACTTCTGAATATTGACGGCCACCAAAAATATCATCAGGAGAAAATTTATATTCAGAATTCTTATAACGATTCTGAATCATAACGCCTAATGAGGTACCGCCATGGGATGTTCGATACGCCTCGTTGGCTTTAAGAATATCTTTTATAATAGCGTCTTCAGTTAAACCGGACACACCTTCTACAAACTGATCTGTGATACCGAGTTCCGCACGTGCATCCATGAGGTTCGCCATAACCTCTCCAGAGAACATGTCGTCCTTCTCGCCAACGATACCCAAAAGCCGCATTGTGGCAAAGAATCTTTCCAACCCCTCTCGAGTATCGAAAGTGCCCGATTGAGTCGCTTGATAATAAAGACTATTTAACAAATCGGCGGGATTGTGCCCCTTTAACTTTTTGGTGCTAACATTTTTAATGTTAATACCAGTCTAATATGACTACCCAATTAAGTTAATTAACTGGCGTACACCCCCGAGGGACCCGTCTGCTCCTAAGTCACCAGTAAGCTCCCTTAGAAGCTTTCCGCTTCGCCCGGCCCATTCGGCGCCCACATTGGCGTACATCGCCTTCATGAGCTATTCGGCCTTATTTAAGGGGTCTTCTAATTCGGAAACTTTGCCGATATCTAAAGAAGATCCTTTACTCTCGGCCTTTCTCGCTTGCTCTTGCCGTTTTGCTAATTTTGTATAATATTTTTGTCCGGCAGCAATGGCACCACTTAGATCACCGTTTAATGCGGCATTGTAAATTGCAAGACGGTCGCCATCGAAATCCCCATGCATAGTTCTTAGCAAATCCGGGTTAATGAGCGCGTTGCCCTCTTCTATTGAATCCAATATAATAGCGCCGGCCTACACAGAGTCGTCTACCATTTTTAAGATGGGGTATCTCATCATTAAAAACTGTCCGCTGATAGCCCCTTTGTATTTTTTAGACATTGGATTAATGGCCTATTTAATGGCGCCAATCATTTGTTCAGATGTCAGCCCCTTCTTTGGGCCGTGCTTAAACAAATCTTTATAAAGGGACTTTAATTCATCGGGCGCCAACTCCGTTAGCATAGTTTCAACATCTTTAGAGCTTAATGCTAAGGAGGGCATTGCCCCAGATTTAACACCATATATATCAGATAGGTTATTAAAAACCTCGGTGTTCATCGCTTGCGCTAAGAAATAACCGCCGCTTTTTTCTTCTAAAGTATGGTACTCTTTATATATTGATCCCTTTTTTTCTTTATTGATAGAATCAAGAATATTATTATAAGACTATGCAATTTTCTCGCCCGCGCGTTCCTGCTTTTTCCTTTGTTCGGGAGCGCTCATCGTGGTGAGATCAAACTTAGATAACTCTGAAATTGTGCGGAGCTATCGAATGGTCTCTGCGCCAATCGCATCTGTAACCGCGTATGTCTCTCCGCCAACCGAATACTCGGGCCCCAATTCAAACACGCCACCGCGCACATGGTAACCAGTATGCTCAGTTCCGCTGGAATCAGAGGCGTAGACGGGAATTACATTACCACTACTGTCTGTGGCGTAAAATACAAAGGGTACCTCATCAGGAGACCGGATCCCCTTCTCTAAGTACTTATCTTTGTTGCGATTAAATTCTTCGGTTTGAGCCTCACGAATGCGGCGAAGCGCCGCGGCGCCGCTCTAAGCAGAGATGCCCCCGCGGCCGCTTTCCTAATCAAATTCAATATCTCCGAATCCCCCAGCGGGAACTAACTCTTCAACATTAAATTGCAGCCCAAGCTCGTTTGCCCTTTGTTTACTGGTTTTTTCGTTCTCTTGCTGGAAGGTCGCAAAAAGAGAATTCTTCGTATTAACCATATAGCGTCTTTTGAAGTCTTCTTCTTTCTTTGCCAGGGCTCCCTCCAGCTCTTTTGCTTTATTTTCCCAAGGGGTCAAATCTAATTTGGGAGCAAGCTTCCGCATGTTTTCAATACTAGCTTTGAAACTATAAAGGTCCAGTCTGTCGTATTTTTTTCTTGAAGCATTGGGACCTGTTCCTTGGTAACGGTCGATTGAGCTCATCTCCGCCCCCTGCGAGAGAGGGAGGGGGCGTTCAGCCCATTGTAATATTTCTTCCCCGGGGTCTCCCACCTTTCGCACGGCATTGCCTTTCAGCCCATAAGCCTCTCCCATAACTTTACCAAGTTTCAGAAGTACACCTGTGATACCGCCTTCAGTATCAATCATATGCTGTAAGGCAACCTCGTTAATATCAAGACCCGCGCCCTCAACAAATTTCAGAACACCAGGAAGTTGCCTGTTAATTTCAGCAATTATTTGAGAATTACTATGCCCCGTTCGCTCCAGCTGACCGATGGTGCTTTCTAGCATTCCATTGAATGTATCGCGAGTTTTTAATTTATGCTCGCCGCGTCCAATCACCATTTTAAGATTGCCGTTTTCATCAAAAACGTCTTTCTCTGAATATCCATGCTTGACAAAAGCTAATCCCAATAACTATTCAGTTATATCGCTTATCACGGAACGGAAATCGGACATTTTACCGCCGCGGCTAGTGAATGTCTTGTTACGATTTTTCTCGGTTATATCTATTCCAAGCACAGCCGAAGTCGGATCATCTTTGATAACAAGTTTACTGCTATTTTTAAGTTTTAAAATATGGCGTACCGCCTCAGTACGAAGCTCGTCTTTTCGGTTGTCTAACACCTTTTTTAAGGCCTGCTCTCGAGTCGCTTCGTTTTTATACTCGTCTGTATGCCCTATTGCTTTAATTGCCAGTTTCTAGATCTCTTCTTCAACAACATCTCTAGCAATTTCTTTACTATACTGCATTGAAACCGCAAAATCTTCAGCGATAGAACGAGCATAAACAGATGCGTCGGCTTCTACGCCTTTGAGCATATCCATTCTGATTGTGTTTAACTCTATTCGTTCTTTTTTAGTAGAAGCCGCGTATAGCTGATCAAATTTAGCTTTAGAGAGAGATCCTCTAACAGCCTTGCCAAATTTTTCTTTATATTTACCTTTTAATATATCTTGCCCCGCAGCAACAATGTCAGCGTCAGAAATCGTACCTGCAAGATAAGACCGAGAAATGTGTTTACCCGCAGCAAGATCAGCTGCAGAATAAAGCTTCCTTTGCTCCGCCGTTGTGATTGTCGAATATTTACCGGCTATACTTTTATCCGCTACGGCCCCCCTAGAAGAAGTATACTTTTGTAAGGCTTTTGTTGTTTCTTTATTAAAGTCTTTTACATAAGATCTTAAATTAGCTAAAACTTTTCTATCTGTTAAGCCCGCCAAAAACGCAGTGGGGACAGGAGGTTGTGCGAAAGACATTAGACCGGGGGTGCCTTCTTTCTTGCCACCCTGGACGGGGCCGAGTCCGTACACCAAATTAAAAGTTTTTTCTAAATCGCCCTTCCAAAGATTAGTATAGATCCACGGATGAGCCCTTTTCACATATTGTCCGAAATCTTTCGTTGAAGCAAAGCCATTGGATTCAAAAAAGACATTCTGGAGCTCTTTTGCCAACGCAGCATCGTCTCTGGGCGCGCCATATTTACCCAGTTTGCTTTTATAATTATTTGCCATGGTCTTGAAAAGCCAGGACAAATGCACCTGCATACCCATGGCAGCTACGCCCTCGCGCCGAAGCCCGTTAATATTCCCAATAGAGGTGGCTTTTTGAAACTGCTCTTTTTGGGTTCTCGAGGCAGCCGAGGGGCTTTCGTGTGTAATACCACGCAACGTTTGGTTCAGTTGACGCATAACCAGCTTAGCTTTTTTATTATAATCATCAACCTGTTTATCCATCCAGACCATTCGACTGGCTAGTTCATTCGCGGCGGCATCAATGGCAAGTGCCCTTGCGCTGGCAAGCCCGATTTCTTTCCCTTGGTTTTGAACAAAAAACAAGGCATCCACTGACGGGAGATTATTCTGAATCGTTAAACCAGTCCCGCTGCTAGGTAAAATTTCAAGGCTGGGAATATTCTTCTCGTCAATTGCTTTGCGAGCTTCGGGGTTAGAAGGAAGAAAGGAAATTTTAAATCCCGCTTTTTCATCGCCGGTGATTTGTATGTCTCCGAACCCTGCTTGCCCCATAACACCAGCAAGGTGTTTTATACTTTTTTCGGTAGAATGAATATCTGTACCAACCTTTAATGCATTCTTAAAAACTTTTTCTTGACTGTTAGCCTGAGTGCCCGATTTTATAAAACGCTATGCTAAAATTTGGTCATTCAAAAATCCATCGCTAAGTGCGTTGAACCAGGAATTTATATTAGTCCAGCTACCCAATTATATCCCCTCCTTTATATATATAGATATGGTGCCATATATAGACACCTGTTTATTCAAAAAGGACAAACCACATGTCCTATTCATATTTTTTAACATTAACATATGCTCTCTCCTTTATGAGTAAAATATGAAAATCCCCCGACCAATTTTTCATGGTCGGGGGTGCCTCAGTGTATAATTATTCAAATAATATGCAAATTAATTCAGAACCAGAACCAATTCGCAAGCGCCTGACTCAGCACATTAAGCGCCTCGTCGGGATTTTCTTTCGAAGAATACGACATGTGGAACGAGCCATAGTCTTCAATGAATTTATTGCGCAGTTTGTAATACTCTTCATCTGCTGCTTTAATCATCTCAGAAGCAGATTTACGCACATCCTGCGCGTGTTTGTAGGCCTCTTCGACCTCTTTGGCCCTTTCTTTCTTTTCCTGGGCCTTCTTTTTGATTTCTTCCTGAGCCGCGTCGTAGGTCTTTTCGGCTTCGTTCAGCTCTTCTTCGGTCTTGTAGAACTTTTTGTCTTTTTCGCTATAGTACAACATGTTTAAACCCTCCTTTTGGTTTAAAGCACCACAATATCTTGTATTATTTGATTCTTTCGAACCCCAATATATTGTGGCAAAAATAAAATCCTATTTTTATTTCTATGTACTACGGGGCTGAGGTGCCCCCGCAATATTTTCTGGAGCCGCCAGAGGGAATCAAACCCACGCCCTGATAATTACAAATCATCTGCTCTATCTGCTGAGCTATGGCGGCACGAAGGAACACTAAGCGTGTTCCTTAATATTTAATTACTCTGTAGGTTCCCCTTCGAAGTCAACCTCCTCAGGTTCTTCTTCAGAATCGTCTTCAGGACCCTCTTCGATCGGTATATCGGTTTCGATATAATGAATCGGGGCGCTACGCAGGTCTATCGCCTCCGCATACATGTCTCCCGTTTCGATTTGCTGGATCAAGACATTTAAATCCGAATATCTCCGGACCAGATCGGTCTCAATAAATTCTTCAACAATCATGATTACTTGCCTCTCTCTATCTTTTTAAGCCAATCATCAATCGTGATTGCCTCCATAAGCATGCCCTCATTAACGGAACGCTGTCTTACGGAATTAGATATCTGCATTTTTTCTGCTAATGGCATTGCAAGCCAATCGACTTTGTGCTTCTTAAAATATTCTTTAAATCTTCTCTCTACGGCCTTCCGATAGACTTGATTGTCCTGATTGACCCATTCCGGTTTATTCATGGTGTAATAGGCATCAAAAATCATGAAGCTCGTATAGAACATTACCTTGTCCATCATCCCGCGCCTTATAAACTCGTCAATAAGTGCATCGTTAGAGTCAAGCATATTGTTGTATGTTTTCAAAATATACTTGGGATCGTGTCGACATACAGAGCTATCTCTCCATTTCCAAAGATAGAAAGGAGTGGGACAGTACTTCACATTCGTCGAACAGTTCTGACAAAGAATATTAAAGTAAGAATCCTCGTGAATGGTGAGAGCATCGTTCCAGCGAATTTTCTTGTCAACCAAATATTGGCGACGATGAACTTTCCCGTGTACAAAAGTCGAGTCCATTTCATGATTAACGAAAATAAAGTCTTCAGAAAATGGAACTTTTGTTTCTTCGATAAAAACAGAAATCAAAGAGTCGAAGTCGCCACTGGCCATTTCTCTAAATAATATCCATAAACCGCACATATTGTAAAACATGTCGTCCGCATCACAAAACATGACATAATCTGCTGTGGCCTTGTCGAAACAAGCGTTACGCGTCGCAGACACGCCTTTGTGCTCGCAGAGATAATATTGGATATCATAGGGGTAAGATTTTAAGAACTTTTCATCAAGATGAACATCTGTGCCATCGTTACAGATAATTACACCGACGTCGCTAAAGTCGATTCTTTGCTGGAGGGCGATGGAATCCAAGAGGGGTTTTAAGACCTCTTCGGTTTCTTTATACTGGGGTACCAATATTTGTAATTTCATGCATTCATTTCCTTTCTTTTTTAAATATATAGGGTTTTTGAGAAAAGTCAACAAAAATACAAAAATTAATATGCAGTAATCGACGCCGCAAACGAATCGCCATAAACAGACATGGTCATGGCCGCCGGGTTTGTAGAACTAGTCTCTAAAATTACATTAGTTTGAGTACCGCTAGTATTTTCCTCGACAAAAAGAGTCTCTTCTGTCGGCGTAAGAGTCACAATTGCCCCGAAACGAACACACACGTTAGCAGAAACATCGCATGGAAAAACCGCTGAAGAAGCGGCTGTTAACACTGTAGAACTGGGGGTTGCTGGGTGGGTTGAATCGTAAAGATTGCCCACGGTTACGCTGCCGGGATTTATAAAATGCGCCGATACAGTACCCGAATAATAAATAGGCGCCAAAACACCGATAGCGTCAGTAAAGCCCTGGGGAAACCCTAAATCTTCAGTGGTGTGTCCTTTTGCACGAATTAGATCTGCGATTTGAACTAAAGAGTCTTCTAATCCAATTACATCAGCTAATACGGGCTCTCCAATTACTGTTCCATTTGCCATTAAAAAAGAAATAAGATCACTATTAGTCACATCTACGCCATCTACTATGCGAATGGTTTTAGCATCTCGCAACCAACCGCTGTGTTCATCATACACCTAGCCATAATCTTGCTCCCCACCGGGGTTAAATCCGTTGTACCACATTCCATCGTCCCATACACCCAACGAACTTGAGGTATAGGTTTGTTCATTATATGGGATTTCGTAATTTATATTAAAATCTCCGCCACCAGAACCAGAAGGAAGAGTCAACACATTGTTAAATGTCCAAGTAGTATTGGTTAAATTCATATTACCAGCTTGCGCCATGCCCTGTGACACCAGAACAGCTGCATCAGCAGGATTCCATGTACGGACAGAACCAGATGTATCGAGACCTACGTACATCGCATAATTTTGATTTACTAGTGGAGTAGATATGATGAGTTGATATTTATTTGAAGAGCCTACACCATATTGACCACTTAAAATCGTATATCTACCAATAGATGTCTCTGGCGATGTGTTGTTAGCCATCTCTATGTAAGAAACATCTCCAGATACTGTATTGGAGCAACAATAGTTACCGAAAGAGTTACCAGAGCAATCGTTGCCGAAGGAGTTGTGGGAGCAACCGTTACCGAAGGAGTTGCCCTGGCAGCTGTTGCCAAAGGAATTGTAATTACAGTTACATCCTGCAATATTAAATAAATATTCAGTGACAGTCCTTGTCCCAGACATATTGGAGAAAATATTTAATAAATTATTATCACCAAAATTATTGTTCCAACACCACTCATCGGACACTCCTGTAAGATATTCAAATATATTTACAGGCAATCCTTCTGGGATGTTTTGCAATGACAAAGTAAACGAAAGTGCGTCTGGTGCTCGCCCAATCACGTTGTCATAAGTAACCACAAGACCAGACGAATTAAGCGTTTTATCTTGGTGTTCGCCAGTAGAGGTATTGTATTCATCAAACGTATAATACCAATCCGCATTAAACGCACTCAAATATGTAGTGTCCACTGTGGGGAACTGAATAGTTCCCAATATATTTGCACCAACAGAAAAGTCTTTGTGCCAAGTATTGGGGAACGGGGATGTATATGTACCGCTCTGTAAATAGTAGCTCAAAGCTTGGAACACGTAATATACAGAACCATACCTATTGGGCTGCGTACTCGCATCATAACATAAGTCATCTTCGTACTGCGCATCGGTGTACGTAATTGCATATGCAATATACTGAATATTTTTGAAGTCATAGTGGCATTCGTTGCCGAATTCGTCCTTCATATAATAGATGACACCCTTACCATTTGTTGCATCTGCCCACGCATATAATGAGGGATTATTCTCAACAGTATATTTTAACTGCCAAACAGTTAAGCTACTGTTAGCGAAATAAGTATCCCCGGCATGCTAAATTGCCGATGCATTTTCGCTCAGTTTGTTGCCGCTGAGCGCCTGTACAATTATATCGAACGGATGCTCTGCAGATTTAGCATAATGCACATATGCGGCGGAACCCGCCATAGAACTAATGTCATATGTACCGTTAATTTTTGTTACATAGTCAGTAATTCTATAATAAGCGCCCGCTCTAAGCGTGCCCGCGGTTTTCAAAGCAGTAAGCTGCGCATAGGTTACAGGGATAACGAGGTCATTCGTTGTTACAAACGTGGCCCCACCTGTTGACCAAGAGTCACCGTTGCTTACGCCTATCCACCTTACGCCCGCAGAATTGGGTAAAGTAAATGTCGCGAGGCTCGCAGTTATCTCGCTAAGTGTATAAACAGCATATTCGTTAGAACCGGACTCGTCATACACAACACGACAAATACGCCCCTTTAAATAAGCAGAAAGAATGTCAGAATAACTGGTAACACCGTACTCTGCATCAAAATTTTCTACCTGAAAACCAATCCAGCCGCTTGTATTAGAACCGTTGTTCCAATATGTATATTCCCAGCGATAAGGAGCGAGGTTGCCGCTGGTCAGCACCAAGTGAATAACTTTTCCGCTCGTGCCGGTGCCGTGCATTATTTCAACAACAACTTCTGCGTTCGCAAGTGTGGACGGCAGGTCGCTCCAACGAACCTCACCAAGATAAGACATACCCGCGACCGCACCAGAGTCTGCATTAACCGCATCGCAAAACGCCTTTGTGGTGGTTGCCGACGTAGTGGGCCAACTCGTCGGGAAAGCTTGATTGGTTGCAATGTCCATATTCCCGCTTCCCAAGATCGACTGATTGTTTATGGTTTTTATATTCGTGCCGCTTACCAATACGGGTTGATATTGCGACATATCAGGGCCGATAGCAATCCATTGCGGGGTTCCTTCGTATTCGCCCCAAGCATATTCGGTCCCATCGGGAGTCGTACCCGAAGTACCCTTATATTTAACAGTATATGCATCACCTGGTTCGGGCGACGTAATTCCTGACAAATCGCTATAATAATCAACGGCTCCGCGATAAACCAAGCTGCTCGAAAGGCTATCAAGGCGGCTATTCGCAAGATCTGCCGCGGCGCCCGCACTGGCACCAAGCCCTCTTGCAATAATATCAACAGCCATAATTACACCTCCGCAACACCAACAATTGTTGTCTCGCCAGAAGCAGAGGCAACAACGACACGTACTCGCGCGGTACCATTAATGCCGATGGCATATATGCCCGGGGCCGTAATGCTGCTCGACACACTGTAATCGCTTAAACTAATAATAGCCAACTCGGTCCACTCGCATTGCGCGTCGGTTTTCGCGGTCCCGTCGGTATTCAGGATATTTATACATCCCTCAACAGTGAGAGACACGCTTCCCGATGTGGACACTTCAAGATTGAGCACAGAGAAACCATTATTATAAAACGGTTCACTCGTACCCGCCGTAGTAATGGGGGTTTTCACGGAATCAAAAAAGGGAAAGATTTGCTTGTCTGTTCTAATGCTAGGCATCTTTAATTCCTCCTATAAAAATAAAGTATAAAAATAATCCCCCACGGGGGAGCGATATATCATTTGGGCGCTGTTTTGTCATACCCAATGATATATCGCGTTAAATCATGCAAAGGATTTTTACGGAACTTGTAAGTAGCATTTACAAGCTACCCGTCTTTCTTTTCAAAATAAAGCTGGTTGCTAAAGGGAAAGGGGAGCGGGCCGCAGCTTTCACGACTCCACGTTTTTGCGTCCACTTTGGGCGCAATCCAACGCCCAATTTTATACAGGTCTATATATGGCAAGAGATCGATATCTATTGAATCCATGCCACTATAAAAACCAACTTTCATATTGGAATGTGCGTGCACATAATTAGCAATACGTTTGATATCTTCATGGTCGGCATCACCGCCCATAAGGCCAAATACAGTACAATAACAATGTGAATTAATTAAATTCTGAATCGCGTCATCGGTTAAATAAGATCCAACATCTAAACGAAGCCAGGGCTCAGAACACTCATCGCACATACCCGGGCAATTAGTAATATTAACACACACAGCGACCTCGTCTGGAAACTCCGAAAACGTCACCGCATGGTCATAATACTTAAGCACGCTGCGCCCCCTCCGGGGAGGCATAATAGCGCTGTGCAGCCTCTTTCTGCCGCACCTCGCTAAAATTGGAAACTCGTTTTAGGTAGCCTATGATTCTGGTGGCATAATCAACATCCGTGCTTCCGCATTCAGAGCAACGATCATGCATATGTTTATCTATATGCCCGCAGCTATTACACACGGTGTTTGGAACATTAAAAGTAAAATAACTACACCCAACTTTTGCAGCGATATCCATTAGCTTACGATATTGTTCTTGTGAAAGATGCTCGTCGAGATTACAATGATAGGCCGAACCACCATCAAGATTACCAATAAAATCTTCTCCGTGCAGGCACATTTTTTCTACGGGATCATAGGTTGGATCCTCAACAGGATAGAAATAAGAATTGTAACACACACGAGAATCAGGCACCCAATACCCATCCTCTTTGTCCCACTTGTAATGTTTGACTCCCACGGACTCACCCGGTATCATCTCGCAGTTAAACTTACAATGTTCTGCTCGATCTTTAGTGTTTAAATCTTTAATTGTACCAAGTATATCCCTGGCCAGCTGCTGATACTGTTTGTTGTCATGTTTTACACGGATTCCATTATACGCAGTGTCATTCTGCATACCTAAAAATTCAGCCGCCTCGACGAAGCCATTAAATCCACAAGTTAAATACTCATCGTCAAGGCTAATGAAGCCAGCCGAAAATACGGTGAGAATGCCCGCTTCAAAATCATCCCATAGTTTTCTATTCCAGGACATCAGATATTTGTGAAGCCTGTTGACGATAGGGACGAGGTAGTCCTTAAGCGGAATGGAATGACCGGAACGATACCAATCCTACACAATGCGGTTGAGGTTCAGAGTTATAACTCTCTTGGACCCGGTTTTGACCCCACCAGCACCAAGAGTATAGCTGAAAACATTCGACTCAATTTTATTTTTAAGCCGACAGCACGAGCTTAACGCATCAGCGGAATCGCTATTATATAAGAAAAATGAATGTCCCTCTGCCCACATCTCGGCAGTAAAATCAGCCATTTCTTGATCTTTGTACTCTTTGGTTTCGGGGTCCCATAATAAATTCATGGTTTCCACGGGGAAAGTAAGAACTTCTCTTGTTCTTTCTTTATTAAACCATTTCATAAACATTTTCTATAATTCTTTTGTGGTCTCCCAACAAGGCTCGTCGCCGTCGGGGAAAACAAAATCTCTAAAAATGCTTGCAAAATAATATTTATCGTAATAAGAAATGTTCGTAAAGGGAGACTAATAATTGCGACTGCCAGCGGGCTAATTAATAGAATAAACAAATTGCTGGAACCAATCTTCTATTCTGTGCCTCAGCGCACCGTTGTCATCGTCTAAATGATCGGTGTAATCTTGACCGAAATCCAGTCTCAAAAAATGGTCCATATAAACTAGTGTTTCGGGTGCGGCGCAAGCGCCGGCAAGCTGACCCGCAACGAGGAAAATTAAATTAATTAAACCACCTATATAGCCGTTTGTATGCTTAGGTGGACCACTAGAGCCCCCTAAATCTTTCAGACCATTCAGCAAGAACGGATACAGAGAAATAGCAGCGCAATAGGGATACCCTCCGAGCGTACTTTCATCATTTGTGTAAATAGTATGGTGCTCAAGGTCTTTGATATACTGTTCTGCCAAATCTTCGCCAAAACATTTCTTTATGTATTCGTGTGCCACGTAACGCTGCACGTCTATACCAAGTTTTTTAATTGATTCGGCCTACATGGTTGCGATGTTTTTTGTAGTCACATTGGCATTTTGGTCGTATTTTGCCCCTGTTGCAGCATTACTTGCTTTTTTATATTCATCAAAAAAATTAACAATTTCTGTTACACGATCTTTAGGTCTCATACCGCGCGCTGCCCCCTAATCCAATCGAAGATTTCTTTACCAGATAAAAGGTTTCCTTCCACTTCGAGGACAGGAGTGTGTTGAAGCCCGCGGGCGATCATCGTGTCGAGGTCTGTGCAAGACTCGTATTCTACTTTTTCTTTTTTTAACATCATTTCAACGGCCTTGCACTGTGGACAAGTCAACGTATGATAAAAGATGACTTTCATTTGTCATAACCTCCAAAAATAATAAATAAATTTAGAAAAATTGTGCAAAATGCTCAGGTGTTATCTTCGGAGGTTTCTTCGGCCACTTCTTCTTCTTCGGCTTCTTCGCTTTCGCGTTCTGCCACCCTAGCTGCCGCAGCATCTCTGATAACCTAGGCAAGCTTTTCGTCGTTGGCCACTGCGACTTCGGCTTGCTGAAGCCCCTCTGTCGCAAGTTGTCTGTCGAGGTCGCTTAAGCCGCCCGTCGCCTTTTCGTTTATCGCTAAGAGATCCCTGATCATTTCAGGGGTCAGGGAAGTCTTGACTTCCTTCATGGTGTCTACCCACTTGTCATACTCGGTGGTGCTTTGGAGAGCCGCCGTCTCGACGAGACGCTCCATGTTGGAAATATTAATCATATCACTAACCATACCACAAAAAGTAGCATAGTCGTCTTTGGAAACTTCTAAAATTTTCTTAGCCAGACCGTGCTCCATGAGCATATCATACACCGAGAAAGTTCTACCAATTATACCCGTGTCGTTTTCGAGGTTGACACAATAACCGAGAAGACCGAAGACAACTTTACCGTTTTCGATATTACCCGCTGCGCCCGGCGCATCGTAATCGCGGGGAACAGTAGACAAAATTTCCATGGAATGCATTACTTTTTCTTTAAGTGGCATATACTCTTTTACAACAAGTTCACTCAAAAAAGTTTTTATGGCTTCTTCTTTTTCTTCGGAGCCATCTTTTTCAAAATCTGCACACATATGCAGATAATCAGTTAATTTTAATTCGGTCATGAATCATTCTCCTTTCACATCGTCTGAACTTTGAGTTTTGAAGTTCATAAAGAACTCCCCAAGAATTTCTTCCGGGGGAATGTCTGAATATATTTTAATCATATCTGAGTTGGCCCAGCCAAAAATCTGTGTAATTACATCATCGGGCAACTTCTTGCGTTTTAACATGGTGCAAAAGAAGTGTCTGCTCGAGTGCGTGTAATAATCGATTTTAAAAATTTTTGATATACGCAGAGCAAAATTATTAGCGGTCGATATTGTTGCGGGGTAATATTCGCCCTTCGATTTTGTAACGAAGAGAGCGTCCTCGGTAATACCGAGTTTCTTGCGTTCAGCAAGCCACGCATCCAAAAACGGCTAAAACAGCTCTTTGATAACATACTTTTTAATAAGCTTCCCTTGCTTACCCGCACCTTTAGCGCGAACCTCGGGGGTACAATACATATACCCGTTAAAGACCTCGCGCTCCGGGGTAAAGAAACTTACTTTCATTTGTAATAATTCTGCTTTGCGACTACCAGAAGCGCAGGCTAAAGCAAGATAGCAGGCCAACTGGTATTCTTTACGATCTAAAAGTCCCTATAACATTTCTTTCATACGCTCGTCTGCAATTACGGTCTTTTCACGAACCGGAGCAATTTTAACAGCCTCAAGCGCACGAAGCTGATTGTGAAACTTAGGATAAAGATCCTCATAAAGCAGCTCAATCTCAGAGGATAAGCTGCTTAAGGCAGACTTAAGGGTGGAAATTCGGTTCGCACTCATACCGAGATCACGACACCACCCAAAATAATAAACAAAGTCTCTGCGTTTTAAATCAATAAAAAATTTATTCTCGTTTTCTTTGTAATTCCAGCAAAAAAACACTTTGAGCCACTCTTCATACTGGCTGATAGTTTGGGGGGACTTGTCATTGGATTTGCAATATTGGATAAAATCCTTAACGAGCCGCTTGTTCTCAGAAGACACGTTTTCCCAATCGCTGGTTAAATTTGTATTATAAACTGTAGTACGACTCATTTATTCGCCCTCCTTTTCCACCTTTAGCGCACCAAGCCGCTTTATTTCTTCATCACAAGCAGCAATAGCATGAGCGCTCTTTAGCGTCTTTTTGTGTCGTTTTATATCTCTAACGGCTTCTTCAATATCTTTATTGATTTTTATATCGACGAATGTGCGCGCTAAAAAAATAGCGTCATACTCATCAAAAGAAAGATCTGAAGAAACCCCATACTGTTCAATCACATAGCGTTTAATATCATCTTTTGTTACTTTAAAGGACGCATCCCAGGCTCTCAGCTTACGCAGATAGGCATGCGTGGAGGCCGGAAAAACCCCCACGCAATCATAAGCCGAAATCTCATTCTGCGCCAGATATAAGTTTAGAACAGCGTGCGCCTTTGCAAGCGCAACGAATGTCTAGACTGTGGAGTTACCCCCGCGCAGCTGGGTAGGCATCGCTTCTTTAGACACTAACAAGCTTTCTTTACGAAATCCTCTTTCACTTAGGAGGTCAAAAAATGCGCCTATCGCTGCATAGAGATCTCTCTCTTTATAAATTCCCGTATCTGTAACGGAAATTTTGTATGTTAAAATGGGAATTTTATGTTGGATATCCCACAAACATATGCCCGTATTTTTACTCGCAAGATCAAACATAACGAGATATTCAAAATCGGTTAATTTTTTTTGAAGTTTAACTTCCATATAATTCCCACCTTTCATACCTTTTTATCCATAAATAAGTATTTGCGCAATTTCTGCATCAGTCAAAGAAACAAATCTTGCAGAATAATTTACCCAGTTTGTTGATGCTATATACGTCGCATACAACGAGGCACGTACAAAAATTGACCCATGAACACCGCCTGTAGAGGTCGTATAAGTAGAAATTGGTGTGCTCAAAAAAGCATTTATGTTTGACAGCTTACACACTGTGGTACTTAACAAATACAAAGACAATAAATGCGTACAACCACTGAAGCAGGAACTCCCAACAACAGAACAGCTAGATAATATTACCGTATTCAACCGATTCCTTGTTTTAAATACACCTGAATACGCAAGACGCAGGGCCGGAGCATAAACATAAGCTATAGTAGTACAGTTAAAAAACGCACTTGTAACCATACTTGAGCACGCAGGCACTATTAAACTTTGCAATGCTGCGTACTGAAATGCATAAGCTGGAATAGTGGTGCACTTGGGTAGAGAAAGAGTCGTTAACGCCGTACAATAACCAAACGTTTCACTTCCAAGAGTAGTACAGTTAGGTAAATAAACAGTTGTCAGTGCCGTACAGCTATAGAATGTACGACTTGGAGCGGCGGTGCACTTAGGAAGAGAAACATTTGTCAATGCCGTACAATTCCAGAACACATTACTGTAAAGAGTAGTACATTGAGGTAATGTTATAGAAGTAAGCGCTAAACATTGTCCAAAGGTCCATTCCTACACCGTCTGGCACGCGGGTAGGTACACTATCGAAAGCGAGGAGCAATATTGAAAACCTCGACTACCAATCGATTTACATATCGGTAAATTTACCGAGGGGAGGGCATTGCATGAATAAAAAGCTGCCTCCCCCACTATCGTACACTAAGAAAAAGCCATAGTCAATGAACTTAGAACATAGCAGCTTCCGAACATCCAGCTTGTAATGTGTGAACACAAGGGCATCGATAGAGTAGATAATTGAAAGCACCCTAAGAAAGTTTGCGACTCTACTGAAGTAACAGAAGGTAAGGAAAGAGCTTGTAAAATTCCACAATCACGAATTGCGGCAAGGCCTAAATAGGAGCAAACAGGGAGAGAAATATCTGTTAATGCAACACAGCGTACAAAGGCTTGGTTATCTACATATGTACATGCAGGAAAATTAGCGCTTGTCAGCTAGCTACAATCCGCAAGCGCATATGGGCGAAGCGAAGTAACGGAGCTGTTAGCGTAGGCACCGCTAATTGTGCCATTAAGCATGGCTGTCGCGGTAGCATCTCCTCCACCGCCAGTTGGTATATTGCTTATAGCGCTACCTAATCCCTCTGGACAACTAATTGTCGAAGAAGCGCCGCCTTTTGCACGAATTGCATTTGCAGCCAAACGCATATTTGCATCAAGCCAGTCTGCATTAACTGACCTTACATCTACATCTAATTGTATTGCATATTCCTCTAACCAGTCAATCATATCTGAATCAGTAACATCTGTCCCGCCATAGATATAAATTGTCCGATAATTTTGATTTGACCAAGCATTCGTATCAAATACATGCGTACTGTTATAATAAATATCAAGGTTATCCTGATTATCCTCTAATTCTAAACTCGTATACTCAGTACTATTGCTTGAAAATTGAAGGTCAAGCGGACCTATGCCCCCTTGAGGGGGTTGGAGTGATATGTTTATTTGCCACTTCGTATTAAGTAAAGTATTCACACTCATTAATAGTTACCCCCTGTCCATTGAGCCATAGTAGCAGCGACCCAGTTACCATTACTATCAACTGTTAAAATTTTGCCTGCGTCTGCCGATGTAACCGAAGGCAGAGAATTAGTTGTTGCTGCAAAAGCACTACCAGTCCAATAAACTGGTTGAGTAGATGAACCAATTGCGGGTGTGCCCAAGCCTGTAGCCGCGGAAACAATGCTACTTGCATATGTTACAGCTCCGGGTGTATGTATTGCAATATTAGATAAATACAGACCATCCGCACTGCTCCATGTTAATGTACCAGAAATACCATTCACCAAAGCGCCGCCATAGGCAATCATATCAGGGAATAGTATATCAATTTGTTCGGCGTGTAACCCCAACGCATTTGAGACAATTACGCCATTAAAGACAAGGATTGTACCTGAAACAACGGGTACCACTTGGCTCAAAGCGTATTTAACATATTGTGAATCAAGTGCTGATGCTATATCGGTTATTCCTTCTGTTGGTCCCAAATAAACGCATGTCCACTGATTATTAGCAAAAGTAACTTGAAAATGTGGATGTAACGTGGTGGATGTATACCAAGTTTGAACACTTCCTGCATCAATACCCGTACCACCCTGACTTAATGGGACAGTCCCAGTAACGGAAACATTCGACCAAGAAGCGCTTCCTGAACCATCTGCGGTTAATACTTGACCTGAAGTTGCGTAATTACCAGTAGTTCCACTTTTGATGTATGCCCCTTGTATATCCTCCCAGGAGATAGAGATACCACTAGAGCTTCCCGTGCCCTGTAAAAATTTAGTTGTTCCAGGACCTGCTAATCGTGTAGGTGCACCGCTATCGCCACCAACAATGATATCACCTTTTGTTGTCATTGGGTTAGCAATATATGCACTACTATCTACAGAAACAACACCAGAGGTATCGGTTTTCAGTAACCCAGCTGTTGACCAGTTTGACCACGCGGTTGTACCGCTAGTTGTGGTAGATAATAAGACTTTGTTTGCGGTAGTTGTATTGGGGAATTTTCCCTCAATCCAACCCTTAAGCGCATCGCCACGGACAGCACAATATTGATAAACATTGCTGCCATAATGTGTACCCGTTGCGCCTGCTTGAAGGACAACTTGTCTGGCGGCGCGATATGTATTATCGCCGTCATAGTTCAAAAATAGGTTGTCTTTCGTGCAAGCACCGCCGCTGGTGGGCGTGTTGACACCACAGATACCACGGGTGACAAGACCAGATTTGGCAGCAGTACCGCCAATGATTATACCATTCGGTGTGTAGATACGGGTCTTGTCATAAGTATAAGTCGTAACAACTGTAGTAGCGCCAGAGCCGCCGGGCGCACCAGTACCAGGTACAGTAACATTATTATTCTGTGTGGCTGTTACCACTTTCCCCCACTCAGTCGTTGTTGGGAGTTTATAACCAGAATCTATACCTACAGTTAATGTACCAGAAGAAGTTATTGGGCCGCCAGTAACCGATATACCGCCCGAACCCGTACCCCCTACACTTGTAACAGTACCCGAACCACCACCAGCAGCCCACGAAACGCCACCGCTACCATCGGCGGTAAGCACATAACCAGAAGTCGCAGAACCGCTACTAATGCCCGAAGTGGTCACAGAACCCCAAATAGGAGCATTGCCATCACTAGTCAAAACCTTACCCGAAGTCCCGATGGCCAATCTTGTACCAGCACTACCATCAGCATTACCATATATTAAATCGCCTAATGCTGTAATAGGATTGACCAAATAACTACTTGTGTCTAATGCCCAAGTATTCGCGGCAGTCTTCTTTAATAAACCAGAAGTACCAGTTAACCCCTCTATTGCTTGTAAATCATCTGTTCCGCTAATTTCCGAGAGAGAGTAGCTCGGTTTTGTGGACTCAAGCGCCCAAGAAGGAACGTTTGGCACATCAGACATCGTTGCTATCTTATTTGTACTGCTATTATAAGCGGTATTAGTAAGAATATTAGCAACCCCGCTACTCAGAATACTCGTACCATTTATTTGAACATCTGTAACAGGAACCGAAGGAATGTTGCTCGTCAGAGCAATCGTTCCCGTAGTGTTTGGTAAAGTATAGGTATAGGCGTTGTTTACAAAAGTATTGTTATTGTTAAATTCCCACATACCAATAAGATTGGTCGCAGGAGTTTGTTGAATAGATGTTTGTCCAGATGCGTGGTTAAAGAGTTGTACCTTAGATGGTAAAAATTGTGCAATGTTATTTCTTGTAGTGACATTATGCGATGTAGCAACAGAGAAAGCAATGAGGTCAGGGCCAAACGAGGTGCTGTCGCCGTTTCGTGAACCGAACTCGACAGCGTTGCCCCCACCGTTGGAATAAGCATTATTGTCAATACTAACAAACCCAACCACACTTGAACCATTGGTCTCATATGTTGGTACAGTCAACCGCGCTAATTTTCTTGTGCCAGCTGACACTGTTGTGGCAGAAACGTTTGCGCCAAACACGACGCACCCACTCGGAGAACCACTCTGGAATTTTTGTTGAGCCGTAAATGTTTTTGTTGCCGAAACGGTCTGCGCAGTATTAGTGGTCACATAGTTTGTCGGAATAGTAGGGAGGTTATTTAAGTCATTGTAATCGCCGCTAAAAGCAACCTGACTTAAATCATCCTCAAATACCATCGGTGTTGGGGTAGGTGTCCCAGCACCTGTCAGTGTACCAGAAGAATTTGCATTGGTATAATATTGATTATTAATAACATCATACATACCGTATGTGGTGGTACCACCAGATACATATTTAACAGGATACATATCCTGAACAAGCGCACCACTACGCCATACTCTATACCGATAAACACGGCCCTTCATAGTCGCCGTTGGCGCTGTACCACCTGGGTTTATGGTAAATAAATAGGCATTATAGCTGAATGTGAAATTCGCCGCCCAACCTTCCGATTTACCATAGTCAACGCCGTCGAAATAACAATGACCGCTTGGTAAAATCTTCAATGTGTGCTTTTTTGTATCAATAGTTCCAAGCGCTATGAGGGCTTGTTGTCCATCTCGTGTCTCTTGACGCACACACCAACCAACAGAATAGGTCATCGATACGTTTTTCCCAGCATAAGAAGATTGGTTAAAAGTACCCCAAATACGATAGTTCGCGGTATCATCTTGTTGGAATATTAACTCAACAGAATCATCGGTCGAATATTTACGACCCGTATTTATATATGCAGTGCCATCGCTATGGATATACTCTAATTGAGTATAGCCACTGGGCAACGTAACTGTATTTGGATACAAAGGACGCTCAACGAAGGTTTTAGTACCATCAATAGATTGGTCAGTGTCTGTCAAGACCACTTTACTCCACTCAGTTGTGGTAGGTAATTTATAACCACTATCAATACCGATAGTAGTATTTAATGTCGAAGTTTGAGCCGTGCTTTGAGATGAAGTAAGGCCCGTTCCAGCCTGTACTTGGACACTGGTAACCGTTCCCGCATTCGGAGTTGTCCAAGAAGCACCACCAGAACCATCAGCAGTTAAGACTTTCCCAGAAGATGCAGTACCAGAACTTATGCCTGATGTGGTGACGGAACCCCAAGCAGGGACATATCCATCAGATATTAAAACCTGACCCGCTGTGCCAATTCCGAGACGCATTGGGTTGCCACCAGCATCACCGTGGATAATATCGCCAAGCGTGGTCATACCTATGTCGGCTTTTACACCAGCAGCATGACCAGATATATTACTCCACGAAACGGAGTTTGCACTACCTGAAGTTGTTGCATAGGGGATTGTCACCCAAGTCGTTCCGGAACCGCTTCCACCAGCCGTTAAACCAAGTTTGTTAGCGTTGTCACCAGTTCCACTAACTGTCAGCGAATAAGTGGTGTTAGTATCTGTAGCGGCGATAGTAATTTTACGATTTGATGTATCATCAGTAAGGGTAATATTACTACCAGCCTCTAATGTTAAATCAGAAGTAGAGGTACCTGACCCAGAACCACCCGCTGTTAGAGTTGATGTGAATTTATGACTGGCAAGTGCACCGCTCAATGCGTATGTGGTATTGGTATCGGTAGGTGTATCCCAGGTACCGTCTTTCTTCAAATAAGTTGAACCGCTGGACGAGATTCCTATATCTGTTTTAACACCGTCCGCATGTCCTGATACATTAGCCCAAGCCACAGAATTTGCTACATCAGCAGTGCTTGCCGTAGTTGCGCTGCCTGCGGTTGTTGCAGAATTAGCGGTGTTGGCAGAGGTGGCATACGGAATAGTGTACCAAACCGTGCCTGACCCAGAACCACCTGCTACAAGACCTACCTTGTTAGCATTATCGCCCGTACCACTTACATTCAATGTATACGTGGTGTTAGTATCAACTGGTATGGTCGGTTTATCGTTTAAGTCATTATAACTGCCTGTTTTTGATACTTTGTGCAGAGTAATGTTATTGCTAAAAGACTCGGAAGCAGAAGTTGTCTGCGCTGTTGTAGCAGTTGTATCAAGAGTGCCAACCGTGGCAGGGGTAGCAGGAGTAGCCCAGTAAGGTATACTCCCGTCTGAGGTTAAAACCTGCCCGCTTGTGCCAATGGATAATTTAATTGGGTCAGCGCCCGCATCTCCATAAATCATGTCACCCAATGCCGTCATCGGGTTCGCCATTCCGCTATCAGCAGGGTTGGTCCAAATACGGATTGCGCCATCTTTATGGTAATAAACAGGATGATTTAAAAGAATTTCAAACGCTGTCGCGCTAACCGCTCGACCAAGAAAAATGTAAATTTTACCGTCGTCAGTACTAGGAAGCGCCTGCACATAAGGGGTGTTGGCATCAATAATAGCAGAGCCATTAGATTGAGGCGTACATTTAATATAGATAGGTCGGTTTGCGGTCATTGTAGCCGCTGCACCAGTGTTATTAAACGAGTAGCCAATTAAAGTATATGTATCATAATATTGTTGCCACAGTTGAGCCGCTGTAACATTGGCGTTAGCTTCTATCACCGTTGTTGTGCCGTACCAAGTAATTTCCCCGAATGGGTCAATGGGGCGCTGGTTAACATTCCGCGCCGAAGTAGCATTAGTAGAAGTACTCGTGTTGGCGGGTACCCATTGTGTACCATCAGCAGAGGTAAACAACAGTCTATAGCGATAAAATTTATCAGATGCCTTCAAAGTTGAGTTATTAGTTCTCACCTGATAACCAATTGTGTTTGTGTTGGCATCATAACCACGATAACAAATCCAACATCCACCGCTTACACGTGTCGAGTTATATGTAAACAGCATCGCATAGTTGATGTTAAAGATTGTTGTATCTCGTGTCGGGTCTGTAGGAGTTACGGGATTGCCCAGCGCCATGTTTGAATATGAGGGCTTTGCACCTAACCCATTTACATTAATAGTGAACCCAGAAGCCGATGTTACTTTACCATTATACAGCAAAAGAGTTAACCCATCATAATATTCGGTTGCCGTTAGTTCGGGAATTGTTACCGTAAAGTTTGTTGAGGTAGATGTGCTGTCTACTTGAGCGTAAAAAATTCCTTGCGTTTTTTCGGGAATATTCGCTCCCCATTGTGGGGCGCCATTCGACGATTTTAATATCTACCCATCTGTACCAGCGGCAAGGGTAGTCAACGCACCGCCCGTGCCACCATAAATAAGATCCCCAGCAGAAGTTGTTGGGAACCCAGTAACTTTATCTATACTAGTTTGGGGGTATAAAATGTCCCCGGACGAGGTTTTTAATTGACCTTTAAAAGTGCTCACAGGTATCTACCCCCTCCTTTCTCAATAATTATAAAAATAAAACGCGCCAAAATTAAGCGTCTTTTTCAAAATACCAACCACCTGTAACAACGATGGGTGTGGCACCATTATTAATTACTTCCAAAACTTGTCCACCAGCAGTCACGAGCCCTTTGGTGTTAACGGTTACAGCACTATAAGTGCCCGCGGAAACGCCAGTGTTTGCGAGAGTAACTGTGATCGCCGTTGCGCCGCTGCCAGTGGCGTCACCACTCAGGGTAATAGTCTGGTTGCCAGTTAAAACCTCGGCGTTGTTACTGTACAATTTACCGCTCTGCATGTAGACGCTGGCATTGGTGTTTTCTGTCGCCACAGAGGTCGTCGAACTAGAACCAATAAGATAACGCTTCGCGGTAGATGTTGTAATCGCGCTTTCCGGCGCATAAAATGAAGCCGTACTGTTGCTTTTACTAGTGCCATTAAGAGTTACCGAGGTCCAAGTAGGATCTTGCCAAAACGGTTCGTTGGCTGCGTTCGAGCCAAGAATTTGCCCCGGATTTCCTCCAGCTAATCGGGTGGGGGTTCCAGAGGCGCCTCCAACAATCATGTCCCCCGCTGTCGTCATTGGGTTGGAAAAATACCCCGAGGGCATGTCTGCTGTTGTTAAAGCACGAAACGTGGGTACACCATTGGCGTTTGAAGGCGCGGCTAAAACATAATTTTGCGTCTTACTTGCATAAGGATTCTTAGTATCACCGTAATTATCGGCTAAGCTGATTGTACGGTTAGCCGCAAGAGAACCGCCGCCAGTTAAACCAGTGCCGGCACTAATTGTGGTGGTCTTAAGAGCAAAAGAAGACTCATCTCCCAGTTCTTCCCAAGTCGCTGCCTGTCCCACACCCTCCTCGGTGCAAAGATATTCTTTATCCTCGATAATAATAACGTCCCCACGATGTGCCGCCACTGCTTCTGCAGTGCCCGTGGTTGTCACGCGCACATAATAAGGAGGATCGCTGGGAAAATATATATATTGGCCAGCAGAAGGCTGCGTCGTAGTGCCTACACCAATAAATTTTAATGCACTTGTTAAACCAAGATCAGCTGCTGTAATATTAATAGTTGTAGGACCTGTTTGATTTGCAGTAAACGTACCTTTTGTTGTTCCTTCGGTTTGAATTGTAAGGGTACCATCCCCTATAGTAGGTGTTCCCGAAAGATCGGAATATGCGCCAGTCTTTGCGACTTTAGCCAAGGTAATGTCCGAACCACTCGAGTTCGCGATTGCGCCGCCACTTTGAGTCACCCCGGCCTTGAGCGTTACAATATTAGAGCTCACCGAAGCAATCGTAGCCGAACCGTCGGTAAAGGCGGGTTCTGCCCCAATATTAGCTGGGGTTAAATTGACTTGTCCAGTACGGTAAGTAGATTCTGCATTACCCTTAACGCCAGTTACACCGACACCAGAACTGACAATTTCATCAATAGCCGCTTGAACATTGGTCGCAGCTAAGCCACTGGTTGTATTACTATAAGATACTATGTCGGCATCGGTTGCAGGATGTAGAATATCAAATGAATTGGTACCAGTTTTCTATTTTAATTTTCCTTTAAAGGTTGCCATTTTCTTCATCCTCCATTATTTATATTAATTATCTCTTAAAAAAATAAAGTCATCTACTCTAACGGCATCTAAATCTTGAGTCGATTGTACCACCATACGAGTATAGGGTAGCTGACTAACAGGAGTTCTGTATCCCGTACCGCCCGCACCTTGAATATATATATCATAATTATCCATCTACGGATATGTTAAAGTGCCAAGATTCAGGTTTGTGCACCCCGAAATATCCAGAGAAAGCTCTCCAACAGAGTTAGCCACTGTAGAAGATAATCCATTTCCCGTAGTCAAAGACGCAATGTTATTCAAAACGATTGAAGAACCGTCGAGAAGCACTTCGTCCACAGTTCCAGCACCGGAGTCGACACGGGTAGATTTTAAAGTTGCAATATTATTGGTTGTATCAACAGCATATACCCAGCGATTCGGATATTGGTCTTGAACAACAAAAATGCTGTCTCCAACCTTCAAAGACCCGGGAGCTATACTGGTCCCGTTTGTGTCGGTGAAATTTGCAGTCAACACAAGCTCAGAACTATCGGTTGCAAATACATCACTTACTGTAGCGTCAACAACATAAGCGCCCTATTCTTGAGCTGCTACTTCTGATAAAGCCACATACACGGCCCTTGCAGAGGGATACTGCTAATCTGTGGAGTCGCCCGAAATGGCCGTCGTTTTATTTGTGGTTAATTCCATATTCTGCATTTGAGGGGCGAGTCTTTCTTCCCCTAAGGTTAAAGTGGCCCCCGTACTAGCAGAGCTTCCCGTAGGAATAATTTTATCACAAATAAACGAATTGCTTAACTAATTGTTAATTTTATATACATAACAAAAATCGCCCGTTTGGAATACATAGGGCGTCATGTTGGGAATTGCCGATAAAACCGAATTTTGATCGGGTACAATAATTAAGTCATAATGCGTATCATCAACGCGTGCTTTTACTTGACAAAGTATCGTTTGATCCTTTTTCGCAAATTCTTGTTGGTAGATGTCGCGAATCACATCTACAAATTCATTAACGGCTCCCACGACACCACCTCCTATAAAAATTTAAAGATGAAAAACCCCTCACAGTTTCCTGTGAGGGGTGATTAATTACGCGTCTTCGTCTTTGTTTTCTTCTTCTTTAGACTCAGGACCGTTTATAGCCTCATCCACAACGAGATATGCGCGCTGACGGGGTTTTCTGCCCTTGCGACTACCTTTGTTGCCCTCGGCCGATTCCTTTTCACCTTCACCAGAAATTTTTTCAGTTTTAACGACCTTGATTTCGGCCTCTTCCAAAATTTTCTGTTGCGCCGCTGCGTTTTTCTTTGCTTTGATTGCAGCGTTCTTTTCCAATAATTCCTTAAGCGTCATTTCACAATCTCCTTAATTAATGCTTTGCCTCATAAATCATAGATTCGATCTTATGAGCAATCCAAACTTCGAGATCCCCAAAGTTTTCTTCAATGAACTCTCTCATGCTTGCGGTCAGTTGTACTTCTATAATTTCAATGGCTTTTTCTTTAACCATTCTCTGGGCTTCTTCATCGAACTTGCCCTGTTTCTTGAGACCCTCAACGAATTCCTGATATACCGCTTGAACTGCGTCTTTCACAATATATGTAATCTTTTCAAGAAGCGCGGCAAATTTCTTATCTTTAATCTTCAGTTTCAGCCAAGAAACAATAGCTTCCGCCGCCCAAGATGCCAGTGCAGCAATAATCACACCAACAGCCGCAAGTATGGCATTAAGTAATTCTTCTGTCATGTCATATACCTCCTAAAATAAAACTCGAATTTTATGCGCACACACAGGCGCACTTGTAGACATTTTTATATAAAAATACCTACAACAGCGCCCGTTGGGGCCCCTGTTGGGGCCCCGGGGGCCGCGCATAATATTTATGCCTTATCTGTTTTTTGTTTTTTAAAGGCGGGACATTTTTCGCACCCGTCTATAACAAAACGTTGTTGTAAAGTACAATATCTCTGATAGGGACAACGCTTTTTAAGCAAGGTGCATTTAAACCAATCTTTCCCGTCCCCTTTCAGATTTTTGCACATTTAATTCATTAAACGATGTAATCGTTTAAATTACGCACCGATTTCGACTTCTTCAGAAACAGCTGCGGTGCCCTTCAGACGGAAAATATAGTTCGTGCTAGAAACAAACACATACTCCGCAGTAAGATCGGTCCAGTTTTCACCGTCGTCGGTAGTGTATTCAATACCATCGGCAGCGGTGAGGGCTTTGAGGTGACCGTCTTTCAGCTCAGCATAGATCGAAGGATGATCGCCAGCTTCAGCAGACTCGGCATCAACAATCAGAGACGCCACGTCTTCTTTCCAGCTACGATTATCTATAACTTCAATAATGCGGAGGAGCTTACCGCCGTTGACTTCGCAGTCAGCCGATTCAGAAGCAAGCGCAACACCAGAGAGCGACATCGTCTGGTTGGAGCTCATGTTCATGGTAAATTCCTGAGAACCATTGAGCAGGAATCTGGGAACTTCAAAAGTAATGTGACCAGCGGCTTTGCCCTTAGAAGCGGCGCAAGCATCACCGGCATAAATGGGGGCGGTGATGATAAGGAAGAGTTCTTCCGGAATTATCGTCGAGGTAATTTCGGCGGCCTTGGCATTAGAAACAGGACCAAGGTAGCGAATGCAGTATGCACCCGAAGCGCCGGTAAGAGAAAGCTGTTTGGAAGTGGCATCATAATCGATTTTCTGCCATTCATCCATACCCTTCTTAGTACCCCAAACAAGATAGTCCTCTCCGCAAGGAAGCGGCATCTTATTGATGGTCTTGTTATAAGAAGCGACACCATCAGTAAATTCAACTTCATCACTTACATAATCTTCATCGCCGGTGGTGAAGCGAGCGCCGAGCTGAGCCTCCAGATATTCAGGCTTCCAAAGAACGTCGGTAAGGGTTATATCGACATTAGAATCGTGGTAGAAGCTGAACTGAACAGGAGCACCTTCGCCAGCGCGAATATCATCTTTGGTCGTAGTAATATTCAGACCGGAGTCAGTAAGGGTCTTGGAAACAAAAGCCACGGTTCTTTCGCCAGTGGCGGCGTCATAACGGAAGGCTTCTGCTTTACCAACAGAACCTAAAAAGTACTTTGCCATAGTTTTAATCTCCTTTTCAAAATTTTATTTTTTATTACAAAACAGAAACTTGCTGCTGAAGCTCGTCCATACTCTTATATGCATCCCCATACATATCTTTATTGGGCTTGTAAATCCAATGCTCAATACTCTTTCCTTTTGGTAAAGACACAAATCCGGACGACACAGCCTGCTTCATAATTTTATAATTAATTAAATCATCTACCGTGGCAAGCGCCATGGTAAACTTACGAATGGGCATATTGTAGCACTCTTCAAAAGTATAGTGAGTGGCAATCGAAAGACACACGACCTTCTTTTCAATCGAAGCATGCACATCGTTTCGTTGTTGTTCAAGCCTGATTTTTTCATCGTGGTCTTTCTTTAATTCTGGGTCGACCCAAGAATCATCCACATAATCATAAAAATTTTGATAGGGAACAATTTGCCGCAATTTATTAAAATCGCTACGATTTATAATATGCCCGTCAACACTCAAACATTTTCGTTTGGGATTATCGGGGTCTTGAATAACTTTTATCATTTCCATAAAGTCTTCACCGCCGCATCCCTCTTCGGGACAAATTAGTCTGGGAACCTCTTCTTCGCCCCCCTCTTCGGGAGTTGGATCTAGGGTCGCTTCCGCCTAGCCTGTCACCGCCTCAAAATGTTTCTGCGCATATTTCTATACACTAAGCATGAAATCAAGAAAAACTTTGTCGTCATATTTCATAATATGACCACATTTATTACATTTTAATCCATTCTCTATATGAAACACCATTTCCAACAAACGCTGTAAACGATACGACCACTCTTTTCCCTCTTGCCCCGGCAATTGTGTCTGAGCAATTAAATAGTCTAAATGCGAAAGGGCAATCCCCTTAGGCGTTTCGTTCTTATTTAACGTAAAACAAGGGAGACAATTGGAAAAAGGTTCAAAATACCGCACCTAAATCGGATAAATGGTTAATCCACAAAAAGGAATGGGTTTATCTTCTCGAAAATATTCATGCTCATAAGATTTTAATAATTTCACAATGTCTGCAGGAAGCTAGCCATATTTGGGATCCGCTTCTGCGGGATCAATTTCTGGCTGTATTATTTTTTCTTCTTCAGGCATTAAAATCCCCCCTCGGGGTCATCTGAAATGCCCGACATCGTGACATTAAAACCAATTCTATGACCAAAAAACGAGCGATTATTAAATAACGAAAGAGTTGCTTTGCTTTTTATCGCATCGCCTTCATTGGGTTTACTTGCAATAAATCCCAAATATCCCACCCCATCTATATATAAACCATTTAACTCAGCTAATAAACACTTCAGCAACACAGTCGCCCTGCTTTTAAATCTCACGGCGGGATTTTCTTCATTTTTATAATAATAATCATTCGCGTTGATTAATTCTTTAGCAGGGTTTGCTTGTTCTGGGTCACCCGCATCGCAATTAGTGGCGGGGCCGTTGCTTAAAAAATTTATTTTTGCATGAATAACGGTTTCTACAGCAACACTCACAATTGAGCGCATATGATCAATAGGATATATGTCATCTACATAAATGTAAATAGACGAACACTCTTTCGTCCATGCATCATCAACAAAGGGGGAAAAGAATACCCTGGCGTCTGCCGTCTAACCACCGATTCGATTATTGGCATAACCATCTATTAAAGCCCACTTTTCTTTGGAAGTTAATGGGGCTTTTGAAAGCGCGTCTTGGGTATCATACTTTAACAAGCGCCAAAACGTTTCCGCATATGCGGTTTTAGAAGTTAACAGGTGCTGTATAATTTTTCCCTCAATGCCGTCAATATTTATAAAGCGATTAAAGTCGTTATAACCGCCATACTCATAAAAATCTGCCATCTCTTTGACCTCTTACCTCCGGGCAACTCAACTTAAATCTAAGTCAAACTCAGCAGATATCTCTTCTTGCGTGGGAGAATCTTCTGCTTTAACATACCACTTAAGGTGCATGGGGCCTCTTAAATAAATACGTTTTCTGCGAAGCTTAAACACGCCGCCCTCTATTACAAGCTCGTAATAATTTTCGGGGCACGCCTCTAAAAGATTTTCTAAAGAAATATCTAATTTGATATCGACACCCTAAACGACGTCCTCTCCGTGCTTAAGTACGGGTATAAAACTCTCAAACTCTTCACTTAAGGTATAAGTAATAAAGTCTGGGGAGGAGAACTAAATGGAATACGCATCCTTTCCTCCTGCATCGCCAGGAACGTCAGTCACAATAACCGGCGTATCCGCTTGGGCGGCAATGCGGTGTTCAAAATCATCCAAAGGAGAAATTTCTGTAATTTCCATATATATTCGCATCAACCCGATATCTGTCGGATGAAAAGTTGAATTACTATAAAATTTATTGATTGCTTTTATACGATACACTCTATCGTAACCAATGATAAAGCGCTGATTGAGAAAATAATCTCTAGTATAATCATTATGCTACGCAATGATTATCAATTCAGACTGCGGAGAAACCGCCGTCTCGTTGTAAAACAGATTTACTGATGATAACTCGCGCCCTTGTATAACAGGTTCATAATGATAGTGCGAAATCCCCTGCGAATCTACCCAGAGACTCCCGAGGGTCCCGTTGCAGCGCTCAATGATCATACTAGAGGTCATTTGGACGCTGTTTGTATTCGTAGCCAGCCAAACATTTTTCTTGGCATCGGGGATGGCATCTAAATCAAGTTCATCGAGGGGGAACTCTTCATATCTAAAACGGCTCCCGATCACAAAACGTTTATCGAGAATGTCTCTAAAAACGATGTTCCTGCAGTCGTTTGAAATTGCTGTTCCCTTCTCAGATTTGACAGACTGTATAACAACTTCAATGGGAGAATAAGTTTGTTCGCCCCACTGGTTTTCATATTCAATATCCACGCGGTTAGGTCGATATTCCCAGTCGGCGTCCACCTTATCCTATAACTCTTTTATAAAATAATTATCTGCGCTATAGTTTTTGGGGGTTTGAGAAAGAATATCATACTTGTTCGCCGCATGGGTGATATCAATAACTTTTCGCGCCATACGTCGTGCCCCCTTATTTACGATCTCCGATTAAATGATCGAGAATTCCTTTTGACTCCATGATTTGACGTTTTACTTGCGCATGCGTCAAATTTTTATAATTTGCTCCATCATATAGGCCGTGTATTTTTACAACAACCCTGGTAAGTTTATTATCGCATAACACATTAGCTGAAGCTAAATCAAACATAAAACCATAGAACCACAAATCTATATTCCCTTCGCCCCGAGACTCTGCTTCTATCATATATAAAAGTTTAATCAACTGGCTGCGCAGTCCAATATAGCATTCGCGCTCTTCCCCCGGAGAAAATCTAATTTCTGCTTTTTGCACATTTATCTGTTCATTATTTTCCAAAATTAGAGCCTCCTCTGGGAGTCGACATAATCCTCCAATTTAATTCTGAGACCAAAGTATCCATGTCTCTGTTCATTTGATTTCGCCACTCTACTTTTGCTCTCGCCGAATTTGCGGGTGAATACATCTAAAAATCTGTATCAGTTAAAATATTCCTAACCTCTAAAACGCGCCCAACTTCTTTATCGCCCCAGGCGGAACATAAAGCATAAGCAAGTATGTTTATTACTTTATCCATGATCGCGTCCATTGGAAAATCGGAACGAAGACAATCAGAAAAGTCAGCTGTAAAAGCGCCCGCATAGAACCACGAGACAGCCCAAGTTTCATCGGAGTTGATTGCTCGAGGAAAAGTTACTGAGTTGGTCTCGGGATCATACGATCCAAAAACCTTCTCTTTACCAATTACGTAAGTAAATCCAACACCAACTCCACCATTGGCAACCTGTTGTTCTAGAACATAAGTATCGTTTCCATCGCCTGAATCACTTTCCATCTTTCCTTCCGGCTACGCACATACCAATAACTTGTCGGTAATAGCCACCGGGGAAGTGAATTTATTTTTTCCAATTATGAGAAAATCAAGCATGTCACTTTGAAAACCCGCTTGATCATTGTAATATTTCTTACTTAAGTCGGGGTCATCAAATAGATTGAAAGCCCTTTCAAAAATATCGTAAAACTATATCAATTCGACCCCTCCTTCGCTAAAGTATTACATTTCGGTCGGTTGAATTTTATAACGGCCACTCAGCTCGTCTTGCTCTCTTTTGAAGCCGCCTTTGGTTAATCTGTCTAAAAGATCAACTTTTTCGCGATCTAAGAAAGCCGGATCGCCCTCTACAAACTTACGTTTATAGTAGCATACAACACTTTCTTTGAGGTTTTGAAGCTTCAGACCGCTCCAAAGATGTTCCAAGTCACGGGCCGACATCTTACCGATTGCATACAAAGTAGCGACATCGAGACCGAGTTCTTTATCGGTAAAAACACCTTTTGCGGAAGCAACATCCGCATTTTTATAAGAAACAGCAAAAACACCGCGATCAAACCAAGAACGATATTTACCAACCAGCTCATCAAATTGCGAACGAGTCATAACGAACTCTTCCCCATATCTGGTGCAGTTAATTTCCATGTTGCTAATTTTGGCATACCCAAGACTGTCAGAACAGTATACCAGCGTTACATCTGTAGACGGAGTGGCGGGCGCTGCAACAACGGTTGTTTTTGCGGGTTCCGCAGCAGCTGCGGTCGCTTTTTCGAGCAGGGCTTGAAGCTCCGCTATCTTTGCCTCAAGATCAGCTTTGGTCGGCCCCTTGCTCGAAGGTGCTTTAGTGGTGTTTTTATTTGTAGTTTTATTGGTAGCCATATATATCTCCTTTTACTTCTATAAGAGGGGCGCATGGGCGCCCCTCTTTATTTTTTTAAATACAATAATTACTCAGTAGAAAATTACAGAGCAATAGTACCGTACTTGGAACCAACCACAGCAGACACGCCGACTCTTAATTCGACAGAGATGCCATAACGTTTGTCAGAAGTGGATTCGGGGTTGAACGAAACAGAAATTTCGTCGCCTTCGAAAACTATCTTAACAGGACGAACGCCGCCGACAGGAATCATGTAAATTCTATTGTCGGGAAGAGCGAGGGTGGCAGTGCTATTGGTAGTGCCGGGGATAAGAACATTGTTAAGACCAACAAGGGGAACACCAAGATACTGATCAAGGTATCCAACTTTGTTCATCTCTTCGCCTATCTGGACCTGGAAGTTGCCCTGCAGCGAAACATTGCTGAGAGCCACAGCGGTACCGATAGCAATAACGTTCATGCCGCCATTGGCAGCAGAAACTCTTTCTCTAAGGGTGCCCCAAAGAGTCGGAGTTACGCCATTGGTGGTATAAGCAGCACCGAAATCGGTGGTAGCCTGAGTCATGCCTTTAACGGCTTTAAGGAAGATGTAAGCCATGAACGAACGGCCGATCTTAAGAGCGAAGTTGCCCATATCGAACACGCCCGCCACGAACGGATACCAGTCAATGCAAGCGTCCACGGTAAGGGGAGCAGCATTGACGGTGATTTCGTCATCGAACATCGGCTGATCAACGCCCTTGCGAACGCCTTCAGCTTTAGAGTTAACTCTGAAAAGATCATTCGATTCAATTATGAAACGAGCGGTCTCGCCGTAGCCAACTTGATGAACATCGGCAATGAACTTAGAGAAAGTATCGTTAACCACTTCGGGAACGATAGCATTGATAACCTGTGCGATCACCGCATTGAAGTTATCGCGAACGGTGCTGTTGTTTTTAACCATAGGACGGTTGTAAACAGCAAGGCCTTCAGCTTCGAAAGCAGCCTCATAACGGGTGCCTTCAACGCCTTTCTTACCCATAGCGTAAAGCAGGTCTTTGTTGCGAGCTTCATAATCAGCAGGTTTTCTGCCTTCGTAGCAGGCTCTCGCAAGGTCAAGGGTGCAATCAACGAGCGAGTTGAAGGACTCGTCCGTGGATTTCGTATAAGCAAAATATTTTTCCATTATATTAACCCTCCTCCTTTACAAATTAGAGCTGAACGACTTCAACGAGGTAGATGGAACCGTTAGATTTCATACCAGTCGTGAGGTCTTCTTTAATAAGAACTTTAACGGCAAAGCCAGAACCAGGAAGAGAAGCAGCTGCTTTGTGAGTGAATTCACCAGCTTCAGCAGTAGCAAACTTACCAACAGTGGGTTCGGTATCGAAGTTGTCTTCGCCTATCCAGTATTTGTCGTGAAGAGCAAGTCTACGAGCTCTAGCTATGGTACCAGCAGGAACCTTCAGACCATAGAGCTTGTTGCCCATTTTGTAAACATTATCGGCAATAGCGCCTTCAGAAATGCCAGCGTAGTCAACAATGACAACTTCATCGGTAGCAGCCGCGGGGGCAGCAACGATATAAGTGTCATATTCAAGACCGTCCAGACCAGCAGGATCATAAACGGTGTTAGGAGCAAGATCGCCACAGACGACGAGAGCGCCATCGGGGAGTTCTACGTCAGCAACAACGTTAGTCAGGTAAGAATCGGCAACGCCACTAAGCATCTTACCTCTTTTAAAAACATTAGCCATAGTTTAATTCTCCTTTTAAATGTAAATTAATTTTTGGTTTAACGTATATATAAAACTAGATCTATCGCAGGATCGACTTCGGCGATATCGATAGAGCGACGTCTCTGTCTTAACAAGGTTATCTATTTGCGTAATCACGCAGGCGATCCCAAGAGCTAGCAGAGGCTTTCTTGGAATCTTCTTTTTTGGAAAAGACGGAATTGGTGTCGGGGGTTGAGATTGGTGCGCTAAATGACATTTCAGAAGCACCGTCTGTCTCTTCCTCCTGGACTTGTTCGGGCGCGGTAGCCATGTTTTGCTCAAGAAGCGCCATAGCAACCTTTACGCGCAAATCATCAAGAGAATTAATTTCTCCGCTTTCGCACCTTTGAGTAAATTCAGTTGCACTTTCAGAAGATATTTTCGACGAAGCAATTAACTTCTTGGCAGAGGCCACAAATTCCGCATGCTCAAATTTTGCAATTATTTCAGAAGCAGACTGAAGTTCGTTTTCAATTACGGCCTTTTCACCCTCGAGCTTCTCGTAAGCTTTTATAAGAGCATAGTGATCCGGATACTGCTGCAGCTTACTTTCATAGGCAAGCTTTTCATCATCAACCTAACCCTCCGCGATAACAGCAGCAAGATTAGTTAAGTCTGCAAGGATACCGCGCACAGAATTAAGCGAACGACTTAATACATTAATAATATATTCACGATTCTCAATCTCTTCCGGCGCATTCTGGTAATATTCTAAGCATTCCGCGATATCACCGTCTTGCCAGTCAAAAGAAGATATGAGCCAAGCTACATCTCTCATCGGAGCGTGCTCACATTCTTCACACTCTTCACAAGAATTTTCTTCACGTATGGTCTCTTTTTCCTCGCAAGGCTCTGCGTCTATAGCTTCGTGTCTACCGCCGCACTCAACGGCTTTTTCTTCGCATTCGCAAGGAGCTTTACCGCAATCAGGGCAAACCTCTTCACATTTTCCTCCACACTCGTCGGTTCTTTCTTCGCCGCAGGCTTCCTCTGCTTCCACGGCAGCGCCGCATTCACAAGAAGCGCCCTCGGTCTCAGAACAAGTGTCCTCGAAATTCTCCGTAGAAGAATCAGAGGTTTCAGAGATGGAGGTATCCGTCACAACTTCTTCAGTTGCAACGTTTTGTTCAAATTCCTCTGTGGAATTAAGAACTTCTTCCATATTTTTCTCCTTCTTAACTTCGGTAGAGTTATCGAGTTTTTCATAAGCCAAACGCAAGGCCTGGACTTGCCTATCGTAAAGCTCTCTGCCCATTACATCCACTACCGACAATTCTGCATTTTCTATTCCAGGCTCAACTTTTATACCGTTCCTGGAACCTAAAATTGTAACACCAATAAGCTCAAACTCATTGATTTTCATTACACCGTTTTCAAGCATTTCATAATCGAGTATATCTACCTCAACAGAAATGTTTTTTGCGGGGCCGCCATTTTTCTTTGCACGGCGAGCATCTTTAATTAATCTTTTTACTTGCTTAAAATTATACTGAGACCAGAGCGCGCATGTAAAGGTAATCCAATATAAACCATCGGATCCCTGTATAATTTTACGCTCGTCAGATTCACGAATGATCCCAAGTATTCTCTCACCTTCGGTGTCCCAGGTATCAAAATAGGGAAGGTCTGTTTCGCCGTCTACCTTCCACTCCCCATTATGGGAAACGAAGTCGCCCTGTTTGAAATATCCCAAAATAGGCTTATTAACAAAAGTACCAATGGATCTTTCCATAGACTCTTTTGTAAACCAGGAACCGTTTCGGTTGGGGTTGGCGCTGCTAATAGCGCGCATTTGCAATTCAAGAAAATCTTTTTTTAATAATTGAGTGACGCTGATTTGGTCGGCGTCAACTTCCAGAAAAAGTCTGGTATTATTATTTGCCACTACCTTCAGTGCCCCCCTTTTGTTTTAAAAATTGTTCTTTGGTCGGCAGAGCATCAAACCGGGACATAATATCGGACACGAAAGAGTTGCCGTTTAATTCATCATAGGAATCATATAAATCGTGCAAATTCTCGTAATCATAGTCATTTCTGTACCCCTTACCGAGACAATCATAGTAACAACGTAAAATATCGTTACGCAGCGTCGATAATGTGCCATTGCCAATTTTTTCCAAACGATCGTTAATATAATCCATTTTGTCACATATCGGTTTGACCTCTTCGGCAATAATATTACGAATCTACTCTGCAGACTCTTTTTGTTTCAGTTCTTTCACATGCTGGCTGTTCGCAACTTTTTTATCATGAAGATCTTTCCAAACGAGACTACTTACTGTTGAAAGGCTGAGAACAGACACAACTAAAGATACAATCTAAAGCCATTCCATTTTCTTATACCCCCATCACTCAATCATCATCGATATTAATGAAGTGGGTATATTTCTTAATATGTACATTTAATTTGTTCGCATCCATCTTACCAGCAGCATCAAGCCACTCTTCGCTCTGCTTTACGTAGTCTAATAATTTCATTAAAAATTCTTCCGCAAAAATTCTGACTTCGTCGTCATCATTTAAGTCGGCGACTTCAATTAATTCACGTACATATTGTCTTAAATTACCAAGTGTTTCTACGAGCGCTTTAAAAACATCAACAGGTTCCTCATAATCTGTCGAATAACCGCCGATCGGATACCTTACAGGTCTGGCGGAAAGCTTCAACATTTGATCAGACACCTCGTCTGCCAAAGCCGGCATAGCGTGCGCCACATAGTGATGAACAACTTCAGCAATTCTATTATAATAATGATAATCCAGACTATACGCAAGATTATCAATAACCGCGTTTGCGTCAAAAAGCATCGCGACAAGTTTATTCATACCTTCGTATGAATCTCTAGACATACGCATAATTATATCCCCCCAAAAATATTACTCTCGATTGTCCGCAATATTATCTCCCCGTGCCTTGCTCGCAGCGGTGGCATCATTCTCAACGTTTCCGTCATCAATTGACGGCCGCCCCACCTCTCCTGAGCCAGATCCATCATCTTCTTCGGCTTGCTCGACGCCGAGCTCTGCGTTTTTAAGCATCGTGTACGTCATAAAGTCTTCGTAGAATCCCAGGGTTTTAATATACTCTGTTATGGCCTTTGTGTCGCGCATCGAGATTCCTTCCGCGGACATGAGTTTGGGAAGAAGTGCAATGTTACCATTGGCCACGATTTCTTTTAGATATTTTTTATCATTATCGTTATTGAAAATGTCACCCCAAATACGAATTTTCCATTGATATTTTAAACCAAGCTTGTGCTAAAGAATAAAATTAAAAACACGTTCGAATTGAAGGGTCACATATCTTTGCTGAGAAGCGGCTAATTGTTTTGCGACAGTTACTTGTGCCACATTTGGCTTATCTGTTGTGATTGTAAGGCCACCTTCACCTGCCGAAGTTATGAAATTACGAGTAGCGTTGTTAACTATATCAGAAGAATTAACATCGGCAGAAAGCTGTTGTAACTTCAGATTTTTCGCCGGGAACAACCACGCCTCGACATTAGTTGAAGTCGCACTATTAAATTGATCCATATATCCACGCAACACTTCTGGGCTAAACACGGATTCATTTTTGCCCGCACGAGGCTACGAAATAGTTTCTATTTCTCCGGTTAACACCGCCGTTAATGGCGTACTGGCAATTAATCCGGCAAGTTGACCATAGTCTGTCAACTCTTGAAGCTTTAACATTAACCCCATAGTATCGGGGGCCACCCAGGGCTACGAATTGTCGCTGCCAAAAGTGTAACAAATATCAAATGGCATACGTAACCAGAACATATAATTTTCTTGACGCCCTTTTTTGATAATTTCAATAGTAGACGGATAGGTTTCGTCTTTGTACTTAAAAGCATATGACGAGGCTTTTTCAAGGTTAAAGGTATATTTACTATCCCCCGCACCTTTAATTACCACCCCTGTTTCAACCATATCCGCCCAAGCGGCCTCAATAAACTCACCAAAATCACTCGGGGAATTGGCGATATTTAAAAAATACATCATATCAAAAGATATGGTAAAACCCAAAAGCCCCCTACCTGTAATTTTAACCCAGTCGGTGGGCATTTTTTGGAAAGTACAAAAAGCAGTTTTTTTGTTTTTCCCCGTGCCCGTAAATTTATTACGCAGCAAATAACTAGACTTACCTTCGCGTTTTACTTCCATTGAAATAGTTTTTAAAGTCCCAGGAACCCCAAAGGTTTCGAACCAATTCTACACAAGTGCATCCTCTTGCTCGAAATCTTCTTTGGAGTAGGCCCCCTCCTCAGAAAGGAGATCAGGCACTATAAAATAATGAAAATTCGGTATATCACACGAACGTCTCAATATATTATAATATATAGATTGAGAACTTGAATTGGCCCAAGCCAGACTCCTTAATTCATGTTCGTGGTTACCAGGGCTCTCTAAAAACTCAGCGATATTGACTTTGTTAAACTTTTTTGCGCGAGAATAAATATCTTTAATCCTCTGGTTTTGCAAAAAGGGATTTAATTTATTCCATTTATCTGCAATGGCTCCAATTTCTGAGCTCCCTCCCAACATCGCCATGTGTTGGAAAGTTGTGTTCCACCTACGCGTAAGGTCTTCAATGGATATATGCTCCTGTGCATCTTCCATATCGAGTCTTTCTTGCGTTTTTTCGTCGACCACTTCGTCGATCTCGCTTTTTTTGGGACGGCCGAGTTTTTTAACCTGGCTAATGTCCTCTGAAGGTTCAAGTTTTTTCTTGCTCAATACACTCAGCCTCCTCCGTTTTAATATTATTTTGATCAAGGGCCTATTGCTACGCAACGCGTTTTATTTCTGCGTCCAGCATATCTAACCCCTTAGATATATTACGAAAAACCTCCTAAGAGTGGTCTTCGTATGTTTTGTAGTTTATTTTTATAAGTTTATCTAAAATCCAAGCGTTAATATCTTCTTTTTCTCGAAGATCGGTATTCTTGTCGTAAATTTGAATATAAAAAGATTTAACGCCATTCTTTTTTAATAAATAACGTACCTTAGACTCGTCCACTTCATAGGAGTCAACATTAGCAAAAAATATATATTGCCCATCCCAAATTAACCAGCCTAAAGAACCGAAAGTTTTTAAAACTTTCGCAACACTAACGGTTCCATCGTTAAAATTAGATATTATTTTACAACAAATCATACCTTTCTCCTTTTGCTTCGATATTACTGAATTTTAAAATTTGCTTTCTGTCCTTTATTAATAAAAGGAGACGATCCCGAAAAGGGCGAAGTTTGCCTGTGACACCCTCCTTCTGCACGTCGAATATTATCGAACCACGGAGTGTCGGCACCGTTATGGGTGTCTCGAGACTAGGAAAAGAAATCGCCATAATTTAATTCCACGCCATCGCCAAACTCATCTTGTTCGCGTAGATTGCGTATCTCCCAACAAGCAAGCACAAAAACATACGCACGGTCATCGTGCATAATGTTGCGTTTTTCGGGGGGCAACTAATAAGTAATATTTCCCGAGGTAGGAGATTTCATACGAATAATAGCCGTAATTTCCTCACGCATAAGATCCATTTGTATCAAAGATGCTTGTTCGGCCTTAGATAACTTGCGTTCGGTTCCGTCTTCGAGGACAAGAATATCATGACGCGGACAAGGGGGAGCAAATTTTATTCCTCCCTGCGGAGTAAGGAGCTTCGCCGCCTCAAATAGCGCGTTCCTATATTTACGCGGTTCAACTATCTTTAATGTCCCCGCAACACAACGTTGATAAGGCTCTGCCCAGCGTGTTGAATAGTCATTGTTCTCGTCATAAATACCCGGGTGGGTTTTACCCTATTTATCAGTCCAATCTTTGGCCAGCTCTTGGGCAATCGCGGATGCCTAACCACCGCTACCACCATCCAAAAGTACAGTAACGTTTTCATAGGGAATTATATTTTCTCTTCCGTTATATTCCCAAAGCATTTCTCGAATACGGTCGACTTGTTCTTCAACGCGCATTGGGCGTTTCGAACCATCGCCATAAGTTACCACAAGGTTTTCCATGTGTATGCATCGACCACATATCTGTTCTTCTTCATTTCTAAAGACGTCCATAACAAGCACGGGGGCATTATCCACCTTACTTGCAGGGTCGTATGCAATGATGTACTTGTGTTTTCGGCCGCCCCAAGATGTGCTGGGAACAAACACCTCGGTGTTTGCAAAGATATCCGAACGCGACACAACACAATCTTCGACATTAAAGTTATCAAAAATGTTGTAATACTCGCGCCGGGCCGCTATTTCGTTCTCTCGCATTTTACGATCAATTTCTGCCTAAGAAAGCAGAGGGGTGACCGGGTGCCCGTTGACCGTGGGGGCTTTTGGTATCTCGCAGCTAATATCAGCCACAAAGTACCTAGAATCACCGGCCAGCATCTGTTTAGTACCGTCTTTGTATTTCTAATAAAAATACGATCCGGTATCAGAAGCAGACCCAATATATAAACGAATGTTAGGAATGTCAAGAGGATAAACCTCAGCGTCAAAGGCGCCGCCCAGCTTAAACTCAGAAGTCTAAGACATATAAGGTTCCGTCAGGTCGAACGTATCCCCCGATATGAAACCGGCTTCGTCATAAACGTTGACGTTAGAACGCCTACCGCGTGCAGACCGCGAAGAACCTGCGATAGCATTAATTTTTGATCCGTTTTCAAGCTCGCAACGGTTTCCCGCTTTAAAATCGTGGACGAACCCCTCGCTATCACTTTTGGTGCGTTTTAACTCATCTACAAACACAGTGTTGTTCGCTACAATGGTTTTAATGTTACCAATAGCGATATCTTCCATTTTTTTAAAAGTATCGTTAGCTGTTGTCCAGTTTTCAGAGATAATCTGTGTCTATAATTTGGGAAACAGTAAATCTCTAGCCATTAAAAAACAACCAACCAAAAAAGACTTACCCGAGTTTCTAGAACAAGCCCAAACGACGTATTCTTTGGTCCAAGACTCGGCAATAAGCCATTTTTGATAATCCATTAGGGTAATTTGAAAAACAAGTTCAATAAATTGAACGGGATTTTTTCGCCCCCACTAGATTAACTATATATATTTCTTTAACGCTTCATAATCACGAAGAGTCAAATTATTAGAAGCTTTTTTCTTATATACACTTATCATAGCTGCGCCTCTTTATTAACCATTACCGTCATAAAGATGGTATTCTCGCTAAATAAATTGCTCAATTTCTTTTTCTGAGATACCCTTTTTACGATATTCTTTTTCAAGCTCTTTGAGCAATTGTTGTTTAACGATTTTTTCTTTGGCTATACGGAGAGCCTCTCTTGACTCTCTAGCAATTTGCTATGCTTCGCGCACCATTTTACACTAAGCTGTTAAAATATCTGCATAATCAGTCTTCGATAAATTCACCTAATTTAGTTGGGCGCGGAAACTTATGTTGGCAACTTCCTCTATAGACTTCGAAGTTTCGATATCATAAAAATTAGTGATACCCTCATCAATACCCCGTTCCTCAATTTGATTCATAACGTCGGACAACATACCCTTACCGTTTGAGCCAACGCCTTTTACAGTAAAAGCGTTTTTCTCGGCGGTTGTGTTAATATTATCTTGCAGGGTTTTCTGTATTTTTATCAACTGGTCTAAAGTTTTCTATGTTTCTTCAGTTACCTCGCCAGTTTTCATAATATCATTAATTTTTTTCTGATATTTTTCTAAGTTATTATAACTTCTAACAATAGAAAGAGCTGCCTTGGCTTTCGCAACGTCTTTGCGCATATTTTCTGTCAACATTCCTGCCATATCTCTGTAAAGCTATGGACGATCATCTTTATCATCCGACAAAAATGGATCATAAGCAAGAATGTCTATTACAGCAAGTCTATTTTTGTTTGTTTCCTCGTCGTAATCTTCATTTATGCGCTCCACGGAATAGACCTGTTCGAAATTTTCTCTTCTTAATTGAGAAAAGAAAGTTTTATCTTTCAATTCTATATCCTGTTCTAAAGCCGACTGATAGAGCTCTCCCAAATGATCTTCGAGGTCTACGGGGACGTCTGCACGCTAATTAGTTGCAATTACAGACTAGATCAACGTATTATCAAAAAAAAGATTGTGTAAAAAGCAATATTCAAACAACGCGTCTTCGTGTCTGTGCTTGTACTTTTCAAAAAGCTTACCGTATTCCGTGTCACGCTCTTTTTCTTCAAAATCTACCTCTTCGGAGCCTCCGGCAGCGAGCTGTTCCATATTTTTTATAAAGGCGTCTTCTTGAGAAGTCACCCTATCCCTGGTTTTCTTATGTCCGGGCACGCTGCCCACCTCCTTTCACAACCGCTTAAATCAAATATCTGCGAACGAAATAACGTGCTGACTAAGCGTGCGTCCTTTAAATATTAACAAGGTTTGTTCGGGGTCTCCGAAAAGACGTTTTGATATTGCAAAACTATCAGGACCACACAGGCTACCGTTTACAAAAACTTTTGCTCCCTGGAAGCCCTTCATTTTGGTTTCATGATAATGACCAACACAGACATAATTTACATATTGTCTAAGCGCACCCATATACCCTTGTATAATCGTATTTATATTATCACGGTGACCGTGCGCACAAATCATGATTTTGCCGTTTAATAGATCAATTTTAGAAATATCATAGTCTAAATTATCTTTGGCAAATATAATCGAACTCCCGGAGAGACGCGGCTCAACATAAAAATCTATTAAACGAGCCAAAGACTCTTTCTCAATGTGTTCTTTAAACGAGGGCATCAGTCGACTATGGTTGTCCGTAACACTTCTATAAATAACTTCTGGCGCCGCCGCTTGCAATTTATTTAAAGCCTCGGCCAACATTTCAGAAGCTAGCATAATTTGAGTGATAACGTCCTCTTCCTCTTCAATGCGTGCGGTTAAGTGTATGGCTCCATGAACCAGATCGTTTAAATTACATACATTTAAACGAACAACGTTGTTGGCATGACACAAAGTGATAACTTCATCTACATAGGCAGCTAAACGAGCCCTAGCCACTTCTTTGTTATAAGTGTTGGCAAAATTATCAATCGTCATGCCTATGTGCATATCGGATAAAAGCATGACCGCCTCGGCCGGGGAATCCTCCGCGCCAATCCGCGCAACTCCTGGTTCAACTTCAGGAAGCGGGGGAAGAGCGGTGACGGATCGTTCAATTAAATCTTTAATAGATTCGACCCTCGCCTCAGAACGTAGTGTCTTCCGATAACTATTAAGAACGTCTCGAGTTTTTACCTCTTGCTTGTATAACTCGCTTTTGAGTTTCTCGGTTTTATCTTTAAATTCGACAAAACTAATTTTGTCTATTGTGGCACCCGAAAGCATCTTTTCGTTGTGAACCATCTCGTCTTTCGAGTAACGACGCCCCTTCACCCATTGGCGGAAGGTGTCACCTTTTTTCATCACGTCGCCATTTTTATCCAAGGGTTGCAGTATTTCTACTAACCTGTCCCAGCCACCGATTTCTCGTTTTTGGGCATTGTTCATTTCAATAAACGAACACCCAATTTTATACATTTCGTCTTCGGTATAACGCGCTTCCTCTCTGGAATCAATATCTATGGCATCAATGATTTCCCAAAATTCTTTTACGGTCATGCATATGTCTCCTTGTTTCCTTGTATTTCAAAAAATCTAGTAATTTCAAGGGGTTTCGGCTCTTGCCGCTTAAATGAAATCTATTTTTTATTTCTCCCTTATCCATATATTGTAATTGCCCTTTTCCTGTCGACATTTGTTTTTTTAAATAACGCCAGAGCGCTGTTTCCTTTTGTTTAGGCGTTTCTAATTACGTCTATACACCTGATAACACTGCGGGCACAAATTTGTCTTTCTGTATGAAGATAGTTTAAATAATGCCCCGCATTGTGGGCAAGCCCTACTTGTCGGTTGTATAAAACTAATAAAACTATCAATTTGATTTATGTCCTAAAACTCTTTAACAAGACATCCATTATTTACACAAAACGCCGGGACAAAAGCAGGCCAACGATCACCGGCGCTTAGAATTAGAGAGTTTTGTAAAATTTCGATCCCCTATTTCTTAAGAGCCAGTACTTTCTCGGCAAGACAATCCTAACACTTTCCACCGTAATTTTTTTTCTTATATTCACTATGCTGAACACACCAAGCATTCACGGTAGACGTTTTAAACACACGCTCATAAATCTACACTGCAAATTTATAATAAAACAGAAGCGCGCCCCAGTACTACTTCATCCACAAGGGGGCATCAAGATTATTTAAAAAATCAATTTCTTCTTGAAATATTTTAATAGGCCCGACCGATTTCGTATAGTGAGGTTTCCTGAACTGATCATTGCCAATTTTACGCCAAATAATCAAAAATTCAATCTTCTGCGCCTCGGGGTCCCCTTTAAATTTCGCGGCCGTACCATTCTTTATTTGTTTCCACGCTTTAAAACACTGATCTCGATCATATCCACAAACGTCCAACAAATACTAGACGTACACAATTTCCTACTTAAAGGATACCTTACGATCGCAGGGCTCTTCTACGCGCAGCCTCTTTGTTTTTTGTATTTCTTTACTGTTTTTAACCCAGTCTATTATCATATACACACTCCTATATACCAGTATACCCTGATATACTCATACTTATACTTATATGGTTTTTTACGAATATCAAGTAATTTCAATACTTTTTATTACTATTACTTTAACTTTAATATAACTTATTTATTTTATTATATTTATTATAACTACTCCTACTTTATAAAGAAAAATATATATACTACGTATATATACAAAAAGAAAGTTTTTCTCCCCCTCCTCGCTTCGCTCGCTCACCCAATTGCCGTCCTCCCGGGGCCACCCCGAGTCTGCTACGCATCCTCGCCTTCGCACCCCATCTTTTTCGCATTTTCCCTTGATTTCTCTTAAAAACCACATATATTAATATCGAGGGGAAAAACTTCCCCGATACTTAACTACAGGAGTGACCAGAAATCAAGTGACACAGCAACAAAATTTATAGGAACAACTTAATATGATAACAGACAAATACACGGAGCTTTTTGCGAAACACGCGGTGCAAATTCTTGTATATGATATTCCGTCGAATGTGTTCGCCGTAGTGTGTAATAATTGTAAAAAACCCCGTAGAAATATTTATATTATTTATCACGATCCTTTTGGTGTAAATGCATATATAAACCCCGATACTAAAAAATATTCTGACGACATGAGTATCAATAGATATTTTTGCAAGTCTTTCGAAGAAATTGATACTGTCTTAAATTTTCTGGTCTAGCACATTGAGGTATTGACCCTTTAATATCACACAAATACGGAGGCTCATATAAGTGGCAATTGTTCAAAATTTATATCAAATATTTAAGCTTCCGGCAACTTTCCTAGTATAGAACAACTGCAATATCGAGAATTACACTCGAAGTCGTGGAATAAAAGAAGGTAATGTCGTTTCAATAGGTGACAACCTGGTTTTTCAACAACTTCGGTATATGCACAATGATTATCGTGATCACAGAGAACTATTCTCTTATGTAACAAAATTACGCAATACGGTTCATTATTACAAAAAACAAGGCCAATACAAGGAAGCCCATGTACTTGAACAAAGAATATCCGAGGTTCTTTTTGTTTCTGATATTGTTAACGTCGTAATTGACGGAAAAAAAACCGATTTCCATGAATTTCGCACAAAGGGTTTCAATCTTAATGGCGTTCATTATGTATATCTGTGTTCAGGCAGCGGCCAAATACGTCGCAATACTGCTACATTCATCAACGAAAAATATTACCACGATATCACTAAAACATTAAATTGTGGTCTTGACGAAAAAACTCAAATGTTTGTTTTGGCAAAGTATAGTGCTTACTTTGCCCTGGCCTTTTCTTCGATTCTTTGGGTTAGAACTCCCCGAGTTTGTGTAATCAAGGATTTCTATAATACACTTAAACAAGAACCCGTTGATTTTGTTCTCCATGATGAAAACGGGAAGGGGTATATTGAAGAGCGCAAAATGGATATAGAGCTCAACTGCGCAGATGGTCAAGGGTTAATCGATCCGGAATTTGCCAAACTGTGGGCTCAGGACATGGATCTTTCTTTTGTACCCTGTTCTTTTGTGGCACGCTCATGTTTTATTAAGGGTAATCTTGCAACTTTTGATTTTCGTGACTTCGCACACTCCCATGGAATTTCTACCATTCGCGATAAATGGGGAAAAGAATATGACATCGACGAAATTGACGTGCTTTTGTCTGAGTCACAATTTAAGACACACAAATATTATTCATCCTGGCAAGAATATTCTTCTTATGCTGCAAAGGGAAATATACACTGGGGTGTCGCAAGATACAACAAAAAGAAAGACGAAGAATATGTTTTATCCAACTATCAGTATATACAGGCACTTACATTAACAGAAGAAGATATTCAGTTACTTATAGCGCCAACCGTTCGTTGGATACAACAAATTTGTTCCGGCGATCCTGCATACGCCTTGTTATATGCTTTTGGTGGCAAAGACCCGGGAATTGAATATTCAAGTATTTATACTACCGCACAGACTCCCGCAATGAAAGCAATAGTTAAAAACATTGATTTTCTTAAAGATACTTTTGTGCGTCAAAAAATATATAAAAGCATAGCAGAGACAATAAATCGCGCCAAATTGGGCAAAATTTGGATACACGGAAATTATCAATTTATGATTGCAGACCCCGTGGCCCAGTGTGAGTCCGCTCTTGGGCTCCCCCCGGTCGGACTGCTTAAAAAAGACGAGATTTATTCTAAATTCTGGATAGACCGCGGTAAAAATGGTCAAATTATTGACACTTGCCGCTCTCCAATGATTGATATTTCTGAGCATAATCCCATCACGGTCGCCCAACCGACCGAATCTATGAATCGTTGGTACCAACATCTTCCCTCGGGGATTATATACAGTATCTATGATACCAGTTGTTTCAGACACTCGGACAGTGATTACGACGGTGATATCGTTCTTTCTACAGATAATGCTCAGTTTATAAAAGGTTCCCATAAAGAACACAACATAATCACCTATGAAAAAGGTCTTGCTACCCCAGAAAAAATTACAACCGCAAACATCACCAAAACCGTAATGAAGGGGTTTGGTACCGGCGTTGGGGGTTTTTCTAACACTGCCACGATTCTGTATGCAATGGCTGCGATCTTTGACAAACCAGGACACGAAGATCAATACGCAGAAATAATGATGCGTATAAAACTTCTTCGAGAAATAGTCGGGCAAGAAATCGACCGTATTAAAGGCGCCGACAAACCTTCTCTCCCAAAAGAGTGGCGGCAAATCACAAAAATTGAATCTACCGATACCCAAGAAGAGATAATGGCCAAGATGCGCCAAAATGCCATGGTTGTTTCTAAAAAACCATATTTCTTTCGCTACCTCTATCCTGAATTAAATCAGCGCTTCAAACAATTTGAAGCCTCATATAATCAAATAAGTCGTGACATGTTTGGTATTAAGTTTAAAAAGCTCCTCAAGAAAGAAGACAAAACCGAAGAAGAGAAAAACTTGATACGCCGATATCAAAAATATTCTCCGCTTATCACGGCCCCCTGCACCATGAACCGTCTTTGCCGTGAATTTGAAAATGTTAATTTTGATATTAAGTTTTCAAAAGACCCCACCACTCGCGCCAAAACTCCTGCAAAATCAATGCTTCCCACATTCGCCGACGAGTTCTCTTTCACCGCAGAGCGCTATGATATAGTTAAAAAAATGTATCAGGAATTTTCCACAAAAATGTCAATTAGGCATTTAGAGAATATCCTGACCGCGCTCCCGACCCCGACATCCGCTGAGGATTTTGCAGAGTTGCGTACCACGATATATGACAGTATAATTACTGATCTGCAATCCGCGCTCTCCACAGCAAAGATTTCGGGCAAAGAATTCCTCTATTATTGTTCGCTTCTTGCGCCTAAATATACAAATTTTAACTGGGGGTTTGCGTGGAGCGTGTTGGAAGATCAGATTGTAGCCCTTATTCCCCAAGGAAAGACATTTTGTCCTATTCGCACCGCCGAGTATATTCCCGGCGCCACGATAGAATACTTGGGTGAGTTTTATATCCTCGAAGAAATACCGCACCAGAACACAGACACAGACACAGACACAGACACAGACACAGAAGGAGGTGAAGATCTCGTAAATGAAGAACGAACCGATATTGATTAAAAATAATAAAAAGTTTTTAAAGCTCTATCCCGAAGAAATTCAATCTCTCTATGAGATATATAAACGCGGGGTCTTCTCTTCTCCCCCCCGACTTCGCATGGAAATAGAACAACAATTTACGAACTTCCTCCACTCTACCTACAAATTTCCCAAGAACCCCGTAGCTGGGTCTATAGCCACACGTCTTTACGACTCTTTTTCTTCCCCCTCTTTTAAAGAGGCACTTCTCGATGACCTGGTTGCTTCCGCGATAGGGGAAGAGGTGCGTCATTTTGCCCCCAAAATTACTCTTTCCTGTGAGGATTACAAGCGTTTCTGCGAAATGTCCGCAGTTCTTTCCGCTGACATTCCCACGGACCCCGATCTTCCACGTCTAAAGGCGCTCCTCCTTGCTTTCGTTGTGTTTTACCGTAAAGACTATCACCCCACCGGCTGGGTGCGCTATGATAAAAAGAATATTTTCCACCTTGCCGGTGTTTCGCGTCTTTCCGCCCCCACACAGGAGCGCCTGACCACAAAACTTCATACACTCTGTTCCCTGGATATGCGCGTTGTCGGTTCTAACCAGCCCATCCCCTGTTTCACGATTTCCTGGTTAAACGATCAACTTCCACCAGGATCCCCAGACAATCCTTTTGTGACGCTTTCTGAGCTTTCTCCCTCGGGACTTACAGAGATTCTTGAAAAACAAAAACAAGGTGAATAATTAATTAATATGACAAAAACTACTTCTACACCCATGTATGAATTTGGCTACCCCTCACCGTTAGAGGATAACCCCCCGGGGGAGCTTCCTAAAAATATTCTTTCGCGCGAGGAGTTTATCCGCATTATGAATGCCATGCGCGATCGTTCTGGTGTCTATTCGAAACTTAATGATGCTCTCGATCGCCTTTCTCCCAGCACCGCCCCCGTTAACTTTTTTCCTAATATTGATCACGAAACACTTTTCCTTGACGTGATTCATGTTATGTTTAACATAGATCGCGATGAATCAATAATTGATTATTTCTGTTACGATTTGGATTTCGGGCGCAATTATAACCCCGGTGATGTTGTTGACTCTTCCGGTCGCGAAATCCCGATTTCCAACGCAGGGAAACTTTATGATTATCTTATTGATACATATTTTATTGAGGAATATGCCTCCACCCCCGTACAAGACAAAAATGTAGAGCAGTAATAAGTGCAACACAGAAACAACATAATATAAACAACCATAAATTTATCATGAAACATAAATATAGCGACCAAATTGAGTTATCTGTTTTAATCTGTCTTTTTATATTACTTCTCGGGTTTGTCCTTCTAACCCCCACTTCCTGTCAAACAGAAACAGCAGCAACGGCAGAAACAGAGGCAATAGAAACACCCCTCCTCGTCCCTCTGCCACCCTCCACACCCGCGGGCAATATACCCTCTTTAGAAATAGTACTATTTCAATTTTCCCCCGAAAACTCGAAATTAGACATTTCGCTCTGGTACTCTCAAAACGCGGTGATTCTCCCCCTTCCCTCGACTGAGCCCCAGGAGGAGACGCACACAGCAGATACCGAAGACGCTAACACCCCTGCCGACACGAACACAGACATCTCTCTCAAGTCATATATCCCTCCCCGTTACGGTGAGACACTCACAGTCACGGTTGTTGGCGCCCCTGCCTCCACCCCCGCTTCGACGATATACGTGCACATCTACAACGCCACCGATCCCACCGCGTCTATCTCCCGCACCGATGCCTTCCTCTTTTTTGCCGATATTCTCGACGCCCTTTCCGCAACCACTCTCGATACATCCCGCCTCCCGATCCCGGCAATCCTTGCCCAAGCATATACCGAAGGAGGCGCAGGCCGATACGGCGTGTACCGTGCTACAAACAACCTCTTTGGCATTCGTGCCGGTCCAGCCTGGAAAGGTGCAGTCTATTCCCGTGCCACCAAAAAAACTTACGCTTCTTATTCCCTCGCCGTTTCCCGCGGTGCAACCGACCTCTTTCGCGCCTATCCCTCCATCGCGGCCTCCCTGGATGATTATATCACCCTCGTGACGACATCACCCCTCTACACCTCGGCACTCGGCAAATCCCCGAAAAAATATCTCCAAGCGCTCACCTCTCACGGTTACGGTGACACATCCATGGTGTCCACTTGGATGCAAATAATAAAGCTCTATGGCCTTAACCATCCAGAAAAAATCATAGAAAAATACACCCCCATCCCCATCCCCGTCCCAGAGGCAGAGGAAGGGGCAGGGAAGAACACAGATACAGAGGAGCACTAAACCATGGGTACAAATTTTTACTTCTCCACCCAAAACAAAGAACTTGTTCACCCCCTTGAATACGCCTACACGTGTACCGACACCCCCCGCTGGGGATATGAAGTCCACGTGGCCAAAACTTCCGCCGGTTGGCTTCCCCTCTTCCAACGTTATCCGGGTGTAATAGATTCCATGGATGATTACTATCGCTTCCTCACCCATCCCGACGTGATAATCTACGACGAATACGGCACCACCTATACATACGCACAGTTCGTCGAACGCGTTCTCAAACACAACGGAGGCATAAAAGGAGTCCAGCCCCCCGAACCCGCCAACAACGATCCGGGCTCCCTCTTCTTCGATCCGGATTGTCCCGACGAGGTCCCCATATCCCACCTTGAATACGGAGGGGGCAAATATGCTTCCGAGTATACCACCGATAAATACGGATATGAATTTACAGACAGGGAGTTTTGCTGATATGTTTCATAAAATAGATATGGCTGAAGTTATAGACACACACATGATCAAAGTTAAATTTAAAGACGGATCCATAAAGACATATGACGCTATGGATATAGCTAAAAATATGGATAAAGATATATTTCGAAACGTACACGTGGACACAGGCGGGTACGGACTCGTCTGGGACGACGACACAGACATCTGGTGCAACGAGGTATATGAATATGGAAAATAATTGCGAAACCTGCAAATGTTATTGGGCAGAAAAACAAATGTGCTTAAGGACTGGAAAAATTTGTCCCGTAAGATGTAAACATTTCGAGAAAAGCGGATTTATGTGTACAGATAAAGATGTGGATAAAGACATATAGCAAGCCAGAGAGATATTGAGAGAGAATTATAGATAAAGATAGAGATCGATATATGTGTATCTACGGATATGTGTATATCGATTTTTATATAGGGAGAGATCGATATAGAGATATATCGGTCTTTTTTATTTGTCAAATTTGATATAGAGAGAGAGATATAGGGGGATAAATAGGCAGATATGACGAGATAGAGATAGAGAGAGAAAGCGAGATAGCTGGATGACCATGAGTATTATAAAATATACCAGATTTATATTTAAAAAATGTAAATTTGGGTTTTATATACTTGGGGGTGGGAGCCCCTCGTGGCGATTGAGCCATGAAAAAAATATTTTCTGTTAATCCCCATATTGAGTAATGAGTCACTCTCACGAAAAATAAGGGGAAAAACGGGAAATCTCCTGGGTGGTAAGGACAGCCCTGGTCGTATATGCACCTTTGACCTTATAGTGGTGTATATATGGTTAAGTCTGGGAGGTCACACAGATGGTCCGATCAACGCATACGAGGCTACGTAGCGTCACCAGCGCTACAAGAAGCGAGAACACTAAATCCTCCTGTCCGTAGACACAGCGCAAACTACGGGCTGATGGCAGCAGCCACATTTCTATGGCAAAAGGGATGTGGAGTACTGCGAGTCGATATAGCTGGTCAGAGCAGCTATAGGGTGGCTCCCGCGCAAGCCCAGCCCCTCCTGTTGCGGACCTGTAAGCAAAAACAACTCCTTCCCAGTGGGCGTTCTGGGACGTTGGTGTACGAAACACACCCGGGCCCTTGTGTGACCTGAAGGCAAACCACTCTCTCCGGAGGAGCGCCTCCGGACGTTAAGGCACGAAACGCCGCAATCCACGCGGGGTCCGGGATCCCCTAAAAGACCGGCCGCCAGTAACACCTGGCGCGGTGCGCCTACGCTCGAACCCGTAGGACCAACACAAGACCGCCGCCACAACGGGAGCAGCTCTCGGGCCGCGGTCTTCATGCCCTGAAGCGGTGCAACTCCGCAGAGGGGCACATAAAAAATTCCTGGACCCCCAGGGATAAGGGGGAGAAAGAAAAAAATGTTCATTTATTATTGGTTTGCTTGTCGAGCATCTGGCGGCGGCAGAGTTGATAGCATCGAAGAAGCAAAAAAGCAATTTCATGATTTTGATCAAAAAATTCATGGTGCATATCGGTTCGAAGTCCGCAACGCGGACACCCACGAATTAATCTACAAAAGCAACTAGGCCGTTAGTGCAGAAAGGAAAGCCATGATTAATGTATTTGTAACAATGAAGGACCACGTCGCCCCGCCGTATATCTTCGGCGCGGTGGACGAAAAAACAGTAATCTGCTCCGCGAACATGCGCGAAGCAGACCTCAACGCCCTGAAGGAAGGCGACACATTCGGGGCATGGAGAAACGGCACGGACGAATATATCCGCGTCCGCGTCGCGGAGAAGGGGTACGAGGAGGTCTGAGAATAAAAAATTTAATATAATAAAAGGAGGAAAAACCATGAAAAAAATTATTGCAATTATTATCGTTCTAATTCTTATTATCGCATTTATTGTGTCTGTGGCGACGCAAGACGGTCGTCGCTGGAACAATGGCGAATGCCCCCATTGCGGGGAAAGCTGGGAACTGGTAAAAGAGATCCCCGGCCATGGCGCAAACGAGGGCGCAGAAATATGGCGGTGTCCGCACTGCCATAAAACCATAACTCTCGGAACGTCCGGGAGCGTACAAACGGTAATATATATCTGCCTCGGCATTGGCATATGCTCAGGCATAGTATATGTTATAAAAAGGAGGAAAATAAAATGAAACAAAACAACTGGGAGAAGATCCCTTTTGAAAGCATTATTAAAACAATCGCACAAAACCAAGGGCGGGACAACTATGACCCGCATAAAATCAGCAGAAAAGAAAACAAAAATTTCTTTTCTATACGCTGGTATGACAAATACGACTATGAAGTTGTCGTGTTGACCAAAGATGGTAGAAAAATGCTTAAAAAAACAATACAGCCTTTCTTGGCAGAGAAAATAAAATTCGTCGATATTGATCACGATGAACACGGGACAATCGACGCAATTAAAATCATAACCAAAAATCGCATTTATACCTATTCTCCGCGAGGAAAAGACGGAGAAACCATCTTTATAAATAGATGGTTTGAATTATATCGTTATGCTAAAAGATATAATTTCTTATCAAGAAAACCAGTGGAACTGTCGAACGGTTTCAAATATATTAATCATATTCAAGAAGACAACGACTATGTCTTTGTTTTTCAGGATATGTTTTACCCCAAAAATGATTGGGATGAAGATAGCTTTTTATATCTTTATATCAATTCTAAAGGAAAAATAATAAAATGCCCGCAAGGCGAAAACTCATTATTAATCAAATTAAGCTAAAAGAAAGGAGAATAAAAATGGCAAAATATAAATTGAAAGATGGAGTATGTGTCTGCTCCAATTGTGGAAAACCGCCCTTCCCCAATAAAGAGAAGGACGTCCTTCCGTCGTTTTGTATTCATTGCAATGCAGAAATGGACGGATATAACAATAAAGAAAAGGAGGAGAAAAAGATGACTGTTAACGAATATATCGACATCATCGAAAAGATGATGCTCGAAAAAGACGGCTACTCGAAAGAGGAAGCCGTTGAATTGACATCTGCGCTTCGTGATCTTTTTACGGAAGACGCAGAATAAACCACATCGAGGCTTTTGCCTCGATTCCTGTCTACGCATGACGTGGACGGGAATCGGTTCAAAAACCGAAGCGGTGGTCATACCGCAGACACCCGGAGTAGCAAAGTCTACTTAAAAATCAAATCCGAGTGCCGGGATCCCCCGGAGAAAGGAAGACATGAAAAACATCAACACCAACGAACTCAAAGGATGCGACTACACCCCCGTCTTTTTGGAGGATGCAGAAGCTCAAGAAGCCCCCACGCGTTACGCCGAAGGCTTTGCTTATGAAATCAATGACGGCGACGGGACTTGCACCGTTACCGGCATAGACACGCTCGAGTGCGAAAAGCTGAACATCCCGCCCGTAATAGAGGGGTTTAAAGTTACAGGCATAGGCGATGATGCATTCGCCAACTACCGCCATTACCGCCGCCTTCAAAGCATAATAGTCCCCGACAGTGTCACGTGGATAGGTGACAATGCATTCTGGGGCTGCAGCAGCCTCAAGAACGTAATTATAGGCAACGGTGTCGCGTGGATAGGCGATAGTGCGTTCGCCTATTGCGGCGCTCTCAAGAGTGTAACCATCCCGGCCGAAGCAGTCAGGAATATGGGCGACAATGTGTTCCTCGGCTGTGAGGCTCTTGAAAGTGTGGCCATTACCGACAGTAGTGTTACACCGCCAACTGGAACCGGAAAAAGATTTATTAATATACCGGCGGATGCACCATTCCTTAAAATAAAAATAAAACACTAAACAGACTAAGGAGGAAAGAAAAATGATCGTTTTACTCGTAGCAATCTGTGTATGTGCAGCGATAGCTGCATACGTAATTCTTAGAGCCACAGAATGGCTTGAAAGAAAAATAAACAAAAAATTCCCAGTTGGGAAAATAAATAATAAAAAAGGAGGAAAATAACCATGTACGAACCCAAAGCAAATATTTTAAGGTGCATAAAAGCGGCGAAAAAAGCAGGGTTCTCCTGCAACGGAGAAATCCCGACATTCTACAATCAGCAGAAAAAAATAACGTTTTCTGTTGATACAGGTAAAAAAACAATGATTTGGTCTTTCAAACCAAAAAGTAAAATAGTTTATAAAAAATCCGCTCAAATTCTTGAGTGGATTGATAAAGAAATGTTTAATTAAAATAAAAAAATAATTTTAATAAGGAGGAATAACGATGAATAACGCAAAAATCATCAAACTTGTAAACACGCAAATTCCAAGGGGATATGTGGCGCCCAAAGCAGCATACGAACTGAAAGAGGACGCGAAAGACGCCCTTGCCGAACTTCTTTACACAAAGAAGGCCGCCTGGGCGAAAGAGGCGAGGAACCTCGCAGAAATAGGCGCTTATACGCGTCTCGTCACACATCTGGAAAACCAGGTGTGGAGCGACACTGTGAAATATGCGCTTCATGCTGCGCGTATACTAGCGGCGTTGCCAGAAGAAAAACCGCGTGTACGTCACGTTGTACGCGTGTGGCACGCATAATAATAAAAATAATAAAAAAAGAAAAGGAGAAACAAAAATGAAATTTAATGTTATGTATGACCATGGTGAAAAAATCCTTACAGGAATTCATCCTTCTGAAGGAAAATACTGTCCAAACAACTTATATCTCCCCGAAGGAATAACGCAAATAGGAGAAGGGGCGTTCGCAGACCACCCCGAAATACAATATGTGTTTATCCCCAATGGCGTAAAAAATATTAATTATGCTGCATTCCACGATTGCACTGGCCTTTTAGACATCACCATCCCGGATAGTGTTGAAGGCATAGACGAGGAAGCGTTCTGGGGATGCACTAAGCTAAAAACAATTAACTGGGGGAAAGGTCTCAAATTTATCGGAAGGAATGCTTTTGCGAAATGTAAAAGTCTCAAGGGGCCAATGATAATGCCGCAAAATCTAGTTACGATTGGTGCGCGAGTATTTGCTGGCACTGCGGTGACGGCGATCACTTTGGGAGCAAAAGCAAAAAACATTTCTCCCGCTGCCTTCAGAGGACGCAGTGGAAACAGCAGAATTAAAGAAATAATCATTTCACCGAAAAATCCTAATTATTATGTAAATAACAATTGGATAGTTACGAAGAAAACAAAAATATTAATCGGCGCTGCCGGAGATAAGGCGAATAAAATTCCTACAGATATAAAAGGCATAGGGATCGACGCTTGTGCGGGGTTGCCGATAAAAAAGGTTGAATTTAACAAAGTAAAAATTATCGGCGGCGGCGCCTTCGAAAATTGCGATCAATTAACCACAATCAGAATTTCGAAAAACGTTGAAGAAATTAGAGGAGAGGCCTTCGCAGGATGCGAAAATCTCGAAGCAATTGAGATAGAAGAAAAAAGCAAACTCAAAGAAATAGGAATGAAAGCTTTCAGCGGTTGCCATAAATTAATTCCGCCGAAATTTGACGAAAAGAAAGTCAAAATTGGTCCCTATGCGTTTGCATTCTGTGGAGAAGAAAAACACAGAGACATCTTAAGCAAGATGATAACAACGTGGATAGCACTTACGGATGAAGAAAAAGAGAGTATAATATTAGAAAGATTCAAATAATATATAAGGAGAGTATAAAATGAAAAACTACGAAATCAAACTTTGGGATTTTAAAAAAAGAGAATAAAAAAACAATTTTGCCCACTTTCCGTGCAGAAACAGGGGCATAAAAAGGAGGATAAAAATGCAATTTATGTTTAAAGAAATATCTGCAAAAACAATCAGCCTAACAACGTTGTCTTTGTTGGCATACAACAATGCCCGTTATGATACGGGCGTTGATATTACAAAAAAGGGGTTAGAAAAACTGAAAAGTATACAAATCAAAGTATTAAGTGGTGATGAAATCGCCACTGTAAAATACAAAGACGGGCGTGTAGAAACATATGACTCATCTATCGTAGGTGGAAAAAGGTCGCACGACGAGTTTGATGATGAATATGTTCTTTACCGCGACGGCGATGATGAGTCGAGTATACTTATGTGGCTATTCAGACCAGATAGCTACGATAAAAGATGGGCAGACTACCTGCCTGTATATAAAGATTTAAAGGAGGAAAAACTATGAAAACTTTGAGCAAAGAAGAAATCATTAAAAAAGTGAGCGCCGTTCATCCCGGTGCATTCACGAAAATCCGCTGGATTGGGGGTGCGCCGGTGCCCCTCGATGCAGACACGGATCTGTATGTAGTTAAAGAAATGCTTGTGCGTTTCAAACTTAACTACAAAAACCAGCCCACAATTAAATGGACTGAACAGATCTGCAATGCGACAACCCCCTCGGAAATTTTAGATGCAAATTTTGCATATAAAGATTTTTCGGAACAAAAACGAGAGGTCATCCCTGCTCGGTATGCGACTATGTTAAGCAGAAAAATCAGCGATGCGGTAAAAGGGGCAACCGTCGCGAAAAGTTCTAGAATTTTCGAAACGAAAACGCACGATCCAGAACATCCCTTCATTATTCAATGCAAAAACGGTAACACGTTATTAATGTGTTATAACGCTTTTGCAAAAAATATACACACGGGGAAAAAGTGGGAGACGAAAACATCCTACTATTCTGAAAACAAAAAGACCGGAAAAATAACAGAGGTTTCTCCGGTTACTCCGGAAATCGCGACGGCGCTGAAAAAGGCAGAGAAGCTCGCGAGATATGCGGCGAAAAAACCTGCGGTAAGTACACCCTCATTGGTGTACACTATCGCGGTAAAAAATATAATTTCAATCGGATAAGGAGGAAAAAGTATGAAAACAATCCGAATCACGAAATTTCTCGGTACCCTTTATCAGTACTATGAAATTTCAACCGGCGTGCCGATGCGCGATCACATCTTCACGCTAAACAATATCTTGATTGGTCCCGGGAAAAAGATCAAGGTAACCTTCGATACTCGCGGCTCAGGTGCTTACACAAGCCTTGAGCGCGGGGACCCCAGTACGCGTCGTGTCGTGCTGGGTGGCGGCCTGGTAAAACAAATCGCTGGACTGCCTGACACAATCACCGAAAAAGCGGTGATGAAAACCCTGTTTTCGCCATCAATAAAGGCGATCATGGGGTTGAATCTCCACGAAATGGGTCATAATCTGTTTACAGATATGGTGAGCAAAGATATCGTGGAATATAAAGACCCCTCAAAGAGAGGGATCTTGCACAACTTATTCAATATAATAGAAGACTATGTTGTTGAAGAAAACATGGTTCTCTACTATAAAAAGAATCGTCCTTACGATGTTTCGCCGAGACGGTTCTTTGATTTCACAATAAACAGCCTATTCGCACCACAGGCGGAGAGATATAAAGATACTGGTGCAAATGCTGGTAACTTTATGCAATATCTCTTGTTGTTGTTAAGATGCGGCAAATCCGCAATCAAAGAGACCAATGCGGTGTTTGAGGCACACAAAACCGAATTTGTGCCTAAACTACAAGCGGTCTTAATGACCGCGGACGCCACAGAGCGACTTAAAGCAACAGTTGCTCTGGGTGAGTGGATGTTCGAAAATATCCCAGAAATAAAATGGGAAATGGAAGAACCTCCGGCAAAAGAAAAGAAATCCGGATCGCTCCCTGCAGAAGGTGGAATACCTAGTAGCGAAAGTGGTGTAACAGGGAAAGACTTGGATGAAAAACTCGGGTCTCCCGCTAGTGACACTGGAAAAGTAGAAGGCGCCGAAGACGGGGGTGGAAAACCCAAAGAAGGTGACAAGGACGCAGAAGACGCAGAAGAGAAAGAAGAAAAATCTGCGTCTAGCAGCGAAGACGAAGAGGACAAATCCGCGCCCATGCCGGATTTTGAAGCCGACGATGAAATCACCGACGAAGTCTTCAATGACGAAATTCACGATGGTGATGATCATGAATTCGTTATTGCAAAAGACGAATATACGTATGACGGCGCCTTGATCGACGAGCTCGATGAAGAACTTGAGAAAGTTTCTCCGGCGGCTCAAGACGTGTCGAAATTCTTGACACTGTTCAAAGGCAGGACACGTCCCAGAATGCAAGAAGGCTTTACGAAAGGAAAAGTCAACCTTCGTCGCGCAATGCAAGATGAAATGCGCGATGGATGTGATCTTAAACTTTTCAAACAGCCGGTGAGTAAAGGTCGTGACACCGACGCAGCTTTCTGGCTGCTTGGAGATAATTCCGGTTCAATGAGCGGAAGCAAGTCCCGCGTATGTGCAAAAGGCATCTTGACCATGGCACAAGCGTGCGATTGGGCAAAGGTGCCCTTCTGTGCAAGTTGTTTCACAAAAACGTGTGATAGTTATACTGGCACATGTATAACTATCATTGAAAAAGATTTCGAAGACGAATTTGAGAAAGCAAAGCCGTATTTCGGAATCAACTCCTCGTCGACAATTGATCGACTGCACTCAGATAAATATATCCCGACATTCGCAGGTAACTCTGAAGAAATCAATCTCTTCTATATTTGGAAGAGATTCCAGAGAGTCAACCACAAGACAAAAATCTTGATGGTGCTGTGCGATGGTGCAACCACCGGCAGCCGAGACTCCCTGAAGCGCATTATAAGACAAATCGAGGATGATGGTATCATCGTCATCGGTCTCGGTATAATGTGTTCTGAAGTTGCAAGTATTTATCCGAGACACAAACTTTTCGGTTCAATGGAAGAGCTTGAAAGAGAGCTTCCGCAATATCTTATCGATACACTCAGCGAATATGCGATATAATTGCATATTTTTATCAACAAAAATAAACAAAAATACAAAAATAATTAAATTTTAAGGAGATTTAAAACTATGTCTAGAACTTTCAATGTTATCAAAGCTGCTGCCAATGGTATCCTCACCCTCGCTCGTCTCGGTGAATCCGATCAGTATCTTCTCGTCGTAACCGCAAAAGACAAAAATCTTTTCGTCCCTTATGTCAAGATCAAGGGGTCCGCGTTCGCGTATATCGATCCCGATAAATACGATATCGATGATTACGAAGCACTGACCACAATCATCGAAGCCATAAACGAAGCGAAGCTCTTTAAGGGCGTATATCAATTTAAACCGATAAGCAGAAAAGCACCCGAACACAGCATGAGCGTCATCGGCTACGTTAAAAGCTCTGGCGCTGTCAATACCGTTCCCGAGAACATAAAAGAAATTCTCGAAAAGGAGGGTTATGATGTAGTAGAAAAGAAGCTTGCTACGACTTTCGAAAAGCGCGATTATTCGGAGCTTTTGAAAGATCCCGAAAATCGCAGAATGTTCGACGAAGATGCTGCAGAGCTGGAAAAAGTCGGCGCAACCTACGAGAGTCTGCCTCTGGAAACCAAAATTGCTTATGAAGCAATCGAATCTGGTAAATCTAACGGTATCATCTTCGAGGGGCCGACTGGAACTGGTAAATCTTTCGCGGCAAGAATCCTGGCAAATCGCGCAGGCGCACCGCTGCTGAATCTTCAGATTACCTACGGCACCTCGGTGGAGGACCTCGTTGGCATGTATGTGCCGAACGAATCCGTAGACGGCGGCAAGTGGAAATTCGTAGAAGGCCCGCTTCTCAAGGCGTTCCACGAAGGATATCAGCTTGTCATAGAAGAAATCAACTATGGCCAGCCTGGTGTCAATGCAAAACTGAACGAATTCACCGACGGAACTCAGCGCGTTACCGTGAACGGTAAGGTTTACAACAGACATCCCAACTTTGTGGTTTATATGACCATGAACCCGGGTTATGAAGGAACCGAAACGCTGAATGTGGCTCTGAAGAACAGGTTCCCGAAGATCGACGTTCCGGCGCTCACCAGAGTGCAGTTCACCGATCGCGCAAGAAAGTATTCGAAGGGGCTCGGGCATGAGCTCAGTTCCGACTTCTTCGGTAAACTGTATGACTTCGGCGCAGTGATCGAGAAAGAGGCTGGAAGCAGCAAATGGCATGAAAATGTCAAGTTCTCGATCAGAAATGCGCAGAGACTCTGCGACAATATTCTCCAGAAGAAACGCAGCCTCGATGAATTCACCGCTGCGATCTCTGCTCAGTATCTGAACGATCTGTCGACCGATAACGACAACAGCGAAAAGTTGCAGGCGTTTAAGCAGAGCAAGGAAATCGTCGAACAGATTCGCGGTATTTACGAACTGTATGACTTTGCGGAAGAAAAGACCGTGAAGGTCACGCTCGATTTCGACGATCTCTTTGAGGCCACCGGCGGCGCTGCCGAGGAAGACGACAAGGCGGATAAAGACGAAGCCGCCAGAAAGATATTGGACCGATTTGCATAATCGGTCCTTTCTTTATTAAAAAGGAGGAATAAACATGAGAGCAACGGCACAGATTGTGCAAGTCAATGAAAAGGATATTTCCTTAGCAAAAATCATTGCTGCGGAAAGCGTGGTGCCTGAGGAAATGATCGCAGCGACTGTGATTCTGGAAGACCAGATCGCGGCGCTTAAAAATCTCAATGACCACGTCAAACAAATGCTGCGCGCAACACGATACGAAGATATTGTGGACAACTTGTCAGCAAGATCGCTTATCGACGACAAAGAAGGAAAGATAGCCGTAGAAATCACCACAAAACTCGGAGATGTCGTAACCGCAACTGTCTACAAAGACGTTGATACATGCTTCGAGGTGTCGAAGGATATGTCTGATAAAGACGTTCTTTCCACCGTCGTTCCCGATAAGTATAAAAAGATATCTGTCTTGCTAGACAAAAAGCGCCTCGAAGAAGACTTCGACGCAGGCACACTCCCCGATACCCTAAAAGGATATTGCAGCAAGTCCCCCGTCGAGATCACAAAAATACGCAAAACCACACCAAAGAAAGGAGTAAAGAAAGAATGAAAGCATCGGAACTTTTCCAAATATGGAAAGATAAGGGGTCTTCCTTGGAGGACCCCACTCTTCTTGAGTTAAAATACAGCTCTGAAGACATGATTATACCCTACGGTGTAATCGAACGTATTTGCCAAACCCTCAGCGAAGGAAAAAATATGATTTTTGATTCTGCTTTCCCCGTGGTCTCCATAGAAGATGATAAAATCGTTATCGAAGGACACACAGAGGTGGAAGCCTCGGTGTTTGTAGATCCTGAGGAGGGGGAAAGATATGGGCGGGGTGAGGAAATCTACGCTGATTCTTTTACCGGATATGGCCCTTTACTCGAAGAATATGTAACCGCCAGCGGCGATGCAGAACAGTTTTCCTGGGAGGTTGACGATGCCGTTAACACTGTTCTGGAATATTCGGGATGCACGGCCCGCGCGGAATCACAGGTAGAAACGACCGCGGAGTTCGAGGGCGATACGGAATACTTTAAAAGTTTCTATGACGCCAGTACGGGCTATGGAATACCCGAAGGAATCTTCTACTCAGACGAAATCATTGGGCACTTCACAAGCACTTTTAAAATCACAATTTCTAAATAAGAAAGGAAAACAAACATGAAACTTAGTGAAATCAAATTCGAAGACTTTAATCCCCTCAACACTCTTCTCTATTTCTACGCCACCAAAAAAGGTAACTGGGAAGAAATCCAGCAGGCGCTGTCAGAAAAAGAAGAACTGCCCCCTGTAGCAACTATGCAGGCAACCCTTGAAGAGTGGAGAAAAGCCATTCTTGAAAAGACCCCTGACGCGCAGGTGGTGACGATCTTAGATCTCACTTCTACAAAACTCTATCCGACATGGCTCACAAAGTTTCGTCGTCCGCCGTATGTGCTTGTATATACGGGAAGCCTTGAGACGCTCAACCCCAAAAACAAACTTCTGGTGGTAGAAGATGGCTCGATCAGTAAAATGCTGCGTCGCTATGGTATAGCACATGGATACGCAGATGGAAACGGCATCACCACCTATATCAATTCGCCGGAAGTGGGCGATCTGGTATCGAACTTCGTAGAAGACGAAGTAACAGCCCGCGAACGTCTGGTATCTATCGGCGATAGATTCCTGGCCATCGACGGCAATCCCGCTTTTCTCGAAACCATGAAGATGTTCAAGAAAAGCACCGACACGAAGAAGCTTTATGCGCTGCCGGGAAATGCCGGGTGCATGTGCAACAAGCTGATCAAGTCTGGCTGGCATCTGTGTGATTCGGGAGAAGATCTGATATCTATCCCCGGTTCGAAATAATTATAATAATATAATATAAAAGGAGAAAAAGACTATGTTTACTAAAACCATTAAAATCCGCGATCTCGAATGCCAGGTAGAAGGCAACACCCTCGATGAGGTGTGCGAAGATATTCGTGCTTCATACTATGTCGCAAACAAGTATGAATACGACAAAACAAAAATGGCAAAAGCATACCCCAACATCGCTCCGGTCTATGAAACTGCCGTTATGATTAACGGTATTTTCAAGGCCCCTGTGATCGCTTCGCCGCTGATTCCCGAGGCAGAAGAATGTATCAAGGCTGTCAGCGAAGAATATAAGGCCTCGGGTAAAAAGAAATAAAAAAATGAGGAGAAAAAAGTATGAGTGTAATTCTGACTGTAAAATTTTCCACGTCCCCTAGCGCCAAAACATACGATTATCTAATGCACAATCCAGAACGAATCAAGCTCGAACGCGGGCAAGAAATGAAATATATGGTTGGGATGGGGGCCTCTGGTCCCCAAACCACCAAAATCTGGGTGGTGGACGCCAGAAAAGAAGAAGACATCCCTAAATGGGTGACTACTGCTCTGGAAATTCAAAAAGACAATATTCTTGCTCCAAGGAAAATCGCAAAAGCCACCGCTAGCGCCCCTGCTGAGAAGAAACCATTACCGGAAGGAATCCCTGGTGACCTTCCTGAAGATTTATTGGTTTTCTGGCAGAAATACGGGGAGCGATGGAGCAAATACCTTGCAAAAAGTAAAAAGAAAGGAAGATAGTATGGAAACTACCTATATTTCGTTCGAGTTAATCAAAACAATCCCGATGGTCAATGTTATAGAGCATCTGGGAGGCGTGATCAATCGTTCTGGATTTTGCGAGTGTCCTTTTCATAATGAGAAAACGCCGAGTATGAAAGTTTACAACGATCATGCATACTGTTTCGGCTGTGGCAAACGAATCGACGGGATTGCGTATGCTGCTAAAATACTGGGAGTTACTGTAAATCAAGCAGCTCTGTATCTTGCGAAAGAGTTCGGCGTGACGGTTAATGACCGCGCCTCTTCGTATACAGTGGTACGCAAAGAACTGCAGAGGCGGGCCCAGCTGCAAAAACAGCAGGAAATACGAACCGCAAAAATAAACGCATCTTTCAGACTTCTGGGTGATTATATCCAGTTGTTGAATGCGTGGGAAAAATATCTCCCGATCAATGATCCGAGATATATATGGGCAATTCACCATATCGCTAACGCAGAGTATGTCTTTGACGAGCTGATAAGTTTGTCAGACGAACAAAAAATCACAATCATCGACTTTCTCATTAAAGAAAACTTCTTCACCACAATCAAAGAAATTATTAATAAAACACTTGGAGGTACTAAGTAATGAAAATCAACGCGATCAATCTGAACAGAGGAACTGACTGGAGCAAAATTCCGTGCGCTATGGAAACCCCCGCAGGAGTATTACACCTGCCTGGTGATCACAAAAAAGAAGAATGCATCCTTATTGGGCAGCAATGGCGCCCGACGGGATATTCACTTTATAACGCCGGAGATTATCTGGGCCTGAAAGTTTTCCGCAGCAGCTCGTGGAGCCCCGCGATCTTCAGCCGTGTTAAAAACTACCAGGAAGCCAGACCTGAACAGCATTATCTGGACAGTTGTGGCCCTCGCAGCTGGAGTCGTGAAGAGGGATACCAGTACATCGCAGACAGTGAGGTGCGTATCTATAAAGATCGTACGTGCGTCGCGGTTCAGGCGGTTGATTACGGCGAAGGAGACAGTAAAAAGCGTAAATATTTCGTTATCACGAACAGTGCCCCTCGTTTGAATGACTGGTTGGCTCCTGTAAGCAACCGGACCGGACTTGTTAGACCCGGGTCTACGGGAAAAGTAACGTTCGTAGAAACCGAAGAGGAGATTAAAGCACTTGCGCGTCCTTACAAAGCTAATAATATGAGCTATATGCTTAGCTCGTGCGACTACCTCACCTCTACGGACCTCTCTCGTCGTGTTGTTTTTGCAGACAACCTCAGCAGCAGAAATAACTCATTTTCCAAGGAAACCCGTACACTGGTGAATAACTTTCTTCGGACAGACGATCCAGAGAACAAAGTACTTCGTTCCATGTTCTGCCGCAAAAATCGTATTATCGCCCCCGAAGGAGAAATAACCCTGAACTCTCTGCGCGATCTCTTCCAGTGGCTGTCTTTTGAGATGCCGGTTAAAAAACCTCTTCCGAAAAAGTCGGCTAGCGCAGATAAAGAGACCAGAGAAGAGCACGCAGCTCGACTGGCAGCGCTCTTCAAAGATGAATGGGAAGAAACAGACCGTAATAAGTACGCCAATACTCGTCTCTGGGCCCGTGAAGGCGACGAAATCGTACTTGTGCTCCCGAGCAGCAGTAACGGCATGGGTGATTGGTGGTACGGAGATAATGGGAAGAAGAAAGTCTTCTCCTTCAACGTCAAAACCAGGAAGCGTTTCATGGCGGAATATGATACGTATGAAAACTGGGAATTCCCGATCCCGAGTCTGAACTATATTACGAGCAAACTTTCGCTCACCAGGGACTCTTCTGACGCCGCAAAGAGAATCCACACCATAATCAAAGATGGGCTGACTCCGCGCGAACTCTTCGAAGGAACAAACATCGCCTGGATTCTGGACAATGTTTCGAGAGATGTAAAAACCTTCCATCAGCGCGGCGGGTGGAGAAACGGTAAAAGTCAAGATAAGCTTGTTTCGGTATATGATGAGTTATCTAATAAAAACATCGGTGTTCTCGCCCTCGAGATACTTGTGTCGACAGGTATGCCTGTAATGGAGCAGTTGCTGAAATCTAAGCTTTTCAATCTGTACTTCTGTATGCTGGAAGATATGATGGACAATGATACAGATAAGCATTTTTGCAATCTTGACAAGAAAACACTGCCCAATCGATACGCCTGCCTGAGCTTCCATGGAAAACAGAAGAACCTTAAGAAAATGTTCGGTCTGCGTATGAACCAGCTCAGACGTCTGGATGACGAGGCCGCCATCAAGAATTCTCCGACGAGCCATATGCGTGCAGACGCCAAATATTTCGTGAGAGATCTTCCTCGGCTTTTCGGAGTTGAGAAAGCACTCGGTGCGCCGATATGCGACGTAGACGACGATACTTTCACGAGAATTCTGAAACTCAGCAGCGGTAAGTGCCCGGTTCAGTGGGACACCATCACCGATGTTGTACGGGAAGCTGTCGGGGGCGACGATAAAGCTGGTGTCAAACAAATCATATCCTTGTGTGAAGCATACGCAAGCGCACCGGATCCGAAAATCAACTACACGTATCGCAATGCCGGTATCGAAACGTATGTAGATTACCTGAGATCCAGAGCGTCTCTGAAGAAAACACAGGAAATGCTGGAAGCAGCGGGCACTGGATCCGCAGAAGAAATCTTCTCGGAAAAACGTTATCCTATACGTCCGGAAAAAGCCAGACGCTTCATTCCGTTTGTGGAAGGCATGCGTGACAGAAGATATACATGGAGAACGGAAGTTATGACCCAGAGAGACTTCCTGGAAGCGTATAGAACAAAATATCAGGATGCACTTAAACGCGGCGATCTCAGTGAACAGTGGACGCTGGGTGAAGACGGGGTAACAATGCGTCTCGCTGGTGTGTTGGTTCACATGAATCCCAAAGAAAATGTACAGTTCCTGCACGACGACGCTGCATACTGGGTCAGCTTCTACAGAGATGAAAGCCAGAACGCACTGTTCGAGGAAGCAGTGAAACGTGTGCAGCCGCTGGAATGGGCCGATCCGAAGAGTGGACTGCAGATTGTTGCACCGAAGAGTGTACACGAACTCAAAGACGAGGGTGCAATCCTGCATCACTGCGTCGGTGGATATGTGGATGCAATTATCGGTGGCAAAGACAACATCATGTTCCTGAGAAGAAGCGATATGCCTGATCATCCGTTCTTCACTGTGGAAATAGTGCATGACGGGGAGATCAGACAGGTGCACTGCTACGGTAACCTCAATCCCAACGAAGAAGACATAGCGAGAGCTTACGAGCTGAGTGGGTACGCGGTGTATGATAAAAAGTTCGATATTCAGGGCTTTCTGAAGAAATGGGCTGCGGCGATGAAGGGCAAAGTTGATGCAAGAAGCATACAGCCCAGATATCACGCATTGTGTGCATTAAGATAAGGAGGTATGTACATGAAATTTAAACTGGGAAACAGTTTCAGGATCATACGAACCTTGGAGGCTTCCTACCCTCCAAGGAAAGGAATGAGAGTTGTCTACAATGGTCACAATGGCTGTGTTTGTGGAACAGTGGTGGAACCCGAATACCGCGATGAATTTCTTAAAGTAATATGCTGCGCAATTGAACTCGACGAAGGGGAGGTGACAAGTAAGATGGGAACCCACACGTGCAACGGCCGCGTACCGTCAAAAAGGGGGTGGATCGTGACACGGGGAAACTGGGATCTACTCAGCGAAATACGAGAGAGGTGAGAAGAATGAAGTTTGATTTCTCGTTTCATGTCGGAGAAAAAGTAAGATTTTATCAATACAGAATATGCGCTCTGAGCGAGATGGAATTGAACGAAACCGGCATCATAACAAATATCATTAGAAACGGGGCACGCGGGTCTGTCTTTCTTGGTGTGCAATGGGAGAAGAAAAAAGATGCACGCCACGACTGCAAGGGAACCTGCGAGTATGGGCATGGATGGTATGTTCGTGACGATGAAGTCATACGAATATAAAAAGGAGGAGAAAAATGACATTTTTTGCATCTGGAGATATACAGGTAGGTGACAGAGTAAAATATATACTTAAAGGAAGCATGGTGTTAAACTGCGGAGAAACGGGCACTGTTCTTGGCGTACGTCGCAAACCAGGATATACGGAATTGGATGTATGTTGGGATAAAGAAGACCCGAGAAAATATCCCCTTGCAGGGTGCAAAGACAAACACGGGTGGGTCGTACTCTACCCGAGCGTGAAAAAAATATTATAACTGCGGGTGGTGCACCAAATGAAATTTAACTATTTTTCAAAAGGAACTAGGGTTAGATTCACCGGAAGAGGTAGCGAACCACTGAAAAACGGGGAGGTCGGGACAGTGATATGTCGTGATGAATATGGTAATATCGCCGTGCGGTGGGATGAGGAAAACAAACTCCGCCACGAATGTTCGGGGCTCACCGATCGGCACCATGGGTGGTGGGTGTTGCCCAGAGATATGGAAATAATAAAGGAGGAATAAGAGTGAATTTTCCTTTCACCAACAAAAAGTTTGCGCCCGGCGACAGAGTCGTATACACATATTCACGTAGCGGTATGGTGAAATATGGAGAAGAAGGCACTGTTGTGTGTATCGATAACGGTTGCAGTATCGGAGTATGCTGGGACAAAGTAGATTGGCGCAAACACAACTGTGGTGGGCTCTGTGAAAAGGGACATGGCTACTGGGTTGTGTCGACAGACTTGCGAAAAAAATTTTAAAAATACCTATTGACAAACACATATCTATGTGTTATAATGTTCACAGGAGGAGAGAAATGAAGTTCACAAACATTATAAAATATCGCCCTGGAGATGCGGTGGAAAGCTGGGATGAGGTATATGTCGGTATGAAAGTATATTACTGGGGCGATACAAACAAAAACAAGGTCTTAGCAGAAGTAAAAGAAATAACAAAAAAATCTGGGGCGTTCATCGAATTCTCGGAAAAACCAAACGGGCTGGGTGTACACACCTGTTGTGGAAGAGTACCATCTGGCCGAGGATATATAGTAGCATTTTGCAACCTGCTTTTAAAAGCAGAGGAAATATATTAACAGGAGGAACCAATGAAAACAAAAGAAATAATTGAAGACGTTGCCCTCGACGAAGAGGAAGAAACAGACCTTGAGGACTTAATGGAAGAGGTCGCAGGCGAAGAGCCCACAGAACAGGACTCTTTTTCAGTAAAACAACTCCAAAGAATGGCGGAAAGCTATCCCGAGTTATCTCTCGAGGAAGAAATAGAGCTCGGTAAAAAAATGCGCGCAGGCGACAAAGCCGCGAAGCAAAAACTTATAAATAGCAATCTGCGCTACGCGATTGTGATCGCCAAACTCTGGAAAAGACGCACATATGCTACCCCAACGAGCACAAGCTTGGACGATATGATCCAGAACGCCGTCGTTGGATTGATGTTGGGTGTCGAAAAATATGATCCCCAAAAGAAGGTGCGTCTGATAAGCTTTGCAAGGCACGATGTAAATCAGAGCATCAGACAGGGGCTCGACACAGAGACGCACATGGTAAAACTTCCGTCGTGGAGAACGGAGCGCATCGCGCTGCTCAGACACGTGGGTACAATGCTTGAAAGAGAGCTCGGGAGATGGCCGACGGCGAAAGAGCTGTATGAATACTTCGAGCATCGCCTGTCGCTGGAAACAATACAGGAGCATCTGACGCTGGCAGGAAACAGGGAGCACGTGTCGATAGATGCAGACTGTGATTGGTCTGAAAAACCCGGGGCATCAAAGGAAAGCCCGGGAGAGTGCTCAATGCTTGATCGCATGGAAGACACGAACAATCTACTCGAAAGAGAGAAACGGGAAGACAGGGAGTCGCTCCGCGAAGCGTGGTCAATCATAAAAAACGATCCGGAAATCACGGAGAGAGAGCGCGTGGCAGCGAAAGCGCTGTTTGCGAAAAACATGCATCTGGCAGAAGCAGGCGTCTATATGAAAGAGTGCGGGTTCCCGGGGGCGGGCGGAGCAGCAATGACAAAAGAAAACGTCCGGCTCATAGAGAAAGCACTCGTTGCGAAGATACGTAAAAAGATGCAGGTAGAAACGCCGCGAGAGGAGAGACAAAAACAAACAAAGGAAAGGAGATAAAATGAAATTTTTCTCAATATCAATTATAGAGGGCACAAGAGTGAAATCTATAAACAACATTTGTGTCCCAAATAATTTAACAGGTACGGTGGTAGATTCTGCAGTAACACCGGGAGAAAGGAAACCACAACTTCTGTACGTAAACTGGGATAAGGAAATGCCGGACTTCCATTCGTGTTGGGGAAAAGCAAATCCAGGGCACGGATGGAATGTGAGGATGGACACGGTGAAAATCATCGGGTATAACAAATGGAAGAAGGCTGAAGACGGGTGAGGTTTACAAATATTTATCAATGGATACCTGGAGACCGTGTGATGTATATGGGTCCATCTATGGGTAAAACTATCGTGCGAGGAAGCTTGGGAGTCGTTGAAGAAATAGGTAAACACATGCATATAGTACGAGTAAAATGGAACGCTGGATACTCACTATATATAACAAAACAAAATCTTAGAAATCTCACGGAAGAGGAGGGGAGAACGTGAAGTTCGAATGTTGCAAAAAGTTCCCGAGGGGGGCACGTGTAGAAGTCATAGATGAGGTGCCTTTGGTCTCGCGATTTTCAAAAGACTGGTCGCCAAAAAAACTGTCTAAAAGTTGGATCAGAAGGAACCATTATAGATAATGATAACGAAGATGATGAATGGATCGGTGTAAAATGGGACGAACCCAACGAAAAAATGCACGATTGCGGGGGACTTGGCGGCTGCAAGGACGGGCATGGATGGTATGTCAGACCGGGGAAAATACGAATTATAAAAATATAAAAAAGTATGAACGGAGGAAAATAGATGAGGTTTAAAGATATGGGTCGGTTCAAGCCTGGAGATAGAGTGGTATTTACGGGTTTCCCCTCAATGAGCATTGCATATGGAGAAAAAGGGACGGTGATGAAGACAATGGAGGTATCGGCAGAGGGGTGCGGAAAACCGCTTGTCGCTCTATGGATAAACTTCGACGAAGAAAATATCCACCGGCACAACCTCGAGGGGCTCTGCAAAACCGGGCATGGGTTCATCGTATATGATACCAACATTAAATACGAATGGGAAATAGATGAAGAAGAGGAGGCAAAAGAGTATCCATGAAATTTTTTAACGATCAGGACTGGAGATGCGGAGATACGGTTGTATATCTGAACCAATCTCTAGCGAAGAAAAGAATAAAAGGGCACATACGTATGTTCATGTATTCCAAGGACACCCCCTGGGATAGAACATATGATATAACCTGGGACGACGGGACCTGCACAGCAGAAAAAGCGTACGCGCTACGAAACTTAGATGTTTAAGAAAGGAAGTGATGAAGAATGAGATTCGGTTTTGATGATACTAAGTGGCTGATCGAACCGCGCGCAAAAAGCGGTGGGGGATACGCAACGGCGTGTTGGCTTGTTGTAAAAAATAAATTAACAGGTAAGTATCTAACTGTAGATGGTGGAAAAGCTTATATACAATTCAGAAACAGCGATAGCGTAGCTGAATATATAAACAGACTGGAAAAAACAGAAGGAGGCACAATATGAAATTCATAGGAATAGCCACACACGAACCGCTCAAAGAAGATCCGAAAATAGGAGATATTATAATCGTAGACTACACACGCAAAGGAATTGTGCCAGATGACTTTTTGACTTATGGCCACGGGAGAAATCAGTACGTATGTGAGACAACAGGCAAGGGATCTGGAGGATTCATACAACTTAAAGTACTGTACGACCTAAACCGAAACACGCCATATTTAGGTAAGAACAACAGCCTGTACGTACATGTAGCCATATATGCGGGAGGACCTCACGTGGAAACCGCTTCTGGAGCCCCGGCGCTTGAAGCGGGGTGGATTACGCGTGAATATATAAAACGAATGATAGATAAATATAAAAAGGAGGCATCATCTCGTGAGGTTTAACATTGGTTGCTCAGTTATCTATCCGAATCGCAGCAGAACGACATTCCCGCTTCAAACGGGCGATATAGTTCTGCTTCATTACGGTAAAAAAGTAGATGGAGCCCCGCACACAGCAGAGGGGGAAAACCTGACGCTGTTATGTATGTATGCCAACGGCGAAGCAAAAAAAATCGCCGTAAAACACGATGGATCCGGAAAAATAGTAAAACCCAAAGTAAACGTCAACATCACAATGGACAAGGAGGGCCGCACACTGGGCGGAACCAGGGCCGCTCTCTTCAAAGAGGGAGAACCTTGGTTCCTGGTAGAAGAAATTTAAAAAAAAAACTCTTGACAAACAAACAAAAAAGTGATATAATAATATCAGAAAGGGAAACAAACATGGAAAGAATCAACAAAACCAACATCGCGAAATACACCGAGGAGGCCATCAGAAAAACCGGAGACACCGTGTGCATCACCAAAGGCAACACAAAGCTTGGCGCAGGCATATATACGTATAGCACCCTCCCGGGCGATGCGGCGCACCTGCTGCGCTCGGCATCCGGAGAAGTCTTGTGCTCGATCCCCGGCACCTGCACGGGGCACTGCGAAGCCTGCTTTATACACGGGTGCTACGCCGTAAACGCTGCCCGCCGGTATGCACCGACAGTGATCCCGGCATGGGGACGTAACACTCTTCTGAAGCGGGAAGGCAGGGCTATGTCTCAGATCGATAAATTTATAGCCCGCAAAAACGCGACGACAAAAGAAGGCGTAAAAATGTTCCGGATCAACGTCTCCGGAGAAATCGAGGACTGCGCCGAACTCGAGCAGTGGGACGCGCTGGCACGCAAATACCCGGGAACACAATTCGGGCTGTACACGAAAAACTACGAAGCTCTCGAGGAATTTCTGCGAAAGCACGGGGAAACCGCTCCAAACTTTGTGATCAACGTGTCGCAGTGGCACGGGGAGGCGGACAAAGCGCTCGCGGACTTAAAAACCTGGATCTCCGCGAGAAAGGTAAATGTCTTCGAATATGACGACACAAACCGGAAAGACTGCACGCTGGGCGCAGCAGACCGCACGCGTCTGGCCGCGGCGCCGCACTGCCCTGCCGTGCTTAAATCCGGACATCGTGCCACCACGTCAACAGGTGCTCCGATAACCTGCAGCATGTGCGGGCGCTGCTACAGGAAAACCGGCATCAATACAGCTGTATACGCACACTGAGAAAGCACACTGAGAAAGGAGAAAACAGATAATGACGTTTATAGTTGATTATGATCGCAACAGCGAAGAAGAGTGTAAAGAGAACATGAAATTCCTCGCAGAGCTTGGCGCCGGACAACGCGTCATGATCAGGACACAATACCAGCGCTGGGGCGGACCGCCAAGCTTTCGAAGAGATGCGCGCAGGGGCGTGCTCACGCGTGCTACGATCAGAAGGACCCCAAAAAAAACAGACTCGTGCACGCTTTCCATTCCGGTGGAGATAGATAGGTGGGTACGAGGCCACGATTGCGGGGGAAAATGCAAAAATGGTTTCGGGTGGTGGATCTCGCCGTATAACCTGAATGTGATCATGGATGCCTGCGGATCTTACAAAGGGATCCTGGAACGCGAGAAAAACCGTAAAAAAGACCAGAAAAAACTCGAGGACCACCTTGCAAAGTACGGTAGATATTAAAAAAAACAAAAAACAAAAAAAACAAATAAGGAGAACAAAGCATGGAAAACGAAGACAAGCTTACCGAGAAAAAGTTCGAGAAACGCGTAAACGCAGAGCTGATCAGGGAAATAGCCCGACTGATCACAGAGCACAAACCCGTCACAGGTGAGGCAACTGAGTGGGAAGAGGAGCTCACCAGGATCACAGAGCTCGTAAACAGCAGACAAGAAAAACTTCTGGAGGAAGAGATCAAGGCCGCCGCCGCGGCCACCGAAGAGCTCATAACTAAAGAACCAAGAAACCCAGAAACAAACGAATGCCGCATGCACCATGGGAGGGCGTATATAAACAGCTATATAAAATTCCTCGAAGCCCGGGAAGCAAAAAAGCATCCGGCCCCGACGGACATCAGGCTGGACATGGACTATGATTACGAGATCTTGAGATCTGCGATCTCGGAAGCAGGGTCGACGCTAAAAAACAAAGAAGACAGCGCAGCAGTGCTCCCGTACAGGGCGCTGGAAGTGCTTCGAACCCAGGAACGCCTGCAGACGTACATATGCGCAGCTACAGACGGCGCGCTGACCCCGGATGATATAATAATAAAAATCGTCAAACCGCCCGCATCGGTGACGAACCTGAAACAGATATATACATGGAAAGAGCACGTTAAATATCTCGGGCAACCGATCTGGAGAATATCAGAAGCGCCCCCGGCAATAATTGTGATAAAAAAACCGAAAAAATGCCCGGAAACGCTTGACAAACGGGCAAAAATGTGGTATATTAATAGTGAGGAACAAAACACCGGACACACGTACGAAGGAGGTAACGCGCGATGATGTTCATAGGTATGATTCTGTGCATAATCATGCTCGGGCTAGGGGCCTACGAAGCGTTCGGAGACTGGCTGGCCGAGCCTTTTGCACGCAAAATGGGGAAAGGAGGACAAAATAAGAAAAGATGAGTGCTCTTATCGTGATTCTCGCAGTGCTGATTCTTGGTCCGGTTGTTTATGCAGCTAGTATTCTGTATGAAGGCATAAAGAACCGGGATCGCCAAGGAAAGATCTACGGCATACTCGCTATCGTGTATGTGATACTTGTATACGTGTGGATCTTTGCGTTTAAATGCGGACGGGTGTTCTAAACACGCGTCATCCGGGTAAAACCAAGGCATAAAAACGTAAAAAAATAGATACGATCTTAGAGTCGGATGTGCCCCGGGCGGGCCTCCGGCTCTTTCTTTGTATCTATAAGCACTGCGAGAGAGCGCACGGCAAAGAGCCTCTCCGACCTGCTAACACCATGATCAAATAGTTATTTCTCTGTAACTCGGCAGCGTCGGCGAGGAAGATAGCCCGGCGCCGACAGACAGAAAAGCAAGCAACCAAAACAACCAGGCAATCCACGCACACACGCAGGCACATAGCTACCCCATCTACCCATCGGGCGCCCATTTATTCACCGGGGGGAGTATTTTTTTATCGAGGGGGGGATTTTTTTCAAAAAAGACCGCGCGCCGCCGCCCCGCATCCGGGCCCCTCCCGGGTTTTCACAAAAAATTTTTTGGAAATTTGGACCGTCCGGGCTATATATCTACGCACACACATATATATTTTTTTATTTTTATTTTTACACGCCCCTTTTTTTACACAGAAGCGGGCACGTTTTTTACACCGGGGCGGGGCATTTTTTTTTGGACGCCCATCACGGCGACTCCCGCGTTTGCGCGGTTTTTGCATATTTTTGGGGGTATATATCTCTATATTTTTACATATTTTTAGATCTATTTACACCCATTTATTTCTATATTTATACACACATTTACACACATATTTGCGCATATAAATACACTCATGCATACCTATGCGCACCTACGCACGCCCAGCCACGCACCTATCCCCGCTTCTCTGTGTACATATACCCATATGCACATATCCGTAAAAACCCATTCCAGGGCATTTAAACGCCTCTCAGCGGGGGTATTTTTCCCCTCCGGGGGAATCCGCCTCCACCCGCACACACTCATATGCCTCTCTCGCGCACTCAGATGCCCCAAATTTCAATTTTAGCTTCCGAGGACACCCAACTCTACCCCCACACACAAAAATCGCAAAAAACGCCATTTAAACGCGTCTCAGCATATGCGCCCCTATCTCCAGGTATATCTATACGCGCATACGCGCACATACGCACACACGTATATATAATTATATGCCCCTGTATGCACCTATCTCCACATCTCTGTATCTGTATATCTGTGCAGCTATATGCAGTTATATGGCCATGTGTGCATGTCCAGACATACACATACACACATATACATACCTGGAAGCGGGCATATACAGGGATGGGGCTATGTGTATATCTATGTGCAGGGATATGGGTGGGTATATATGGGTATATGCAGATATGCCTATGTGCAGATATAGACAGACAGACCTGCACAGTTTCCCAGTTGTATGCACCAGGAACCCCCTTGAGGGGGAAGCGAAGCGGGGGTGGCTGCCAGGAACAATTAAACGTTTGTTTAATCGTTTAAATGTATGTGCTTACCTATGTGTATAAAACCTACTATGTTGATAGGTATTGTAGGATATAGATATATCGAGATGCAGAAAAATATGGATAAATATTGTTGGAAATACAACGAAATATACACGAACAATTAAACGTTCGTTTAATCGTATTGATAGGAACAATTAAACAAGTGTTTAATCGTAGAGGGAGATATATATTGATATTGCTAGAGAAATAGCTCTCTCCTTACTTGTAAGAAATTTCTTACTTTTCTTACTTTTCTTATGTTTCTTGCTCTTTTTCTCTCTCTATCCGTATACGCGCGCGCGAAGATATATCTATCCCTATATATCCCCCCATATCTCTGTATTTCTCTATATTTCCCTATATCTCTATATCTCTATCCATATTTCCTCATATTTCTATATTTGAATACAAATATGTGAAAAAACACCAGGGAAGGAGGATGCGAAAGCATCCGAGCGAACATAGCGAAGCGGAATGTAATGAAGCGAGCTCAATATTCAGTTGTCAATGAACGTATATGTCCGTTTATGGAAATTTACATATATGCCGATATGCTCATAAACGGATATTTTCGTATCCATATGAAAATGGAAATTTTGGATTGGGGAAAATTCTGGGCTCCCCGGATTTTTATAAAAACGAAAATTCACATACTTGTCCGTAAAACCGTATCGGGATAAATATGGAAATTTTGGGTTTTATATATCCGTGTGTATCTCCGGATGCATATATGCCTCTATAGACTTGAGCGTCCCTATATGCATGTCTATGTGCAGCTCTGTGTGTCTATATGTGTATACGTATCTCCATGTGCGTCTATGTGCGTCCCCCGATCTCCTATACCCCTTTATAACCCCCTTCATATCACCCCTCATATTCCCCCTTTCCACCCCTCCAAAAATAGAAAGAAAAAAGAAAGAAAGAAAAGAAGCAAAAGAAAGAAATAAATAAAGAAAGAAATCGGGTAGCTCCGCTTACAGCTCCGCCACCCGGTTAGGGGGCCGCGGCTGTTTCCGCGGCGCCCGCTACACCCAGAGCGTTTTTTTTAAGAAAATTTTTGTCGCCGACAGCCTGTTGGTTTTGTGGTACGCACGCGCAACCGTGCTCGCTCGCCAGGCATGGCTCGCTCGCACGTCAAAGCGCAGGCTACCAAAAGACTGTCATACACACATTCCCACATAAACACACACACCCACTCGCACAAATACACACGTGCCCCCTGTGTCTGTCTCTCTATAGATACGCGTCTCTCTGTATACGTCTTCCTCTCTCTCGATATCGATGGGCATACGCAGATGCATTGGTTTGATCGGGATAAAAAAGAGGAAGAGGGGGAGAGGCGGATCGAGATAGATGACGGATGATCGGATGGCGGATGATCGGTCCGTCACGAGCATCGTCACGAGCCGTGCGCATAACCAGACCGCAGGTTATGGACGGATGGAGATAGACAGGGATATATGGGTAGGTGCGAGGAAGGGGTGATGGATAGGTGGGAAGGTGGATAGGTAGATAGGTGGCGATATATCTTTACATGCCCAGGGATATATCCGGAACCGGAAACCGGAAACCGGAAACCGGAAACACCGGCACTGCACGGCACTGCACGCAAACGACGGGACCCGCAAAGCCCGCAAGATCAATACAATAAAACATCAATACAATAAACAAGAACAATACATCAAAAACAATAAAACATTTTTTTTGGGCGGGGGATGCGGGCGGGACGAATGGTGGGTGCTCAGGGTGCTGGGGGTGCGCAGCCGACGACTGCGGCGCGGATATATGGGGGGCGTGTAGGCGAGGAAGGGGCTGTGAGGCGCTATAGTGGGCCATTTTTCAAAAATTAGATGTTGGGGTAGGGAATTCTACCCCTGAAAATAAAAATTGAAATTTGGGGCATTTAAACGCGTCACAGAGGGTACGTTATTTTGCGGGGGGAGCTTCTTTGGCGTCCTCGGCGTCCTCGGACTCGAAGTCGAGCCCCTCATCGAGGTCGGCGATATCGGCACCGTCGCGAGAGGGGGCGTAAATGCCGTTCCAGAAGAGATCCTTCAGAAGGGTGGTACGGGTCTCGAGAGCCTTGATGGCATCGGTGTCGTTTTCATCGGGGGGCGCAAAAGCACCGTCCTGGAGATTTATAGACATAGCACCAGAGGGGTCTACGTCAACGTAAAAAATCTCACGAAGCGTTTTTATAGTCATGGCATAATCTGAGCGAAGTTTGGCAAGTTCTTCTTCGACCGTCGAAAGGCGGGAGAGAACGTATTGTTCGCAGGTATTTATTTCCATAGGTAATTCCTCCTTAGGCAAAGCGGGTTTCTTGGATTTTGGTGTTAAGGTTGCAAGACGCAGCATTTTGAGTAATCAGCACCACAAGCGCAATGCTCGTGGGACACATCACATATCGTATCCCCGGAAAGGGATGAGGTGTGAAGGTGGGGACAGGTTGACGGACCCTCAGAGGCGGGGAGGAGGGAACAAAAGCGTTTGTACATCTCCTGAACGAGTGCCTTATTGGGGGGATCGAGGGAGAGGGTGGCTTCGCGAAGCGCGGAGAGAAATTCCGCGTTCGACATTTCAGCGTATGTTTTTGATAGGGTTTTCATCTGTGGGGTTCTCCTTAAAAAGGTTGTCGGCCAGTGCGAGATCGTTGGGGTCGTAGGAAAGTGTTACGCAAGCGTCTTCGAAGACGTAGGTCTGTCTGGAAGCGTCAAGTGCCGCGAGGTCTTTTTCCAATTCTGCTAAATTGATCTTTTTCATGTTTGGCTCTCTTTCTGTTTTTGTGTAAAAATGTTTATTTTGGATTTTTATTAACTGCAAAAGTAAAAATTAAGATAGTTCCTAAGCGCCGTCAGGTATTTTTCCCGTCCTCTGGGGGATTCAAGGTTGTAAGTATCGAGAAAAGGAAACTCATACTCATGATCAGGAGGGTAGGTAATAGTTATCGTACTACTGCCGGCGGTAATGGGGGTCGTAGACGTAGTCCAAATATAGGAGTCGGTAGTGGTTGTGGGGACAGAAACGGTTGCCCAGTCTGTGGGGACAGAAACGGTTGCCCAGTCTGACCCCGAGGTAGAAATAGTACTGGTAGTGGTAGTGGAAAGGACCTTACCCCAATTGTCGGCGGGGAGTATATCCCACTTGCTCTCGCTCTCATTTACTGGCATATTTGCTCACCTCTTTCAGAACGGAGTTTCTTTAGAGTCGCTGTCGTAGTGGTGGCGCGATGGAGACTGTCGATTTTCGAAAGGTACCCACGCTCCACTATTTCTTTTAGGGAGATCGGGGTATATGCGATGTCACGAGAATCGGCACAAGCGTTAACGCGGTAGGTGTCGCCAAGAGCGGCGGCGGATTCCTCGTTGTCGAAATGCACGTGACCGTGAATGTTCAGCGCAAAAGGAAAGGCGATCGGTTCGTGAGAGAGAAGGATCTTTTCCGATATGAAGAGGGGTCCTTCGAAAATCTCGTCGAAATAAGGCTGGTAATTAACATTTCCGGCATCGTGATTGCCTTTAATAAGGACCCTGTGTCCGGCGCGGATCTGATCCATATAGGAAGGATCGCCGACGTCGCCCAGGATGACGAGTGTATCTCTCTTGGTCACTTTGGCGTTAATCCTCCGTATCTGGAACTCCGGAGTTATCTCCTCGCCGGGAAGAATATTAAACCTCGGATCGTTCCGGAAACGGGTGGACTCTTCGTCGCCGAAGTGCGGGTCGCCATAAAAATATATCGAGCCGTCTCGGTTGCCCCAGGGGTCTCCCCAGGGGTCGTTTTTATACCAATATGCGAAAGAATCATAAAGATGTTTATACATGTGCATATCTCCTTCTCAATAATAAATATGCGAGGTTTTTGAGAAAAATCAAGTAACCTCGCAATATTTTTTACATTTTACAGTCACGAATAATGTGTGTGTACCACAGTGGGTCCGCTCGATAGATCGTTGACAGTTTTAATGGGGCGTCCTCGGACTCCTGGTCTATTGACACAAGTCCGGTGAAGTCAAAGAAATCTTTGCCGTCGCCAGCGAGGAAGTGGCCCGAAACGGGGCAGTAGTACATTTCTAAAAGAGGAAACCTTTCACACAGTATAAACGCAAACCAATAACAGTTTCCGTCTGTCCAGCGCGGGGTGTCGCCCGACCATCGCCGGGAAATAAAATCTTGAACGTCGTCGCGCATTTTCATTTAAGGTTCAACTTCAGGTGCGTCGTCATCAACGATTTCAATATCAGAGAAACTGATCTGACTTTCATCGACCCTAAGTTCTTCCTCGGTCGGCTGTGGACGTTTGGCGTCTTCGATTTTTTGAAGCTCCTCTTTCTGAGAACGATATTCTTTCATGAAATCTTCTATAGCCGCCAGCTCATCGGAGGTAAGAGAGTCCATAAACATATACGTACCAGAACGGATATATCCGCAGAGGGCAAGGAATGAGTTGAGCTGCATGCCAATTGCCGACAGTTCAGAGTCACCGAATTCTTCGTAGTAATTTACGATAGATGTAGATTCGTGTTTGTCACCGTAGGGGGATTCGTAAGTAAAACCGATTTTTACCTGATTTTCCTGCATTGTTAAATTCTCCTTTTTAATTTTAATATGAATCGTAAAAAGACACTTTTACTTCTGGATGTGATTTCATATACCACGCAAGCCAGGTGAGGTTAATAATGTCTTGAAGCAAATGCTCCTGCATCTCCTCGAAATCCCAAATGGACTCTGCGTTTTCATTGAAATATTCTTTATCGAGGAAGGGCAGCAGCCCCCGGGCAATATTCTCGACTTCTTTCCACTCCAAGTCATAAGAATACTGCTCTTTCGGGAGATTTTGAGCAAAAAGAACGCCAAGAATCATCCCTCGGATTCCCCAGCACTTGCGCCAATAGCAAACCTCCATTAAACCCTTTTCTCTGGTATAAGGTTGTTCTTCTATTGTTACAAAACCAGGAATATCGGCCGGGTTAATATTTTTTGCTTCAATGCCGTTGTCAAGTCCCATTTTTATTTCCTCCGTGTTTATTGTGTTTTATAACTCCATAAAATTTCGTAGTGCCAAAAAACAGCCTCAACAAGGATCGCGACAAATATCGCGGCGCAGATTACAAATACCACCGCGGATATGTATCGCCATACAAGGTATCGTTTTTGGCTTTCTATATCATCTGAAAATTCCAGTTTATAATGTGCTATTCGTGTGGCGCCAAAGCCAAGAAGCAGCAATGCAAAAAACAGAATCCCCAGAACGATCATTTTTAAAACCCCACTTTACGTTTGTTTTCTGAATAGAGAAGATTGTAACCGATGCCATCGTGCTGATAGACATGTATTTCCTCGTTCACCAAGGGGGCGCACGTCTTCATCCACATTTCAAGCGCCTTCTGGTTTTTCAGGGGGAAGAAAAGGGTTCTGCCACTGGTTTTGGCAACGATCTGAAAACGGTGTTTCTTCATAATAAAATCTCCATTTTATTAAGTATTTTCAAGGGGTTTCGGGTTTTTGGTTTTATATATAAATTATTATTTTCATGGCAGGGTTGGCAGGATTTGAACCTACGAGATGACAGAGTCAAAGTCTGTTGCCTTACCGCTTGGCTACAACCCTGTATTTGTACATTTTTTAACAGGCTGTTCCTCAAACTCCATTTAACTCAGACCGTGTCAAACTCTTTGTCGCTTCTGATAAAGAAGTGTGGATTGAGCAGTAAACATTTGAACTGTTGCACCTGTTATTTTGCATGTTGGCCTTTAAGGTCGTGCCGAGACCGCACATTTTATCCCTGCAGAGATTGGCAACATTTGCTCTAAGCCAGATCAAGTAAACCCCGTGGAAGGATTTGAACCCTCGATGACGTCAAGCCGCGCACAGCTTTCAGTTTGTTTTATGGCATCCCACTTAATAAACCATTTTGATGCACCAGAATAGTTTACTGCAGCCATCACGGGGATATTAGTGGTCGAGTGGACTGGACTCGAACCAATCACCGCAAGTGATACTTCTCGCCACTTATTTGTGTGGGCAATTCTCTCACTCTCATTACCGTTGTGAAACACTCGATAAAGTATATCTGATTAACAGGCTGTTCGTCCAACTCCATTTAACTACAGCTTTTCCCTCGACGCTATCTCAACTGCTCTAACAACAAGACTTATGTTGAGCTTACGAATGGATTGATTACCACATAACAAGAGGATTTCGTAGCACCTGTTATTGTTTTGGAATCCGAACCCACCGATTCCGTGAGCACTATCGAGCGGCTAAACAGTTAATGCAGCTCTGGCTGTTCCTCATTCGTCCGCAACTGATTAGGTTTAACGAACTATTTCTCCTTTGTAATTATCAATGCTGGCAGTTCAGAATAACACTTATCTCAATATTTCAACATCACCCCGATTTCTCGGTTAGTGTGCTGATTTCGCTCCAGCATTATTTTGCCCGTTTTCCCGGACCAGATGAGCACACTCTGGGTGATAGCCTAGCTGTCACTATCATGGGGACTGTCCGCTTTCGCCTCGTCTACTTTCCCAGCAGCCTCACTCAAAACGGTCCACTGGGCGTCTCCGCGCTCTATCCCTTTGTCCTATCAGTACTAAACATGACAAGGTAGGCTCATTGTCATGAGTGCCTCAGCGCTAACATTGGAGACTGTTTGCATCAACGGTGTTACCCTACTGATATGGGCGCCGTAAGCCGCGTGGCTTACATTTATATATATAAAAGGTTTTTCACAAAAGTCAAAAGAAAAACAAAAAAAGCACCAGAAAAAAACAAACTCGCTTTCGATACACTGCAGACGGGGGTTCCAACTCATAAAAACGACACCTCTGCACCACACCTCAACCCACCTTTCTAGGCGAGCCTGTCTTTCTCTGGCGGCCCTTTCCATCTTTCAGCTCCCCACCTGTTTCCAGGTCTGTACTCGGGTATCTTTATGTGCCTATACTGATATTTTTGTAAGTATTTATTAAAAGGCTTAAGAGGAGCGTTGGTTTCCCCGCGAGGGGGTGGCGGCGGAGTAGGGATTCGAACCCTAATCAAGCGGGTTAGAGCCGCCGGTCCTGCCATTGAACGACTCCGCATCGTTGTTTCCGGGCTGCGCCATCCAAATACGGACTCGCATTTAACTCTATCTGCACCCGGACAACAGGCTGTTCATCTAACTCCATTTACTACTGCTGCTTCCATCCCTACGTTCACCGTATATTTTCATTTTCAAAGCGGCTATTAACCTTCGGGCTTCGTAGCACCAATTATTTAATTTAGCTCGGCGTTGTCCCAGGGGGATATTCGCCGAATTAGCCAGCATTCGCTCAGAGAGTTTCCTGCTCCGGTGCCCATTCGCGTTGAATCGCGAAGAAGTCCGTTGCGTCTGCCGATTCCGCCATGCCCCCGTAAGAAGCGGCTGAATTAACCCTCAACCATTTAACTTAACTTTTCGACTTTAGCGCCTTAATGACGGAAGTAGTTAAGCACCGCTTTTGGGACTGGTCCGAATGGCGGGACTTGAACCCACGGCATCGTGGTCCCAAACCACGCGCGCTACCAGCTGCGCTACATCCGGATTTATTTTACATAAAGCTTGTTTAAACTTACCCATGCGCACTCTTCTATTGCTTCATCAAAATGAAGCCCTGTCCGCATTGCTTCTTTTACCACGTACTCGATTAAATAAACTTCGCCGTTTGATTTTATCAATTCGTCTTTATATCCGATTCCAATCTAATAAAGGCCTAAATCAGCGTCGAAATATCGAACTTTAATTGGGGTTGTGTAATATAAAGGGGTATATTCATACTTGCGATCAATTATGCGAAAATCCATTAAGCATCCTCCCCAGAGTTGATTATTGAATCAAAGGCGAAAAACATTTCTGTTTTTCCTTTTTCGTAATTGTGCGCGATCCCAATAAGCGCAACGTCTTTTACAGAAAAAAAACGTTTATTATGTTCTAAAACACCCAACATTTTTACAGAGGACGGCGTATCTTTCATACGCTCAAAATCATTTAAACACACGGGAACGCACCGCATAATAGTGCCGGGAGCGAGATCGTTAATGTCAGTTTTAACAATAAAGTTATTTCCGTTAATAGTTATTTTCATAGTTTATTTTTAAAACCAACCTTTTAAAAGTTTTAAGAGAAGATTAGATCTTAAATATATAAACGCATTTATATAATTAAGGGGAATGGTACTCCTCTTGCCAGATTTATCTCTTAACTGGCACCCCTGTCCAAGACATCATACTTTGTCCGACAGGCTTCCTCGTCCTAGTGTATGACTCAGAGGAACGCTTGGTGGAGTTGGTGAGAGTCGAACTCACGTCCCTGCACGTCCGTTTCGGTTTTCAATGTCGGTCGACACCGTTTCAACCCCATAGCTGAGAGCGCCCACATTCTTGTAAACGCCCTCGAAGACTCCTTGTACGCATGGTACACGAATTAAAAATTGGGAGTGATGGGGCTCGAACCCACGACCAAGGGCATTCAACAGCAATATCCCTTCACGCTGTAAAACTCTACCGACTGAGTTACACTCCCATAATTCGGAGGTGTGTCCGAAGACCAACAGCGACAGCCGAAGCTTAGTCGCAAGCCTGATGGAAGCCAAAGCCGCCACCAAACACCCTCCATAATTAATTATATGTGGATTTCTTTAATCGTCAAGCAAATTTGCAAGATTTGCAACTTCCGATCTTTCAGTTATCGGTAAATAAACATAGCCAAATAACCTGTTTCCAGAAAGACGCTCAACCATCTTATTTATGCCGTTATCTGTGTCGAAAATCTTTTTATCAGACTGATGGGTGTCTCCGTTAATCCACAGCTCAGATCCCTCACCTACGCGTCCAATGATTAATTTTGCAATCTCTACGGTCATATTTTGACCTTCAGACACATAAATAATAGAGTTTTCGAAGCTACGTCCACGAATATGGATGAGCGGAACCACTTCTAACGCCTGAGAGTTTACGAGCGTTTGAACGCCAACATCACCGCCAAGATTATCTACGATAGGTCCCAAAGTCCATGCCAATTTATCATCGGAATCTCCGGGTAAATATCCAATATCCGGAAGGTCCTTAACAATTACATTGGGACGCAAATAAACAATTTTTTGGAACTTCTCTTTCCTTAGGTAATTTAGCGCCTGAGAGAGCATTAGTAAATCTTTCCCGCTCCCATAAACGCCACGAATAACCTTCACCTTCACATTACTGTCCGCAAGCATATCCATAGCAAGAGCTTGGTAATCGTTGCGGGGGCGAATTTTACCCGTGAACGCGTTTTCACACGAGGAATATTTTATTGGTCGCAGCAATCCTTTTTGGAAACACTTTTTATCAATGATTTCTCCCTCTTGATTATAGATCAAGAGAAACTGATTTTCTTTCATTTCAAACGGCGCTTTATTGGTCTGATAGAATTCTTCGAGTTCCGAGGAGGAGGGGCACCAATCCCTCCACCCCGGATATTTGTCGTTTATAACTATTTTGTTATTCACGAGAGCCTCCTGAGCGACATCAACCGCAGAGTTCGTCGACGTCTTCAATTACTTTATCTACAATTTTATATTTAATTTGATCTTCTACGTAAAGATACCACTCTTTGCCTTTGTTTTTATTGAGCAGCTTCATATCTATCCCAGTACGCTCAATAATGTAGTCCTGCATTGCCTTAACAAAACGACGATAGTCTTTCATCTGAGCCTCGGTTTGTTCATAGGTACCCTGGGTACCGCCAGACCCCGAATGTGCCAACGCTGTTGAGTGGGGGAGACAAAAACGTTTGTGTCCGGCGAGAAGAATTAACAACCCAGCACTCATTGCAACACCCATATTAACAGTGTATACGGGTGTCTTACTAAGCGCGATTATATCGAGTAAAGAGAAGCACGCCTGTCCGTCGCCGCCATAGCTATACAGAAGAAGTTTAATGGGTTTACGTTTTTCTACGGGAATATCGCGATCTTCTGCGTTATAACGTAAGATAAGTCGCGAAACCTCTAAAATGCCTTCGTCTATAGCACAGTCTATCCAAATAACCCTATCTTTTGCATTTTTATAAAACGTTAATAATTCCGGGCTTGGTAACTGCAGGTTCTCTATTTCACCGGGAATTTGCACAAGGGTGGGGATGGGGTTTTCGCTTATTGGAAGTGTTGTGGGGTTTTTGATGTTTTTTTTCATAGTTTGTCTCCAAAAATTATTTTTTTAAACTATTCCAGAACGCAAGCTCCGACTCGTAAGAGGCGTCGCGCTCTCGGACATTTTGATTGAACCAGGCGGTATGAGAAAGCCCTTTCTTTCCAACAAAAGTAAACTTAATTCCGTAAGTTAACTTGTTGTTGTAAGTATTTTCCACCTTTTCAATTGCCGCCACCCTATCGAAATCAATGGCTTTTCCCTTGATTGTGTGTGAGTTGGGCCCGAGAACAAATTCTTTTTTACCCGGCTCTGTAATAGGGGCTGCAGGGTTAGTAGTTAAAGTCGGCCGCATTTTAGGGGCGTCGTTTTTTTCAACTTTTGTGGTTTTTGCGGGTTTTTCGGGGCGCGAAAGGGGGATGTCGATTTTGCTTATATCAAAATCATCGTCTTCGTCCTCTAAATTAGCGGCAAGCCACTCATTACGACTTGGTCTGCCACCGTGACGCATTTCTTTTTCACGATCGCGAAGCCTGGCGTCGCGATTTTTGTTTTTTATATAACCGCCTACACCGAAATCGTCGTCTTCATAATCGTCAAAATTTTGTCGTTTCATTTATTATCTCCATATTAAAGTTTAATAATAGTTTTACACTTCGGATAACCGCTGCATCCCCAGAAGTATCCGTAAGCTGATCGCCTTTTAACCATCAGAGAACCACAATTTGGACATATTTTAGCTTCTTCTGGCTCAATTTTCTTTATTTTTTCTTCTATACCATCATAAAAAGTCTTTAAAAAATCCTTTTCTCTTATTTTCCCTGCGGCTATTTCGTCCAGATCAGCCTCAAGGCGACTGGTATACTTTAAGTCAAAAAGGTCCGGGAAAGATTTGTCTAAAAACTCTGACAACTCCATGCCTTTGTCTGTGGGCGAAATTTCTTTTCCTTGAAGTATACAGTATCCGCGATCTTTGGCTAAAATTGTTTTAATAATTGTAGCGAATGTTGAAGGACGTCCGATGCCTCTTTTGTCTAATTCTTTAACGAAAGTGGCTTCCGTGTATCGTTTGGGAGGAGTGGTTTCTTTGGCCTCTGCCACGAGTTGCGTTTCTTTGAGGACCTCTCCTTCAATAAAAGTTTCTTTTATTAAATCATCTTTTGTAATTTCGTCCTCGGCGTCAACATGTACGCGTCTGTAGCCATCAAAGATAACCTCTCGAGAATGCATTACAAATACGTGATCGCCATTGTGGATATCATATTGTGTATCACTGATAATTGCGGGAGCCATCGAACTCATAATTGTGCGCTCCCAAATCAATTTATAAATTTTAAGCAAGTTTTTATCTGAGATATATTTGCTCAACGTCTCGGGGGGCATATCTAAATTTATAATGCGCAGGCATTCGTGGGCTTCTTGTGCAGTTTCACTGGTTTTTGCAGGTTTTTTAACCTCCGCATAGTACTTTTTGCCATAAGAGTTTTTAACGAAATCGCCTAATTTTACCGCAAAGTCCGGAGACATTGAACAATCATCGGTGCGAATATACGTGATTAGAGCAACATGGCTCCCGGAAATTTCAATTCCCTCGAATAAACGCTGAGCACAAGACATGGCCGCGTCAATCGACATTCCGTACACTCGGTTGGCCTCTTGTTGAAAAGTGCTTGTGGTAAACGGAGGTTTCGGGAAATCGTTTTGTTGCTTGCACGTAATCGTGTCTACAAAGTAGGGTTTCCCGGCACAAGCTTTTTTAATTTTTTCGCACTCCTCAAGAGAAGGTAGCTTGCGGATTTCTTTTTTGGTCGTTCCGCAATATTTTGCACGAAATTCGGTTGCCTTTTTCTTAAATAATAAGAACAGTTCGAAATATTTTTCAGGAACGAATGCTCGTATTTCTTTTTCGCGTTCTACAACAAGCTTTAAACCAGCCGACTGGCATCGTCCCACCGAACGACAATTAATTCTTGTGCGAGCTATAGGAGATAGCGCATAACCCATCATCTTATCTAACGCCTGACGCGCGTGGGCCGCGCCAATCAAATCTTGGTCTAACTCCCTGGGGGATGCAAGAGCAGCTAAAACCGCGGGGGCGGTAATTTCATGAAACGTTGCGCGTCCGCATTTTTTAGAAGGAATTTTTAAGAAATCCTTCATATGCCCACCGATAGCCTCACCCTCTCGGTCTTCGTCACTGCAAATATAGACATAATCTGCTTTTGCAACAGCCTCTTGCATTTTTTTAAAGACTTCTTTTTTTCCCGGGGAGACAATATAGTTGATTTTGAAATCTTTTGTGGGATAAATTCCGGTGTTTTTGTAACCGCCGCCATCTTTTATTTCCACAAAATGTCCAACAGAGGCCATTACTTTTGCATTTTTATAACCTCCGTCTTGCAAAATCTTCTGAATGGTAGCACATTTATTTGGGCTTTCTACTAACACCAGAATTTTTGAAGATTTATCTACCACGCCAGAAGGTTCTGAAGACGATTTTTTAACCATCTTCGTCGCCTTCGCCGGGGCGGATTTTGTGGTGGTTCTTTTCTTAGATTTTTCGGTTGTTTTGTTCATAAATTATTCACACTTTATTTACGATTGTTCATACTTTATTCATGTCAGGTTCAAAAACAAGGCCATTTTTCGCAATGAAACCTTCATTTTATCTTGATTTTTGGCCCGTTTTTGAGCTGATTTTTGTTATTTCTTCTTTAAATCGTAATTTTTAATCACGACGTTGTCTTTTTTGTCGTAAACGTCAAGGTAAAACTCTTCTTTATCGCCATTGTAAGTCAATTCATAATAAATATTATCCGGCAGATCGGTGATAAGCATGAATTTCCAGTTTTGAAGGGTCTTGCACTGCCACACGACGAACACATTTATGTCGCTAGGCTCTTCTGCGTTATAAAATGCTCCTTTTATTACATATTGACGAACTATGTCTTTGGCTTTTTTAACCATGTCCATAAGAATCACCTCTTAACAACGGTTTTTTTATACAGACCGCACCGGCATTCGCCCTCGTCTGACTCACGAAAATCCTTACACATGCATTTTGTGTCAGGCGTTTTGTTTACCGCGCAGATGCAATACCCGTCATTGTCGCGTATTGCCTGTCTGATTTCTTCAGCCTTTTCTTTATCGGGGTTGACCGTAATTTTTATAGTAATATCTTCGTGGGGAGCAGGGTCTTCCTTCTTTTTATTCTGCCTACCACACGGGAACATCTCGGTGCAAACGCCGCCGCGATACTCGCACAGGGGCACGAGCAATCCTTCAAATTCCGGACAAACTTTAAGTACCTCATTACACATCATCTGCATGACATGGCGCGTTTCAGCGGAGGCCTGTCCACAAAGACGTTTATGAGCCATAAAAATCAATTCAGCGGCATTAACCGACAGAATATGCGAAACGATTTCACCCTGGGGGGCGGTACGTCTGTCGTACTTCGTTTGTCTATCGTTTCTCTGAGACTGCACATAGTGATTAACTCCTATGTGATGGCGAACAAAATGTACAGATACCCAATACGGAATGGTCAGTCTAAAACCGAACCAAAGTTCTCTAATGGGGCTGTGTTCAGCGGCAAGAAGTTTTTTCTTCCACTCTTCCGTCGGAGCTTTGGTGCTTTCTTTTCCAACTGTGTTCAACGTGCAGGTTTTTACCCAGGCCCAAGTTTCTTCGGTTGGATAACGAAGAAGCTCTACCTTAATTCTTTCATCCATTCTAATAATGCTCCTTAAGATTCTATTTTAGTTTCCCACCATCGAGACTCAAGTCCGCCTGGGTTAGAAACTATCCATCCATAGTCGATTACCTTGGGCGTCCAAGGCTTTTTACAAAAATACCATCCTTCGCGGCCATTATAAACAAAACGCTCCATCCACCAGGCCACGCCAACAATTTTCAAATATGGGTCTACCATAATTCGTCCCGATTCATTATCGTAGGTAAAATTTTTGGCCTGCGAGGTGAAATTCGCAATGCTTATTTGGCCACCGCGGCTACACACAAATTTTGCATTGCGCAAACTTAGTTTATGATTATTTAATGCTTTCTCTGTTTCGTCAAATAAATTAACAATCATTTTTTACCCGTACTCCCAAAACCTCCGGTACCACGATCGGTGGTGGTCTCGAAATCATCAACAACCTGCAATTCGACTTCGGGAATGGGGAGAATGACGAGCTGTGTTATCTTATCTCCGTAAGATACTTCGTAGGGACGGTCAGAATTATTTCTCACAAGCACCCCAATAGTGCCTGTATATCCAGCGTCAATAACTCCTTCTGTGGTTATTCCCGCTTTAACGTTAAGGCCGCTTTTTGATTTTAAAAAGCCAACGTACCCATCGGGGATCAGCACGCGAACACCCGTGTCCACGAAAATCGATCCACGAGGTGGGACCGTTTTTGTTATTGGAGAATATATATCAAACCCGGCGTCAGACGAGTGCGCTTTTTGGGGAAGAATGGCGCGATCTACGTCGCCTTCAACGTGATCTAAAATTACTGGAATTTTTAATGAATTGTTTTTCTTCATTTATAATCTCCTTTGCCGCTTTGATGAAATTGTCAATATCTTTATATGTAGTGTACTTTGTGAAAGACACGCGAACGGTGTTGCGTATTTCCCGCTCCTTTAATCCACGCACAAGCAACACATGAGAGGGGTTGAATTCCCCTTTGATATCATCGTGCTGGGAATCACAAGCAGATCCGGCGCTAACAGAAATTCTACGCAAGGCAAAATCCGTAGCAAGGTGCTGCTTGTTTACAACCCCGGAAAAGTTGATGCTCCAAATATTGTCTTGATTGGGGATAACGTTGCACACAATATTTTTAGCGTTAGGTAATGTTTTAATCTTTTTTACAAGATAAACGGCGAGCTTACTATAATGATCTACCAACCTGGTATTGTTGCGAAGGAGTTCTACGGCGCACCCTAATCCGACAACCCCGGCCACATTTGTAGTACCGCCGCGCAGTCCTCTCTCCTGTCCACCACCAACGATAAGGGGCTTGAGCAAACTCGGAGAACGAGTAATTAAACATCCGGTACCCGTGGGACCGTAAATTTTGTGCCCCGAGAAAGTCATAAATGTTGCATAGGGGAATCTTTCAGCAAGATGCAGATTTTCGCCGCCCATAGAAACATATTGGGTACAATCTACCAATGAAGGTATTTGAAGTTTTTTTAGTGTTTTAGTAATATAATTTACACGGTTAAAAACACCCGTTTCGTTGTTTGTCGCCATAACACAAACGAGTGCAATCTTCTGCGATAAATAAGGGGTAAGATCGGAAAGATCCAATCTTATTTTATTTGCGGGGGTTACATATATTACTCTTACGCCCCACTCTTCCACCTGCTTACAACAGTTAAGGACGGAGGCGTGTTCGGTTGCAGAACAAATAATCACTTGTTCATTTTTTTCTTCTAAGATGCGCTGCGCTACAGATTTAATAACCCAATTATTACTTTCCGTTGCGCCGGAAGTGAAAAAAACGTCCCCGGGGTCAACCCCGACAGCCATTGCAATCTTACAGCGGGCGGTCCCCACGGCAATACTTGCAGCGATCCCGTGATCGTGGGCGGCCATACTGTTCCCAACAAAAGAGGGAGACAAGTATGGGCGCATGGCTTTTCGAACGTTTTTATCGAGCGGCGTATTTGCAGCTCCATCGAGATATGTTTTTTTGTTTCCCATTTCTCTTATGTCCTTTAGTTAATTTAGAGGGAGGTACTCTCAGTCCCAGAAGTTCACTTAAACGTCTTTTATCAAGATCGCGGCAACGAGCCTCCATAAAATCAGCAACGACTTTATATGTAGCGCCGCAATCGGTGCGCAGAGTGATAATCATATCTTTGGTCGGATGGTCCGAGACTCTGAACATCAAAGACGATTCGCCAGAATAAATCGTATAATACACGGAAGCGGTATTTACTGCCTGGCGTTTTTCGTATCGCACACCCTTTTGGTCGGCGATACGCTCTATAATTTTCTCGGCTTCACTCATTATCATAATGTCCTCCTATGTCTTTCTCTATATATAAATATAGGAGGTTTTCTTGAAAAATCAAGTGTTTTCTGTATGTTTTTCCCACTCCGCATACCACTCCGTACCATACCGTTGGTAGCGATTGGGTGGGTCAAACGAAGCAATTTTTTCGTCCAACTTTTTAAGGTCGACCGGGCGATAATTGGTTAACTCTACGTTTATATTTATATAGTTAGGCAACAAAAGAGTGCCTTTGTGGATGTGTCCATGTATATTAAAAACATAGGGGTTGTTGTATGCCTCTTGTACGGGGCAATGGCTCAGAATGACTCTGGTGGAGAAGTAAATTGGGTGCCGGACAACCTCTATAAAACCCATTTTACGGTATTCTCCGTCAGTCAACTTATCGTGATTGCCTATAAGCAGAATTTTGCGCCCATTGAGTTTTTGAACCCACTCAGAAAGAGCGGAGGCGGGGGTGAACCCAACGTCACCAAGAATGTACACGAGATCGTCTTTTCCGACCACTTCGTTATAACGATCTACGATTGTCTGGTTATGCTGTTCGATGGATTCAAATTGGGGCCGACAGAGTTGTATAATATTCTTATGATTAAAATGTAAGTCACTGGTAACCCAGATAGCCATTTTAAGCTCCTTTCTGTTTTTGCTCGTCCATGTACAATTCGTACAGGTCTTCTTTTAACCAGGTCTTTTTAATTTTAATATTGCTGACACGCGTTGCGGTATTAATTGCATTCGGCTGTCCTATGAGTACACAGTATTTGCGCGCTCTTGTTAGGGCCGTATAAAGCCACTCGCGCATTAGCAGGGGGTAGGCACTGTTGTCTATGCTAACAATAACATATGGGGCCTGCGCACCCTGAAGCTTGTGACAGGTTGCCGCCCAAGAATGAGTGATATTGTTCCACTCGTCACGGGGAATGATAACCTCTTCGCCGTCATTGAGAGAAATTAACATGCTCTCTTTATCAATGTCTTTAATATGACCCAAGTTACCGTTAAAAATAGCCGTTTCTCCGCCGTAAAGATTGCGAGCGTGATAATTATTTTTCGTAACCATAATTCGATCGCCGGGTTTATAGACAACTTCAAAATGTTGATTTCCATCCCAAACCTCAACGGGGATACCTTTGGTGCCGGGTTTATTATTAACGAGGGCCTGTACTTCTGCGTTGAAGAAACGACAGCTATTCATACCTTTCGCTCTAACGGGAACGACAATTTGAATATCGTCCGGTGATATGTGCTGCTCTGTATATAGTTTTTTGAATTCCTGTATAACTTTAGCGTGTGTCACCGAAGCATCATCGTGCGCGATGATTTTGAAATCTTTTAATTCGCCACGAATTTCTTCCCCAACGTACCCCGTCGGAATAAGCCGAGTGCCCTTGCACACGTCGACCGACTGGGAGATAATACCGCTTTTAAGCGCCTGGCGCTGAATAACCGTAAGAGTTGTTGTGGGTGTATATCCAGATGCGATACAGTCTTGGAGCAGGTTGCCAACAGCAATCGGGGGAAGCTGTTTAATATCGCCCAGCATTAGTAATTTACAACCCGAACGAATGCTGGAAATCAAACTATAGAAAAGCTCTTCGCCAACCATTGAGGCTTCATCAAGAAGAATAACATCTTCAGGGAGGGGGTTGCTCTTGTTGTGATCGAATTTTTCTAAGTCCGGTAAATATCTTAATAACCGATGAATGGTTTTTCCGGTCAACCCCGTATATTCGGTAAGAAGACTAGAAGCACGTCCGGAAAGGGCGCACTGGGCAACCCTAAAGCCATAATGCTGGAATATTCTTACCAATGGTCTTAGAGTAGAGCTTTTGCCAGTACCGGCGCTGCCAGTTAATACCGCAACGTTATTATCAAGAATGCTCCAAATTGCCTTGCGCTGTTCGGCGGTAAAAGCGTATCCCTGTTCGATTTCTACAGAACGAATAATATCATCACATTCCTTGCGGTCAAACACCGTTCGGTTGGGCGCAGCTTTTAAACGCTCGAGTTCGTGAGCTATCTTTTTTTCAAGGGAGCGATATTTATATAAACCAAAGAATCTGGTTGTCTTGTCATAATAAAAGACGGGTGGAGTAGACCAGTCGCGCTCGGTTTCCTCTCCTGCTTCCCACTGGGCGCATTCCGCGGCCTCAATAGTTTGTTCTTTTATCCAATTGGCCAATGTCTGCTTATCAGTTGGGGCACACTGGGCGGCAACGTCTTCCATCAACTCGCCAAGATCCATTTTAGAGTTGCCGTCCTCGTTTGCAATTTTACCGAGCTTATAATTTGTGTATGCGAGACACCTCTCTTTACAGCCGCGCTCAAAGCCTTGCGCCAGTGCAATTTTGTCAGCTTTTTCCCAGCCATACCCATTAACCAAAGTAATTAATGAATAGGGGTTCTTCTTTATAATATCAATCACAAGGTCGGGGGAGCCAAATTGTTTGATCAGCTTATCAATGGCGGCTTTGGTCAAGCCCATATCTTTAAGCTCTACATAGGCTCGACCGTTATTAATATTAGCCGCATATTTCAAACACATCTTATTTGCGGTGTATGGCCCTATGCCTTTTATCTTCGTTAATGCCCCAATATTTTTCTGTTCGAGTAATTCTATGGGGTTTTCATAAGAATAAAAGAGTGATTTTATTTGCGTTTCTGTCATGAAAAAGCTCAGAAATTTCTCCTGATCTTCTCTTTTTGACATATTATAAGCAAGTCTGACCTGAGGTTTGTGGTACTGGAGCCCCCACTTGGGATCCTCGGTTAGTGTAGCGGTAAGAAAATACTCCATACCGTCTTCGAAAGTGGGCATTTCTCCCGTAACGGTGATTGTCCCGTTGGGAGCGACACACTCGCCGGAAATCACCCCACTTATAACTTCCAGAATATCTAAACAGACAATGGCAAAAGCCCCGGGTATCGGGGCCCTGTCTTTGGGGAATCTATAATTATGTAATTTTACCTTAACATTTATTTCTTTGCCCAAAAGGGGGTTTGCTCCCATTTTTAGATTCCTTTCTGTGCTTGTTTTATCATATATATATTACGTGATTTTTTATAAAAATCAAACCAAATCATCGAGTTTTTCTTCGCAAAGAAAAGTGTCGGGTCCGCAGTCGTAGTAATAATATTCTCCGTCCTTCCAACGACGAAACACCCCACAATTATATTCACGAGCGTTCCCAGCAACGATATGCATAAGAAACTCTTTGTTCCCACGCGCGACGAGGGCATGCTCTCCACCTTCGGTTAAACGAAAAAGAGAAATTTTCTGTTCTTTTTCCATGTTATGCTCCTTTAACCGACGCTCTTTTATAACTAATATCAAGAGTGCCGTCGTGATTAACGTTTTTAATTAAGCCCACATATCTCGTACCGTACTCGGTTTTCAACCCACGACAATGGAATGTATTTTCTTTGCGCATACCATACACGATAATTTTATTACCCCGTTTAAACCAAGAATCATCGACAACGGTTTTCTTTTTGGTGTCTGGGTCTACGGTGCTAATTTTTTTATTATAACGCACATAAGCATCTCCGAACAACTTTACATCCACCACGCCGCTTCTGGGTGTTAAAATACTCACCATATGCCGCATGTTGTTGGTACCGACCACGGTGCCCGCCAAGGCGCACATTGTCGGCTTCTCAGAAGTTTCCGGTAGATCATTAAAGTTTACGATATTATAATATGCATTATTGACATTTTTTAATTCGTGATCTCCATGGTAAAATGACATAGTTTCAAATTCCCACCGAGATTCGGATCCGTAGCAATATTTATCTGTTATGCCGTTAATATAATCTTGTCTGACGATTTCAAGATATGTATCTTGACCTTTAGGGGTATTTAAAAAATCAACAATTTTTCCAACATAACTATCGTAGGCTTTCTTAAAAGCTGTTGATTTAATTGCAATAACCCCCTCGGGGAGCACGCTGTAATCACCTTTAGCGCAATTCAATTTTTGCTCAATAAAAGTAGCGAAAAACTTCTGACAAGTTTCTTCGGATAATAAATATCTTTTAGTTGAAGCGTCGTATTGATTGGCATCGATATAACGTTTAAACTTAAACACACGTAATTCATCCCGAAACTCAGGAGGCGCCCACTTTAGTTCAATAAGTTTCTTTAAATTCACCGCAGTAAGTTTGTCTTTACGTGGAAAGTTTTTCTCAGCTTCGTGTTGTAGATATTCCGCAAGTACGCCTCGCTGCGTTTTACCGCATAACTGGTTAAAACAACCGGCCTTGATCAACCCCAACATCTGCGTTTGGGTGGGTTGCACTCGATCCAAAAAATCCTGCAAAGAAGTAAAAGGGCGTTCGGTCAAAATTTTTTCTAACAGATCCACGCCAACTGTGCTAATAGCTTGCAAACTGTAATAAATCTTTTGATTTTTAACATCAGGAACGAAATCAACCTGGGCGTTGTTAATAGCAGGCAGTTCAACCTGTACACCGGACAACTGTACATCAGAAATAGCTTTAGCTATTTTACCATAGTTAGGGGCTATGCGTTTTTCTTTTTTATCAGAAACGGCATCCTCTACTTCTTCGTTTTCTTCCTCGTCGTCTGCGGCGTCCCCCATCTCTTTCACATAGTTGCCAGCATTCACACAAAGACAGGCACAACACCAATATAACGGATCCCATCGCGTGGCAAGGTTGGCCTCTTGCACCGCAATAAGGCTGTATGGCAAAGTATGGTTAAGTGAAAAACTATAGCCAAGTTGTGGTTCAATACAATATTTCCAGACATAATCAAGAAACTCTTTTCTGGCCATTATTATGTTTCCTCGCCTTTTTCATAAAAATCTTTCTTTAACTGAATTAATTTTGCGGCTTGCTTTTTTGCGATGGCTTTTCGTGCAGCGTTGGCCTCCCCGAGAGTAAAATTACAAACTTCGGGGTCCATTAAAATACGCATTAACACCTCTTGAGAACCAGAGACGCCGTGACTTTGGGCAAGATACTTTTTAAGGATTTCGATTTCATGGGGGGTCAACCCCTCCTCCATCATTTCAAGATCCCACGCTTCGGGATTTTCTCTGAACCTGACATATCTATCAATCGGTTGTTCCCCGCTATCGGCTTGCAGTCTCATTATTGAATTAATCTCAGCAAGTTGCACGACGTTGTCTGGCCGTGCCTTTTTAATACAGGTTGACCCAACCATGGTGTCGAATTGAAATAGGTTGGGGATTTTGTTTGCGGCCATATCATCCCACATTTGCGGATTTTGATAATCCAAAACGTCGGGGTGTAAATATTTATCGTAGGTTTTTCGAAGTGTGCCTTGCCAATCAATTTTACCATCTTTTATTAATAGATCAAGACACTTCGCCATTTTTGACTGAGCGTCAGTACGCAAAACGTCCATCTTTAGGGCACCCTGGTCATCGCTGTCGTGCATATTAAATGCTGTCATTTTAGTACCATTCGGCGCTCTCATCAAACTATTTTGATTTAAATAGGAATCGTTAAAAACATATAATGCGCTAGCGTGGATACTGGCGTTAGTGGGAAGCCCTTCGATTTTTTTAACACCATCAAATAACCCGGGGTACATATCAAGTTTTTCTTTAAAACCGGGGACAGGATCAAAACCCTTTTCCTCGTCGCCAAAAAGACACTCGTTGAGTGTATAGGTCATACCTCTGTGTTGGGGAACGAGCGCGGCGAGCGCTTGTGCCTCGTCATTATTAATACCAAGCCCGCGGCTTACCGTTAAAATGCTGCTTTTTAATGTCTCTGTTTTAAATGTCGCACAATTTAAAACACTGTTTTCGCCATATTCATTGCGCAGCAGTGAGACAATATCCCCGGTTTTCTCCGGTTGAAAATCTTCGTCAATATCGGGCAGCTCTACGCGTTCTTTGTTTAAAAAACGCCAATGGGGGAGATTGTATTGGAGAGGATCAACCTGAGTAATACCAATTAAATAATTAATATATTCGCCGCAAGCAGATCCGCGCCCCGCGCCAACCAAACTAACTTGCCATGCAATATCGACAATATTTTTTGTTAAATTAAGATAAGCGCTGAGCTTTTGTCCCAGTCTATCGCTTATAAAACCCAAAATATCAAGTTCGTCGTTAATTCTTGATAATTTTTCTTGGTCAATTTGAATCTTTTTAGCGGCAATCCCCTGCTCAATTTGATACATCAAATACTGGTCCTGCGCATCTGTGCTTTCATAAAATTTTACAATCGCAGGATAATTTGTATCATAAATTGTTTTATTTAACTGAAAACTGGGAATCTTAATACACGGTACAATGGTTGAGTGCCGAAAATCATACAAGCTAATCGAATCAGCAATATTACAGGTATTCGCAAAAGCCCTTTTAATGTCTTCGTCAGAAAGCCCACTTAATTTTAATAAGTCAGCCATCTCTGTCTCTGTCATTATATAAGTGAATCTATAAAACTTTTCAGTTTCTCTATCAGAAGACTGGCGGCTGTTAAGAAAGGCGGAATGAATATTAAAATCTTCTTTATTCAAATAATGACTATCTGTTGTTACTATAAAGGGTACGTCGTAATATTCTGCAAATTTTATCAAAGTTTTATTGACAGCAATTTGTTCCTCTGAATCAGAGGGTTGCAGTTCTAAAGCAAAATTTTCTTTGCCGAAAACCCCGATGCACCATCGAATAAAGTTGTTCGCACCAGGAACATCGTGCCTTAAAATCTTTGTGCCGAGTTCGCCACCTATACACGCTGTTGAGGCATATATGTGTCCGGGGTTTTTCCCAACCACCCTCTCTATATCTTGATAGGTCGTGGGAACTCGCATAATACCTTTCTCGGTATATCCTCTTTCCCAAGCGCCAGAAGACAATTCCTTTAATTGTTTCCACCCCTCAAGATCTTTTGCGAGCAAAATAAAGTGGTAATATTTGTCGGCATTTTTTACTGAGCTTTCATCTATTAAGTATATTTCGTTGCCGAAAATGATTTTGAAATCGGGATGTTCTTTGATAATTTTATCACGTATTTTTATAATATCAACCGCCGCAGAGAGGGCCTCGTGATCCGTAAACGCAATACCGGAAAACCCCAACTCAATGGCGCGATCGACCATCTCTTCGGGGCGATTTATGCTGTCAAGAAATCTTTGGTTACTGGCCCAGGTGTGATTGTGTAAACTTGCGAACATTATTTTCTCCTTTTAACGGTTAATCTCTATTATATATTATGTGGAGAAAGCCGCGATGTCAAGTCGCGGCCTCCTCTTTTGCAACGCCGTCGGGGGAATAAACGGCGAATGACAAAACATTATCTGGAAGATCGTCATTAATGGCGGGACAAAAATTAACAAAATCAAAATTCAAACTGTTTTGCACACGAGAACGCAGTCTTCTGTGATAGTGTTTGTGATTTTTTGCCCACTTGCGAGTATCCCACTTAACGTTATTGTTTTCTTCAATTACCAGAGAAAAAACTTCCCAATGTTCGGTAATAAAATTTTTTATGCGCTGCAGGGTGTAAAAATTACAAGAAAGCACGTCGACGGGGGAGGCGGCCTCTTTTGCTGCGTCTCCGTAATATTTTTTCATCTCTGCCTGCATGCCGCAAGCCTCATAAAACGAAATTAAGCTATAAACGGGAAGCCCCTCTTCGTCGTCTCTGCGCCATTCTTCTAGTTGATCAAAATCTAACTCAATTTTTGCAATTTCCTTAAATTCGCCCATGTATTACCTCATTAAAAATCAAAATCATTTTTCAGATCCTGTGGAGTCTGCTCCGCGGCAATTTGTTTTTCTTTTTCCTTTTGCATAATTCCATTATGTTTTTCCATTCCAAGCCATTTGTTTGCCACGGTGTGTGTTTTTTCTTCTCTTGTCCAGAGAGAGTAATAGGGGCATAAATATTTTCCCTCTTCGATCTGCTCGGGATTGGTGGGGGAAAACGGGCACCAATAACACAAAGGAGAGGGACCAGGGGTGTAGTCTCCCGACTCAATACCTTCAAAAATAGCATCAAGTTTTTTAATCCCGCGCTTCATAAAATTGGCTGTTCCTGCTGGCTGACGCATATCACAGAATGGCAAGTTATACACGCATCGAATCTAATCTTCGGAAATTCCCAGTGTTTGCGCCAGGGCGTAGGTATACACAACAAACTGCATTGGGGTGGTTAAATCTGCGTCAGAAAAAGGCTTTTCTTTGGTTTTTATATCTTCGATAATATATTCACCCGTATTAGTGTTGTAAAAAATACGATCAATAAACCCACTTAACATGTGTCCTTTGTAATCTACAGAAAAATATTTTTCCATGTCAAAAATTAACAAATCGGGGTTGTCGTTTAAAAACTACTCAAGACGATAAATGCCGTGATTTAAGTAATCGGCTATTTTAGTAAAATACGAAACACCTTCAGCGTTGGGTTTAAAATACTCTTCTTTGTATTTTTCTTTTAAAATGTTGGTGCCGTATATACCACCTTTATTATCGCCCGGAAAAGACTTTGGAATGTTTAATTCTGCAAAATCCTATTTAAGCCTTTCATAATCCGGGGCGTCTCCGGATTTTAAAGCTTTAGCGATTTCTTCCTCCGTGTGATGCAATAAGGTACCAAGCTCAGAGGCCAGTGAGTCGGTAAAAACATAATGGCCCGTGACGTAAGTAAGATAGTATTTCCATCCACAAGACTAATATGTGTTCAGCTTGCTGTAGGAAAACTTAGGTTTTTTGGTGTAAGCCACCGATATCACCTCGCGTTTTAATTTTTATATTTACCCCTTGTAGGGATTTTTTCGCTTAATGATGAAAGCCGCACACGATTGTGATAAAGCTCTTCAAATTTCTCTTTTCCGCAATCACTAGGAGAAGCTTTGTGCGGAAGTATGTGGTCATAGTCAAAAATTACCGAAACATTAACATAGGGCAACCAGGGTTTGACAATTTTAAACAGTTTTTGTTCATATTCGAGCGTATCAGGCGCCCCGCGCCCACCTTCATGATCAGCGTCGAAGGCTAGAATGATCTCTACCACTCCCAATTTTAACAACATATTCATCTGTTCAGAGGAAAGCGATGAACCACAAGTGGCAACAGCAAAACATTTATCTAACCCATACATGGTTGCTGTTTGCAACACAGATTTTTCTGCCTCAAAAATACAGACTTTTTTACTTTGTTTAATAATCTCTTTGTTCTCAAAAAGTCCATAAAGATTTTTCCCAAGGGGGTGATTATACATGTCTTTTTGTATAAATACGGGCATATATTTCTTCCCGTTATCTATCTCTATGGGATTGTATGAGCGTCCCCTGATACCTATCAGTTTACCGTTTTCATCCCTATGAGGAATGATAATTTTCTGAAGAGCGGAATCAACACGAATTCCAAAGGCCCGCATGACCTCCGGGCTGATGCCCTCTTTTTGCCACTCAAGCGGGGCCGCCAGAGGATAAAAATACTCGAGAAGATTTTCAGGAATATTTTCGGGGGGCGCATATACAGGGGTTTCATTACTGTAATCTTTCACCTGCTGGAAAATATCCCAGTCGTCGGTAAGATTAGGTTCCGCGTCGGTGCCGAAGCCGTAATCGCGAATGTGAAAAAATTCAGTAATATATGACATTGCCCCTTTAAAATCTGTGTCGAGCGCGCGCTGTGTTATCTCAAACACATCAGAAGTTCTGCCACAAGTATAACAATGCGTGAGTCCGGTTTCGGGATAATAATATAATTTATCACTGTCCCCGCCGTGACATATTGAGGTATTAAAAATGGGGTGTCCCTGGGCATCATATAACACATTATCATTGCCCTGCAGCGTGCAGAATAATTTAATGACATCTTCTGTAGTGAGCTTTTCTTTTATCGTCTTAGCATCCATTAAAACTCACCATCCCATTCCGTCACCCCTTCGCCCAAAACGGGGGCAAATACGTCTTCAATTTTTTCTTCACTGGTTTTATCGAGCAACAGTTCTATATTGGTATCCTCTACGGGGATCAATTGTCCTTTTGAGTCCGTTACAAAAGTATCGGTCATGCGACAAGTTCCTCTATCGAAATACAAAAAGACTTTAATATTCTGATAGCTTCCTCGACGAATTTTATAAACCGACAGAACGAAGTTAGGCTCAAGTTCAAACCCCTTCGCACAATAAGACTCAACCGCAGGACGATCTGCCTCGCGTACCGCCGTTAAAATACAACCAACGTCAACCTTATCGCCCAAACTTTTTGCCGAACGCAAGAAAGTATAATCTAGTTCATTTGTGCCCTGTACATTACCAGAAATCTGTGTGGCCGTCCATATATAAAGACCAAGCTGTTTAGCGCAATCTTTCAACGCAGTAATCATGGAAAGCAGTATTTGATCTGTTCTCAGGTTCGCGACCTTTGTTTTTCGCGTGCCTTCCGCCATAATTTTCATATTTTCTGAAAGATAATCGTAGAAAACGTATTGAACGCCATGAATTTGGTAATACTTTTTTATGGTGCTAATTAGATCTTCTGTATCATAGTTAGTAATAGCGACCATAAAAAGTTCTGCTTTTTTCAGCAGTTCGCCAGCTTTCAACACCCGTTCTTTTTCATCGCCAAAAAATCGACCATCTAAAATATGAGTTTCTGGGACGCCCGAGACATAAGCGAGAGCCATGGTCTGTACTTCTCTTAACTCAAGCTCGGTTTCAATAATTAATACTTTTTCTTTAAGGTTGGTTGAAACCCATTTCTTTTTTACCGTATCGTAATATTCGGGCACACTTAAATGACACGCTTCGCCTACCGCAACACGTGTTTTACCCGTAGAAGTGGGGGCCGACATCATATACACGCACCCTTTGCGCTGTCCGCGAAAAAGAGTGGTCAGTTTTGGGGTACATAGCGGTAGGCCCATCTCCGGGGTTTCCTGAAGCTCTTCTACGAGCTCCAAAATATCATCGCCCATGCGGTTTTCTACCCGGTCACTGCTATTGCCGTAAGTTTCTTTTGCGAGAATGATCTTGACTTCCTCGGCCGCGAGAATGTCATTAACGGTTAAGCTATCAAAGCGCTCATACATCTTTGCGCTCGCAACGGGATCCACAATATTAGGATCATAAATATCCCTTGTGTCAATACCATTGGCGGACAGGCTGTTGATTAAACTATACTTCTTCAATGTTTGATAATAATAATCAAACTTTTTCGGGTCATATAGTGTGAGAGCGTTTTGAATATATTCAATACCACGATTGGTTGAAAAAACCTTATATTGAATTGGATACTGCTTTAAAAATTGATCTATATCCAGATATCCAATTTTTTCCATTCCATTTTTTGCTAGATGCTCGATAGCCCCGAACAATATTTTGTGAAACTGCTCGGGGAAATCATTTATAGAAAAGGAATAATTGTTGTCTGAAAATAAAAGGGGGTCTTGAATAAGCGCGGCCAAAACATGAATAACAGCTAATTTATTTGATGCGCTGTGAACTTCGGCTTCTGCCATTCAATTACCCCCTTTCTGCATTTAAAGGTCTTCAATATTATAATCCATTTTGGGTTTCTTGGGATTTAATTTATTGGGGTCTAGCGTTATAGTAACACTAGGAACATCTATATCGATTTCTGCGTTTTTCTTTTTAAGTTGTTGCGTTTTTCGCACATACTCACGAGCGACTTCGTAATAATCCCGAATAATATAAGGAACAGAATTAATGTTCGTGGGCAAATTACCCTCCACGGCATAATAATACCGTAAAGTAGCACAGGCTCCCCGAGGGGTTTTCCCGGAATTTAACTCTCGGGAAACACCTGCAAGAACATCTGCGGGCAATTCCGCAACACCAAAAAGCTCAGAAATATAGCGGTACACTCCCTGCTTTTCCTGCTCGAGTTGCTCCATGTTTGCAACAATTTTCTCGTGACACGAATAACATATCTTTTTTCCCTCGTGCGAATATACGAGCCCCACGATGCGGGACCCGCATTTCGTACAAACGGGAGCTGCTGAATTAGCCATTCTTTTCTAAAGCCATTAACCGACGGTAAATTTCATTTACTACGTCGTAATCTGCCTCGGTAGCGGCATTACATTTAAACGTATCACTGCCGCTAACTTCTTTTACAATATTGTTATACACAGTAGCGTTACCGTTCTTCGTATAGAGCGATTTTACAATGCTCCCTATAGATGATATAAGCTGTTTTAACGGAAGTTTTTCCGCCTCGGTACTTGAACCCGCCCCTTCAGATTTGGCAGTCTTTTTGGGTGTTTCCGGCGACGTGGAGGCGGCCGGAGTCGAATCTTCCCAAGGGGGAGTGTCGTCGGTATCAGTGGTGGAAACGGGTGCCATAGTACGGGTCATTTTCTTAGCAATCGCCCCTTTACTCGGCAAACGCCAATTAAAAACGACCACACTAGTCTTTGCATTACAAATTTCCAGCTCGGTTATTACACGCGTTTCCTCGTTATAAGCAACGTGCGTAACTACATATTTAGCGAGGGGGTCTTTCAAAAACCACTTATCCCCGCGCTGCACGGTCTCCACGTCCAGCCAAATAAGCGGAGAAGAATACAGTTCTTCGCCTATACCGACCTGAAAGCCTGCACGTTTAAAAGCATCACTCGCCTCGCCCTTTTTTTCATTACCATCATCGTCACTACGACTTTCGGTACCACAGTCCCACTTCCAGACAAAGTCTTGGTCGGCGGACTCACGTATGCCAATACCGCAATACAGGTTATCTTTAACCATTTTATAATCCGACGTCCAGTTTAAAGGACCAAACACCTGGTTTAAAATTCGACGATCAGTGCGAGCAGTCTTAAAAATTAATGCCAACGCACCATTTTTTGTAATTTGTTTTACTTTTACCTCGATGTCTTCAGGGGTAAGCAAAGGAATGTTTATCATAAATTCAAACCGCCTTTCGTATATTCAATAATATATATAAAGGGTTTTTAAAATCTGTCAATTGTAAAAATTCAACAAAAAGCTGTCCCGTAGTTTCACAATAGGAACATAGCGGCACTTTTCGCCGCTTAAGTGGATCACTCCGAGATCCGCCCCCTCGGAGGAAAGATATCCCGACTGTATAGCGGCGCGCAGATATAAATTTAATTGGGCTGTTACAAGTTCTCGGTGTATTACTGAGGTTGTTTTAAAATCTGCGAGGGTTAATTTCCCGTCTACTTCACACAAAAGATCAAAGCGCCCGGCGGCTATTATCTCTCCATCTGGATTTTGTAAAACGACGACTTTCTCGGTCATAATGGGAGTAATTTTGTAGATCGGTTCTATCATTTCAAAGAAATTTCGAACCTCGGGATAAGGAGATATTATCTCGGCATCCGGGGCCGCTTTACGCACGTTGATCCACTACTCTATATCTTCGTGCACGGCTGTACCGTATTCTGCGGCTCGACGTAACAGCTCCTAGTTAACAGCAGAATAAGCATCTCCATAAACCTTTGTGAGAAGCGTTGTGACACTGGGGACCTCTTTCCCGTTTACAATATATGTGTGGGTTTCTGGCAGAAATTCCACGACCATCCCGTTGGGGAGGTCGTGGATTTCTTTCTCATTCTACTTCAATAACATCGCTTTCCACGACCTCCTCGTCTTTTATGAGGCGTGTCGTACGCACGGAATCGCTTGTGGGTGTTATTCGTAAACAGTTTTTATAAACTTCTGGATATTCAGCCTTGATTTTTTTGGTGTCTAACGTTTCACGAGTCGATCCCTGTACATAGGTGTATCTATACCCCTCGGAAGACAAAGAACTTTTCCCGGTCGACAGATAATTGTCTTTAACAATTTCTTTTATGGTGCTGTCTACGTTTTTCTTAACCTCGTTAAGTTTCTGTATCAAAAGATTTAAATACTCATATTTTTGAGCAAAATCAAGAGACTGTATAGTCGAGGCTGTAATGGGAAGTTCGTCAAGATGGGTTACTGCAACAATTTCTCGCTCTTCTCTCTTATCTTCCATGAGTTACCGCTCCTTTGATTAAAAATCCATTATGTCTTCGGAGCCGACAGAA